GAATTGGCAGGCGTTGATTCTGAGAATGCATGGTTTTCTTTTGTGAAACGAAACTACAGGCATCTTTTTCCGCAGCTCTATCAGAGAAATCTCCAATAGTCTCTGTTAGGTTTCTATACCATGTTCCATCCCATTGATACTTGTTTGCTTTTACCAGATCAATAAAATCACTATTTTTTTCATATTGTAATACAATTCTATTATTATTTTTTACAATTTCTACAATTCCGTTATGTTTTATTTCGTCAGGCTTTATACTATCTAAACTTACTAAAAGCTCATTCACTCTTTTCTTTTCATATTGACTATGATATTCTTTAATAAACTTACCATTTAAACAATTTCTATTATCAATCCAAAATTTCGATTCTGCTTCATTATTTATTATATCATTAATATCAATATTTCTTTTTTCGCATTCTTCATAAAAATTAAGTCTAATGGTGTTAGCCCATGCTATCTGCTTTTCTGTGCCTTTCAAATCTGGAAACTCGTATTCTTTGGAAGTTTCCATTGATTTTTTATTCGATTCTTCTATTTGTTTAGCTTTGCAATTTTCACAAATTCCTTCAAAATGTCTATCTATCTTCCATTGTCTTTCAGACATCTTTCCAACTACATTCACTCTGCCCTCATGTCCACACGAATATGTTCCATAATACCATGCCATAATATTTCTCCTTCCGTAATTTACTTTTCTCCGAAAATCTCCATAAATTTATTATACTTAATAATCTTCGGAATATTTCCTTCTCTTTGCATTACAAATATATATTCTTTATCAATCATTCCAAGTGGCATGATAAATAATTTTGATCCTTTATATTCATTTCCACAATCATCCATGTAAAATGTATTTGCGTATACTCCTTCAGGAAAGAATTTAACATCATAAAATTCATATCTTTCACCATTGTAATTTACATATTTTCCAACGAGATTCCGCAGTAATGGAAATGATCCTTTCCCGAAACCTTTAAATGGTTTATATTCTGGAATATATTCTATGTATTCAAGATCATTTAATGTGTTATCAAGTTTATATATGTCATTATCAGAGAATTTATGCTCAGACACAAATGTTTTACTATAAAAACCATCAACTTCTGAATGACAACATTCATAAGCATATAATGTTTTCCCAGTTTTATGATTAACATATTCTATTTCTGTCCAAGATACAAATGACTTGTTAATATTAATATCTCTTTCTTTATATTGTATATTATTTTTATTTAATGCATCAATATAATACTCATCCACTTTGTCAATTACTACAAATTCTACCCCTTCAAAATATGTTTTCTGCATATTATCCTCCAAATTATACTAAAACCATCTTATTATTTTACCACATTATATACAAATTGTCCATGAGATAAGAATACTTTCATATATTAACTACGTTTCCGTTAAAGTTTTTCAAACGATTAAATTCGCTCGTAGCTCTCAATAATTCGCCAGTTTCCAGAAAGAAGAATATAGTTCTTTTCGAATCCTTATGGCTCTTCTGATATTCTTCTGGTATAAATCCTTTCAGCAAATATCCTGCCATTTTCATAGAATAAATATTTATATATCTGTTATTATTAACCCCCATTATATTTACCTCCATACATATGTAATATTCGTGTTGTTTGTAAGATTCTTATATCTAATTTTTAAATTTAATATTTCTTTCCTCTAAATAATCAATTAATGGTCTAAAATAAACATCTGGTTCTTTGATGCTAGAAATGTTATTTTTCGCCCATTGAAGTAATTTTTCTGATAATTCTCCACCATTCACTAAATAATTCAATTCAAGAAGATGTAATTTATCTGCTACATCTAGTGGATATTTTTCATATAAGTATTTAGATGGAAGCATACATATCCATTCTTTTGCCAAATAAGTTTTCATCTTTAATTTAGTAATTTTCGATTTTGTCAATTCGCTTATCAAATCAATTCCATCTTCTTCCATATCATTTAATCGAAAGAAATTCTGTATAACTTCTATATCAGTTCTGCCAGAAATCTGTTGTTCCGTTACTAAATCTTTTAATGTAATCATTATCTCACTCCCTTTGAAAACTGGTTTTCATCTACTCTTTTCAATCATATCAAAAATTTCATCCCAATCAGAATAATTCTGTAATTTTTCTTGCGGAACTAATAATTCATATTCTTCTTCAATTTCTTCTCGTGATCCATATCCATTAAAACTAGGAAGACTACCAAATAATTCATTATGTTTTTCCATTTGTCTAAAAACAACAATGCTTTTCTCTGGGAAATTTCCCATATGTGTAGCGTAACTATCAATCTGAATAATTGACTTATCTTTTTTGTTTACATAAATATCTCCAAGTTTCATTTTATTTTCCTCCATGAAATTCTCGTTTCAGACATTCTCGTGCAAATATATCCTCATAAATTCTTTATAACATTCATCGCACAAATGAATGGCTGTTGTATTTGTAAAATATTTATCATCCCGTTTGATTGTAATATCATTACTTTCAGTATACGGATTCATTTCTTTTCCGCATTTATCACATATTGCTATTTCTTTTATCATGCTTATTTCCTTTCCACTTTTCCAACTACATTTACATAGCATTCATGAAATATCGTTACCTTTGCATTCTTCTTGTCAAACACATCAACCCACGCAGATAATACTCTATAATTATTTCTTCCTCTTTCAATAATTTCCATTGCATCTTTTAAATGTGGTGCGCTATCTGTCATTGAAATAAGATATGGTTTACTCTCTTCATCGTCCTGAATTAATAATGATACCCAATAATTATTGTAGTGTAAATCTCGTTTTAACTTATGTACATAGCTTTGAAGTTTGGTCAATCCTTGTAACATAGATTTATTATTATTTTTTAATGCTTTAATGGAATTTTTCAGTCTAAAATTTTCTTCTTCCAATTGCGATACATATAATTGAAGTTCTTTTAATTCGTCCATAATAAATTTTTCCTATAAATCCAGTAACGCAGCTATAATCACCCCTACAAATCCAAAACAAGCAATACATCCTAATGTATACATTATCTCCTCTCCTTTCCACTTGCTACACATAAGCAAGTACACATCATTCCTGTAACTCCACCAATAATTAATCCAATTACAATTCCTGTTATCATTTATTTTTCCTCTTTCTCAGCAAAATACTGTCTTTGTTATATGTTTCGTAGCTTCATAAGTTCTATGTATTTCTTTTGCAATCTCCTTATTGCTCATGCCTTTTCTCAACATATTTTTAATTGATAGTTTCTCAAAGTCTGTTATTTTATTTCCATGTCGCTCTGGTTTACCGTTATCTTTCTTCCATTCATAGCAAATCCAGGACGGCTCTGGAAATAATGTTTCCCTTTCGTATTTCTTCCAGTTAATTATCTCTTTATGATTTTCAGCCCATTTCCAAAACTCTACCGAATCAATTAAATATCGTGTCTGATTTTTTAATTTGACCTTTTTACAAGGAAGATCATATTTGTCAATCCATCTCACTACTACGCTTATATCTGAATGAAAGCATTTTGCAAGTGTTTTTGCACTAATTCTTTCCCCATAATAATGATTTAGTCCCATTTTGCTTGCTTTATGCTTCACAGAAGATACACTTCTATCCAAAAATTTTGCCGTAGTTTCAACTGATTGATTCAAATACCTTCTATACATATAAGTTTCTTCATCTTTTGTCCATTCTCTTCTTCCCATACAATACCTCTTAAAGCCTAATATAATTCACCTATGTAACATTTCCCTCAACCATACGTTAAAATTGAAGTTCTCCATATTTTCTTCTCTTTCTGTATAGTTTCCATTATAATTACGGAAACAGTTTCCAGAATCACGTTTGTCTTTATCCCAATATTCTACATATTTATTTGTCCCTTTCATTCTTTCTTCACCTCTTCTATTAGATATGCCAAACCTTCACTATGATGGCGGTTAAACCAATCATACACATCATTTTTGTTAGTTCCTTTTGGAAATGCATACCATGCAGTTTTAAGATTTCCGTTACGATCAACAGGAACGTTCTGAAATTCTTTCCATAATGCTTCTACATTCTTATCAATTATATTCTGTAGCGTTAATTCTTTTCCTTCCATATAGTTCTCCCATCATTTATGAATTTGTTGTATGATTTGCAAAAAGGATTAAAACATCTATCCACTAACACAAATTTCCCATTAACAAAATCAAAATACTGTTTTCTGCTTTTCTGTCCGCATACATAACAATCAATCATATTATCACTCCATTTCTGATACTGAATTACAAATTTTCTGATTAAGTCTCTGATATATTTCCGCTGATTCATCTAATGCTTTAATTACAGATGTTTCATATGTTAATTTTTCCGCTCTATAAACATTGTCAATTAAACAAATCAAACCATTTGATAAAATACTTATTTCCTTTGGTGTAAGTTCCAATTTGATTTTCCCGTTATTGTTCATAATATTTTCCTCCTGATCCTCATATTAAGTGAATTGCATTCTAATTTTCCTTAAATCATCAACCGCATAATCACATATTGTTTGTGAACTTACGCTATCACAATCATCGTTTACCACTTTTGTTAAATCTTCGATAATTCTATCAAGATCATTTCTTAACTTTTCTGTTTCGTTGAATGTAAGAATCGTGCATTCTTTCAACATAAATATTTCCTCCTACAAATTAGTTGCGTTTCCATCTGCATCGTATTTAATTGGCTCAAAATGTCCTACATACCCAATATCTGTTTCCTTATCATAAATTCTTATTGAATGACCTGTACCACCTTCAAATGAATAACGTTTATCATCAGATTCTAATAAATTAATTATATGTTCAACAATATTACATAACTGTATGGCTTCTTCTTTCTGTTTTTCGACTTTTGTTATTTTTATATAAAACTTATGATTAAAACACCATTTAAGTGAATGTAATACATTTAATGTTTTATCGTACGTTCCACCAATAACACATCCATCTTCATAACAAAATCCTTTACTATCATCAAAATAAATATATTCATCTTCTTCTAATCCATCAGAAAATAATTTATCTGTATTTCCTAATTGGACAGAATTAAGACCGGCTTGTAAAGTAACTTCTCTATATTCATTTGTTGGATAAAATTGCATATGTATTCCCTGTTCCTTTCTGCAAATTAATTAGTTTTATAAATATTACTTTATGATTCGTAATTTCCTTTTTGAACTTCATTTTTAATGTAAAGTGGAATAATCCCAAATAACCAAAATGAAGTTTGCTTTATATATTGTTCACCAACTTTTGTATAATAACCAGATTGCTTAACTTTTTTAATGTAAAATCTTTCTCTTTTAACTAACATATAACAATCTCCTTTCGATCAAAAATCTATTCTAATTCTTCTATTGAAAATCCATATTTTTCTTCGAATTCATTTTCCCCGTAAGTCTCTAACATATCCATAATATTAGGATGTTGCCAATCAACAAATTCAAATAATTCTTCTGCTACATCTTTGTGTCCATTACATTCTTCTACAAAATCATTTCCCGTATAACAACTATGAAGAACATTTTTAATTTCTTCCTTATTTAATTTTGTATCTATATTAATTTCATTCAAATCAATATCTGGAATATAAATAATATCATCAGTTATTTCAAAATCACTTTTATATATAATACAGTCCTGTCCATCCGAAAAATGAAATAAATCTTTAAGTCTATATCCTTCGATTAATTTTTTCTTTAATTCTTTTGCTGTCATATTTATTATTCCTTTCTTAAAATCATCATTTCATTAAAATCCTAAAATCATCAATATAATTGCTACTACTAACATTACAAATGACATCAAAGCTAAAAATACTCTCTCACCATCTCTTTCGTCATTATAATTTGTAAGTATATACCAACAAGCCAAACTGATTATCGCACTCGAAATACTTCTCATAATTTCCTCCAATTCTTCTTTTATATTATAATTTGTTAATTTCTTCTGCAATTTTCTTCAATACATTACCGCCTTCTATTTTCTCAATGCTATCTCCATTTTCCCATATTGTTAAAATTGGGTAATCATTATATTGTGGATCAAAATAAGTTTTGTCACACATTTTCTTTCTTATCATGTTAATATCTTCTGATATACAAGCAGTGCGCCCTGTGTTGTATTCTTCTAATATATATATTTTCATTTAATTTTCCTCCTGAAACTCTTGTTTCATTACTGCTCACATTCTGTTCTAATTCTTGAACCAACAAAAAACCAATTCTTAGGCTGACTTCTCCATGAATTAGGATCAGCTTCTTTATGTTTATTGTCATATCCGATCAATAAATTATTTCTATCCAATGAATTAATAACTCTTCCATTAATCTTATAATCATAAATGGGTAAACATTCTTTTTCACCTGTTTTATGAATAATAAATCGCACTCTCCAAAAATCATTAATATATCTCAAAAATACATTTCCCTTACCATATTTTGATTCTAAATATTTATATTGTTCTATTACTTCATTCTGTTTTGGTGTAAGTTTCATATTTTCTTCCTCCAATTCTCAATTTGAAATATCTCTTTCATCTGTTAGTCTTCATCTGGTTCATCCCATCCGTATGTATCTCTAACTTGTTCTAAAATATCATCACTGGAAATCATAGCACTACAACAAAGACATATAGGGATGGTTTTCTGTACACGTTTTCCATTTTTCTTTCCATGATATGTATATTTCCCAATAGGCACTCTATTATTAGTTGTATTACAATACCAACAATTTGACATAACTATTTCCTCCATAACGTTCTTTATATATTATTTCCTATCATTCCTTATATAAAGGATTTACACCAGCAGATTTTTCAATAGTCTTTCTTGCATTCTCAATCATCTGTTCTGCATTTCCCATATTGTCAATGTTTACTTTTAAATTTTCCATAGCTTCTGAACGTGTTTTCCCTTTTGCTATCAGCAAACCAACTCTTTTAACAGATATTTTCCATTCGTCATTATCACGTAATATAAAGAAATCTATTCCATATTTAGTAAAACATTCTGCAATAACTTTTCTCCATGCAGAATGATCTTTATTATGAAATACAATGTAAACTTCCTGGATGTCTTTTTCTTTGTGTTCTGCTTTCTTACGTGGATTATACTCAACAGGTTCTTTAAAATCTGAACTCGTAATATTTTCCAGATATGCCATTCTTTCCTTATAACCTTTAGGAAGTTTCAAGCCTGTTACACACTCAAAGATTTTAATGCTTGCTTTATTTCCATTATGTAAACGTTCTTTAATCTGGTTCTTACAATATGGAATATCATAATAATGGATTAATGGCAATAAATTATAATTCCATTTCTTTTCCATGCCATATACATCAAGAAAAATATCATCAATAATTTTAGTTTCCATTTCTGGTAAACGTTCCATATCTTCTGCAAGTAAAGTCTTAACACGTTCTATTTCTTTCCGTTCCTGTTCTACTTTCCCAACGCAGCACGTTCATTTTCTTCCTGTAAACGTTTCTGTTCTTCCATATATACTTTATGGTCTGCAATAGCTTTTTTCATAGCTTGTTCTGTATCAAGTCCGTTATTGATAAGGTATTCAACAAAACCATATTCTGTCTTTTTCAATTCTATATAAGTCTTTTCATTCTTGTTGACAAACTTATATAATGTTTTCGGTTTGGTCAATTCGCCATTACGCTTATAGTATGTATAGTTCTCTACTTTTTCCAGATAGTAACCTTCTAAAAGCTTTAAGCAAAGATAATCTACCATATTATATATTTTTCCATCATATCTAATTAATTTGTCAAATAAGTTTTCCACTTTTGTTTTACGTGGTTCTTTGATATTGTCTGTAAATCCGAAATAAAAGCTATCTGTTTCAATCATATTCTTATCCTCCATCACTCACATTTAAAACTGTCTAATACGTTCTTTAAATTTTCCAACTGATTCTCTGCTTCTGTTCTTGCGTATTCGTCAACAAGAAATTGTTTTCTTTCCTGTCTACATTACATTCTTCAAGAACATTCTGTAGTTTTGTATCTATACTATTAATGATAACAGTTTCCGCTGTTTCCCAGTCCTCTACTTCTTGCGATTCTCTTTCTTTAAGGTAACGATTGTATAAATCACGTTCCTGTAATTTCTGTTCTATGTCATCATCTGGAATAGGATCGTCAATCCAATTCTGCATACAGAAATGTAACAATTCTATTGATTTTCCATTGTATGTAGACATATGGAAACTATTTCCACCAGCTACGTCATACCACATTGTTATAATTCCATCTTCTGAAATTTCTACAATGTAGCGTAAATTTTTATTCTCTAAAGCTGATTTATACGCTTCAATTCCTTTATGGATGATTCTTTCTTTATTCTGTTCAATCAGTTCTAGCCATTCTCTGTTAGTCATTCTTATACCTCCAAAATTTTCCACTAAAAAAGGAAACTAATTCAATTTAGTCTCCTTTTTAGTATTCTCTATTATTCTATTCTTCATCATATCTTTCATTAATGACATCTATAATATCATCCAGATACATTTCTTCATTGTATGTTGATTGATTAGAAATTTCTAATATTTTATTATCTATATCAAAATTAAAATAAATACCGTAATCAATTCCTCCTGTATTAATTGTCACTGTCCATTCATCAATGTTATTTACTCCGTTATTTACTTTATTCAAACAATACGCAAGTGAGTTTACACTCCTTTCAATGTCCACTGAATATCTCATTCTTATTTCCTCCTATTCTCACATTCCATAGAAAACACTTTCTTTTCTATTTTTAATCATTCTAGCATGCTGATTTTACAATTCTATAATCCTGTTCTTCCCATCCATCTGCAATAAGATCGTCATACAATTTATTAAATTCTTCTGCATTGTAAATAGTTCCTAAACCCTCTGTAATATCTCGATACTCACCATCTCCAAAATCCCAAAAGACTTTCTCTTCCGTTCCTTTTTTTATTACTATATCCATGTGCTATCCCCCTTTACAATATCTCAACTTCTTTCACATTCCATGTGATTTTTGTTAAATCATCAGAAATTTTCCCATCATAACTCTGATGTGTAGAATCCCATATGAGTTCTACTGTATCATCTGGACGTACACAAGCCCATAAATGATCATGATTTACTTTTGTGATACAGATAATTCCTGTATCGTCAAATGTTCTATGCTTTTCTGCTCTTTCCTGTTTTAATAATTCCATTGCTTTTTCATAATTTGTCATAGTATCAACCCTCCATCACGTTTTGACCTGTTTATATTATTGATTATATTACAATGCTTTTAATTTCACAACACCATTATATATAGTAAATTTTCCATATACATAATTGTCTTGTGTAAAATCATAATCGTAAACGTGCCATAATTCCAATTCAGTGTTACATTTCCATCTGTTCTTATTTAAGATGTCGCAAATTTTCTTTGCGCTTCTATCCGAAGCAAAGAAAGCATATGTTTTTGAATGTAGATACTCCGTTCCCTTATTTGTCATTGCAATTAATTTCATGTTATCAATTCCTTCCTTATTATATAGTGTTCTGTTTGACCGTTCAATCGGCATACAGAACTATTTTCCGTATGCCTATCAACGGTCAAACATTGTTGTATAAGCGGTCAATTGTTCTCATGATCTTCATCATCAAACCATATTCTGTTAAACCTTCCCACATAACAATAGAAGTCTTTCCGTTTACGGTAACAAACACGCTTTCCGATTCTTCTGAATATGTCACTGTTACTCTGTTTCCGTTTGTATACGGATTTTCTTCTAACATTTCATTAAATTTGTTGATCCATTCCATTTTTCTTTTCTCCTGTTCATTCTATTAATTCTTCTATTGTTTCGCACAATCTTAAAAGAGCAGCTTTCACCACACTATTTCCGTTAAGTTGTGATAACTCATTGTATAGTTCTGTTTCCGCTTCTTCTCTGTTTTCTTCATCGTCATAGCCATCGGAAAGACAGTCGATAATCTTTCTTGCTAATTCTGAACTATTCATGTTTATTTCCTCCCTTGTGGTTTAATGAACTTTCCAACATTGCCAATAATAATCTTCTTTTGTTGCTATTTCTTCTGGAGTCATATCAGGATTAAACATTTGTGTTCTTCTAATAAAATCTTTGTACTGTTCATTAAAATCATCACAATATGTAATTTCTTCTGATAAAATTCTCCCATCATCACTCGCATATTCATAAATAATACTTGATTCATCACTATTGTATGTTTCCAAAAATTTATTAATTGTTCTGCCGTCTTCTGTTTCTATTAAATAATCTTGTAAACATTCTTTTGTAATTTTAAATCTTACTTCTCTTTCTACATCCAAAGTATCATCAATATAGTTACAAATTTTTAATTCTACAAACTTATCCATACCAGTTTACCTCCTGTCTGAAATGTGAATTTCATTTACATACATTGTAAAGCTATTTCATAAGATAAATGCGTTCCTGTAATGTGTTTATAATCTTTATTATTTCCATTTCCTGTTACTACTGTAAAACCTGGACTCATAAAAGGATGTAAATAACAAGTGTATTCTTTCCCTTTATGAATTACATTAAACTTTCTTTTTCCCGTAACAGGATAGTCAACTTCTTTGATTTTCATAGTTCTTATACCTCCCATTTAACTCCATAAAGTTCCAGCAACTCACGTTCTATAAAATCTGTAACATTTTCCGTCCATCCGTATTCTTTTATAGAATCAATGCATTTTATTGCTATCTTTGATATATCTTCACATAGCAGTTCCACATCTATTTCATATAAAGAACCCACTTTACTTTCTTCCACAAGCTTTATATAGACTTCCATCCCTATAGCAGCGTTGATACCTATTGCAATTTCTCTTTCTTTCATGGTTTCTTCACCTCCTAAAATTCCGCTTCCAGCTTTCCATTGTACTTTTCTATATATTCAAATTCTGGTGTACCGTAATAAAATCCTGTTACTTCTGTACTAATGCAACGATTTGTTTTCTTTTCGATTATATCCGACATAATAAAGGTTGCATCTGCTTCTGATGAATAACATCCATACACAACTTTTTTATATGCATCTGCTTCGCCTCCATCGTATGTAATAGTTTTCTTCTTCTTATCTTTAATTATAAACATATTGTTTTCCTCCCGTTGAAATTGTACTTTTATCTTGAAATTTTATCCGCATATTCCATCATAAATTGAGCTGTTTTCTTAATTGTTTTTGATTTGTCGACTACTTCATCATTAAAACAAATTGTAAATACATCGCCAACATTGTCATCAACAATCCAGTACGGTATATTCTTACGGGGTTTCCAATATGTTGTCCAATAATTATAGTTGTAATTGTCACCAATTATATTTTTTCTATAAAAGTTAGCATCTTCGATTCTTACTGGATGACAAATACCATAACCATCAAAAAGTTCTTTTGTAATTATTCTACTATTTTGATATTTTTTAATTGCTTTTTCTTTACCAAAACAAGCAATCCAATTGTATGTTAAATCTTTTTCCGTATCATTAAAATATTTATAATTCATCATCTCTTTTTCGTTCCGTGGTGTACTATATGACATTTCCCAATTAAAAGGATTGTCTAACGCCGGATTTTTCATTCTAATAGGATATGCTTGATCTCCATTTTTTCTAAGTTCAATCCATGCATTTTTTCCACTATCAAGACATGATAATAACATTATCATAGCCTTATTTACGTTTGTTGTTGCTTCTGTCCATGTTGTATGTACTTTGCTCATATGTTTAAATTCCTTTCTTTATCTATTCTTTAATGCCTCTATAACGCTGTTAAACTCACTTCTTTCCGTCTTAACAGAAACAAGATCATTCATATTAACAGTGGTCAAATTGTAACTATTTCCGATATTCTCTACATTGATAACTTTTTCACCTGTATAGATATTAATTTCCATTAACGTTCCACCACCTCTCTAATGTAGTAATCTTTGAGATAAAACCTATTTGAGCGTGGATTATTACGCTTTATAACATAACCTCTTCCGTATCTTCCCTTATAAGGTTCTTTAATTTCTTTCCCAACAGGGATATACCCTCTATCACTTGCCGTATGATGATAGTTGTATTTTACTTCTTTCATGCTTTCCACCTCTATTCTATAAAGTCCCAACGTTCTATAACGTCATCATCATAATTGCTATATGGGTTATATACGCAATAGGTAACAATCGTATCTCCTTTTCTTGCCCCTTTTACACTTGCGTATGAGATGTAGTAACCGCCATCGACAGGCGGATTGAGTACAGTTCCATTCTTAGCATTATCAGTTACTTTTCCGATAATACGCTCAATATACATAATGTTATGATCTGCTCTTGTTGTAAGCATTTCCTCTGTTAAGTCATTACAATCAATGACTTTTGTGATAGGTGCAGCTTTTACCTCTTCCGTATATTCTGTAGCATTTACAGGTGCGCTTGTTGTGCTTCCGATAACTGTTAAGGTTGCAAGTGTAGCAAGTAATACCTTCTTAATTCTGTTCTTCATAATTGTTTCCACCTTTCTTATATATAATTAATATCCTTTTGCAATGTAGTCTAAAAACATCCAAACAGGCATTGTAAACAGGAAGAATGCGCAAATATATGTAAGTACTTTCTTGATTTTCTGTTTACGTTCCTGTTTAAATCTTGCCTTCCAATAACTTCTAGTTCCGTAAATCTTTTCCATAATAGTTTCCCTCTTTTCTTGTTGTGTTGTTATGTTATTTGCCATTATAAGCACTATAAAAGGCACGAATGATATAATTTCCATTCATGCCCTATTTAGTGATTATAAAGCTTTTGAGAATGATGTACTTGCATTACTACGAATAATGATAGACTCAATTCCATTGACAGTATGTTTATTATACTCTTCGCACATTTTCTTGAGTTCCTGTTCTTTTTCAATAATTTTTGCCTGTGCATTCCGAATATACTCAACTTCCGTATCAACATTATCAATATAGTTATTATTTCCGTTATACAGTTTTAAATCATCTTTGGTAAAATTCTGGATTTTATTATCAATCAATAATTTGTTATTATAGTCTTTCATGCCAATTTCCAGATCATATTCTCTGCCGACATAATCCAGTGTATACACATAAATAGTATTTCTACTAATATAAGCCCCACAATTAACCTTTTCTTTGACTTCATTTGATATTTTTTCTTTTGTCTTTTCGCCGTATGGCTTACCAGAAAACTTATTAAATGCACTTACTACAATGTCAAGAATATCATTCATTAATGCAAGTTTTGCATTGCTTTTCAGTAATGCAATTTTTACCTTGCAATCAATTTCTACATTTGCCCATTTTTCAACAGTCTTTAAATATGTATCTTGTTTCTCAATAACTTCTGATTCTTTCTTTTTATTAATGCGTTCTTTTATTGTTAATCCTTCAAAGATATTTGAATACGCCTTATCAGCACTTTCAATTTCTTGTTTAGCATGTTTCGTTTCCTCACGTGCCTTTTCAATCTGTGCAAGTACTTCTGTATATTTCTTCATAATTTCCACCTGTTTAACCTTTCTTATTTAATCTCTCTAATTTCTTTCTGTAAATTTTCCACTTCTTTATAAAGTGGTTCAAAAATTTCATAACCATATCCATACTGTTTCAGATACTTTTTAAGCTGTTCAGAAGTACATTTGTATGTATATCCTTCATTTTCCAGATAATCATTAGTCATATGAATAAATGCGTTCCAAATTAAAGTTGTTACTTTTCTAGTATTGACTATCTGTTTACGCAATTCTTTATCACTTCGGAAAGTAACGTCTATCTCTGTATAAATAGAATCTAAAAAGTAATTTTTATTTAATTGAAAATTTCCAGTATTGAGAAAATAGCTATCGAGTGTATCAAATGTAGCTTTAATGTTTGTCTTTGCCATTGTTTTATACCTCCTTAAATTCTTGTGAACATTTCAATAGGTGCTGTTATTGTTCCACCGTTACAAGTTGCGGAAATAATAATATTTCCGTCCTTTGTGATTCTGTATTCACCTGTATAAACGCATTCGATTGAATGTGCTTTGTCGTTGTTACCATAAATAAGTTTCTGTCCTTTTGTCATTCTGTTTACCTCCCCATCAAAGCGTTGATTGTCTCAACGTTCTTTAAAACCTGTTTACGTGTTTCTTCATAAGATTTTGACATTGCTTTAATTTCTGCAATGTCTTTCTTAATAGCTGTCGTGTATGGATTACGACGGAATAACTTTTTGAGCATTCTGTACACCTCCTCACATGCACCGACAAACCAAACCGCCTCTTGTGCGGTTACGTTTCAGAGTTGCTAACTCTCTTTCGAGAGTGTTTGATCTTTCGATCAGGTCAACGGGTACAGACTCCTGATTCCAGAAGTCATAGCAAGCGGAAATTTGACTTTCCACTTTTGAAAGCTCTTTTTCAAGAGCGTTGATTCTTGCATATGTGCCGTAAAATTTAATCATATTACATTCTCCTTTTCTTATTCTCTGTTTATAGGTACTAAAAAGCACACAAGTAAATAACGCTTGTGTGCTATGTTACTGCCTATAAATTACTAGATACCCAACGTTTTGCACTTGTAAGTGATTTACAATTCTTTAAAACTGTATCATTTGCAACTACGTCATAAGTGTTATTATATGTAAGTTCAATCCATACATACTGACCATATTTAGGATGGTCAATCTCTTTTGACCATTGTGTTGGTGTACCGTTCTCTGTGTCACATTCGTGAATAATATGCCATTCTTTCATTGTAAAACCTCCTTAAAACATGGATTTCATTTTGTGTAATATTTCTGTACGTTTATCGTGTCCTCTAAATCACACATTTTACATCCCTTGACGTTTTCAATCTGTTCTTGAATATCAACGGGAAATGCAAGGTTTTTAAATGTTTCTTTGCATTCCTGTAAAATCTGATTTTGAATTGTTTCGGGTAGCTCACATACATATGTATGAGCTGTTATCTTTGTTTTTGTCATTGTTCTACCTCCTGTTCATTGTTATTTGAAAATCTAAAGAAATCACTTTCATCAAAATGTAAATCATACTCCCATAATTTGTGTAACTTGCTTTCGTTTGGCTTACGATGAAAAACAAGTTCCCCATCATTATCATCTGCCCATACGCTAAAGGAGCAACGTGTACCCTGTAATGTAATGTACCAACCTTCTTTATAACAGGTTAATGTGCCTTGCTCTAATATCCATGAGGAAGTTAATTCAAAGTTACGCTCTAAAGCGTTAAGTAATACACGCTTTTTACTATGAGGCATTTCCTCTAATATCCATGTAACAATGTTTTTTAAATCTCTGTTAAATTTTGTTAAATCCTTAATCATTTTTAAATCCTCCTGTATATTATGTATTCTCTTTTTGTTTTCACCTTTGCGAAAAACTGGAATGTTAGAAACTGACCAGACAACTACTACTTGCTAATCAGATACAAGCCTTTCACGTTTGCCCGTTGTCTTTTTTGTCTGCTTTGCTCACTCTTTTATTTTTCGCAAAAATCAAAACAAAAATCTTTTATTGATATAAGATCAACTCTGGAATTTTTGTTATATCGCTTGAACACTTTTTATCCTAACCAATTAAGGCTAGCGGAAATTGTCATTTACAATCATGTATACCATCACTCCTTTTTATGGAATCAAGGTTTATAAGTAACAATTGCTTTTTCAAGATTTTAAAACCTTTTGAAATATCCGATTAAAAGCTAACCAGATGTCGTTAGACTTAAGGTATCTACTTTTTTCAAGTCGGCGTGCCATTTCTGGTTTGTCAAACGGCTGTATTGCTACAGATCTCACGACTATTTCGCTTTACCTCACAAGCGGTAACGACTCCGCTTGTCACGATATGAAGTTTTCAATACAACTTTTCTGTTGATAAGATTACTATACATGTCTGACAATTATATTTCAAGTACTTTTTTATACGTCATACCTATATTTTTATAGTCGTTTTGCACAACTCAAAAGTTATTTTATAGTGCATATTGTACAGTTTTTACAAAGCAGATGATTTACCTGTACAAAATTGCTAATTTAGGTATATACGTATGACGTATATTTATGTATTATCACAATAAAAATGGCATTGTGCAAACATAACAAAGTTTTTATATTAAATTATGCAAATTAAACAAATTGATGTTTTGTATTGTGCTATTTAGTGCATATATAATTAAAAATCACTTAAATTATTGTGCATAATTATTTTCATTAGCACTCCAGGATGCACTGTGCTAAAATAAAAATTTAATGTATTGTCATATTGTTTTAATTGTATATATGCTTTTGTGTTAAGTTATATCTTATATCTTATTATTTTCAGACAATACAATAATAATCAAATCATTATTTATACGTATGACGTATTTATTTTACAATTTAGCTTGAATTGTGTTAGATTAAGGCACAATTATACAATTTGCACAAATGAATCATGCGCTATTATACAAAATGATTGCATTGTTATAATAAGCATGGTAAAATTGCAATATATGACTAAAAAAGGAGTATGTATCATGGCTGTAAAATATAAAGATGCTCATAACAGAGCCACAAGAAAATATGATGAAGCACATTATAAAAGGATCAGTGCAAAGATACCTCTTGATATATATGAGAAGCTTATAGAATGTGATAGATATGACAATAATAACCAGATCATTAATTTGCTTATATTAGAAGAGATTGAAAAGGATATGAAATAATAAGCCTGTTGTCTGTTGTAACTGTCTGGACGTTGTGCGCAAGCTGTTGGGAAATAACAGACACGAAATAACCACATATAATAGGAAGTAACACAATCAACCTATTATGATCTGTATAACCTGTTATCATGCTCAAAATGTACAGATAGCCTTGTAACGTTGTATTTGACGTTTTAAGGCGTTTTAATGCTTATATGATAATTATATAAGGTTATGCGCTTAAAGTCGTTTATACGGCGTTTTACAAGGTTGTTTTTAAGATAGAATGTACAGAAAATGTTACGTCTGGATAATTTTAAAACGTGCAGCATGATGATATTTTTGTATCATTTTAATATATTTTTGAGTGTATTTTTAAGTCAAAATGTGCGCTATTTTATGCGAGAATATTGTGTATTTATACAGTTTGATTAATGTATTTTTATGCAAAAAATTGTATAGAATAGCGTTGTTTTTGTGGGTGGAAATGGGTAAAATATTGCGGTGAAGTGTGGGAAAGTGTGGGGAAATTTGTCTGATTTATGATTGAAATGTGATATATTTTTATCTGTTTTGAGTGTGGTTTTATCTGTTTTTATGTGGTTTTTATGTCCTGTTTTGAGATAATTTTATTGTGATCTGCTGTTATATTTTAATCCCTGGACGGTGCTAGAATGTAGTATCTATAGGCGTTTATGATGGTAGAATTGTGATGGAATTGTTATGCAGATATGATGTAATTGTACATGGTTTAGTGTGTTAATCTATGTGCATTTATATTGGATTATGTGAGTATTTGTGTAGTGTATTGCATGGTATATTATAGGCATTATAATGGTAATATTATGTAATAGGATGTAGGTGTGTAGTGTGATATAGATATATGTATATTGTGAGTTATATGTAATGTATTATGTGATATATAATGTATATTATGATGTATATTATTATGGGTTTATAGTGTGAATTAAGTGTGAGTATTTGATGGTTTGATATAGTATGTTAATATGATTTTGTAGTGTGTTTGGTGTGTGTAGTGGTGTCTGATAGGATGTGATCTTGTCTGCTGTTGTGCGCATCCTGTTTGGTTATGTCCAGATGGTTTTATTGTGTTATATCCATGTAGTTTTAAATACCATATATTATGAATAATCTATGAACAATATATGTATTATTTATGTACTATTTATGGATAGATTATGAATATATAACAGTGAATGAATTATGAATATTATGTATAGATTATGTATCAAATATGAACAAATTATGAACAAATCAAAATAGGAATGATTCCTATTATCCTATGCACGAACCCCGTGAACGGTCGTTTACTTACAATTGTATCAAATCCATAAACAATTTAAAAATCCTATCATATTTTACTATTTTTTCAAATTGTCTATACAATTCAAAATTTGCCATCTCCGGTCTATCTCCTGTTATCCCGTCCGTGATCTGCTGTCCAGATACCCGATAAAATTTTAGTTTCATCACAAAATTTTTTGTCTGGTATACCCGCCCCGTGTTTTTACCCCTGTCAAAAATGTCAAGAAATAACAAAACTTGACTTTTTTACACTTCCCACAAAAGTGCAAAAGTTAGTTTTATTCAACAATAGCAAGGCATTTCGGGGATTGCATAGTTTACTATTTTAATCCATTTTTGATTCTGTTTTAGAATGTATACTAGTATAACGGGGGATAGTTTACATTTATAATTTTAATATGATATTGTCATATTCACTGATGAGTTCAACTCACACTACTCGTCCAAAAATCAAAACTGGTAATCCATCATCCCACACTCGCCTCCAACAGAAAAAATTCTCACCCTCATACCACCTCATAAATTACACCAAATCTACACACAATTCACCAAAATAATCAAAATGAGTTCGAGACAGAGCTCGACCGCACCCTTACATATCAACGCAAAATAAATTTTCTGACAATTTAAAATCACCAATTTTTACCCAAATTACCTACTCCAAATCACAAATTCCCTTGCAAACTCTAACAATTTACGAAGTCCTCTCGAAGTGATACCTAATTATATATCTCAAGATCATAAACTTAATTTAATTTTATCATCCTGCAATATCCCAAATTTCCTTGCCACATCTACCTAAAACGCAACAATCACTTCCTATTAAAAGTACACATCACTCTCCCATCTCAATCAAAATCATCACCAAAAACACCTATCTCGAAGTCCGTAATTTCACATCACCAGAAAACACTCATCTAAATTGTGTCAAACTTTCGCACAATTTTAATCATTAAAAATTCACCAAAAATACATCACAAAAAATCTTGAAATGCCAAATTGACACCTCAAGATACAATCATCCGCAACTCTAAAATCAATTCTATGCTCACTATCTTAATGTACAACTTAAAATAGACATCACAATTACTCTAACCTGAACAACTTGACACTTACTCATTACAATTTTCAAATTACGTCTACATCATATGATCTACAACAAACATCTCAAAAAAAATATTTCAAACAGAGAATTATATATTACATATGAGGGGGGATACTTTTACATCCACAAAAAATCACTACTCTCATATCCTATCTATCTCAAAATTTTAATCCATTAAATAAAAGAATAAATCCATAAAAACATAGAAACATAAAATCTTCTCATAAATAAGAGAAATATAATATGTAACCAAAGTAACAAATTTATAAAATCAAAAGGAGATACCAAAATGGACATTACATTCACATCATCTGAAATCTACAAATTACTTCATCCAGTAAAGCAACATTCAATCCTCTTTTCGGCAACATTAAACAAAATCAAATCCATAACAAATAAATATCTTTCCGATAAGAGAATCTATATACCAGGAATAATACCACAATCATACTACTATCTCTCAAGAGGTTATGATAAATCAATTAGAGAGTTATGTTATTTCATAAAACTAATATTAGATTCAGAAAAGAGTCGATATCTATATAACCCATATTCATCAGAATACACAGTGCAAAATTATAAATCTGATATGGAGAATTTATATAAGAAGATAATATCTGAAAAGATATTTAACTCATATATAACACAAAATAATTCTACAAAACAGAGAAGTAATAACAAAGAAGAAATGAGCTGCTTAAAAATTATTGCCGATAAAAAACAATACAAATAAGAAATTTCATAAATAAAAGAGATCAACCATTATAGGAAACTTATATTAGCAGCAACCGAAAAATTTAACAACACATAAAAAGAAACTTGTAGTGTCAACAATTTTTGACACAAAATAATTATCCTTTGTGAGAATAAATAAAAAATACACCAAAAATCAATTTGAAGGGAGAAACACATAAATGTCCATTAAGACCATTACAATTGAAAATCGCAGTCCAAAATATAATAGATTACTGAAAAACTTAGCAAATCAATCAACTGATACTATCCTGGAATGGAAAACGTATTTCAAAAAATGTAAAGTAAATCCAAAATGTAACACTGACTATTTCATAATGGCTATTCAAGTGTGTGAAGATATTCTAAAAGAAAGAAGAGAGAAATAATACATATGACCGATTTAGAAAAGCAATTAAACAAGATTTACAATTACGCTGATTTAATTCATTCAGAGAATCTATTAATACTATCAATTATCGGCTCTCTGTTAAGAGAGTCTGATAAACCAGAGATTGAAAAATGTATTAAGACTTATATTCAGCAAAGAGAAAATATTCAAAAAGGAGTATACGAAGATGATGTTGAGATTACACAATAATACAAGCAAGATGTGGTTTTTTTAAAATATATTTTATTTATGAATGTAATGAATAAATAAAATATATTTGTCTGTCTTATTAAAAAGTAGTATATCTTCTTTCTGTTCAGTTTATGGGAACTGGGTATTGTCAGATGAACACTCATTTGAGGTTTTCATAGGACTCAGCGCACATAAACTGAACGCTCGTAAAATGAATATGGGGGTGAGAATCATTAATAAAAACACAAATAATTATAAAGTGTATATACATACTAACATATTAAATGATAAGAAATATATTGGTATAACAAAAACATCAGAAAGAGAAAGATGGAATAACGGAAATGGTTATCATAAAAATCAAAAATTCTATAAAGATATTCAAAAATATGGTTGGGATGATGGATTCACTCATGAGATCATACAAGACAATTTATCATATAGTGAAGCAAGGCGTTTGGAGAAGTATTATATATCAAAATATAATTCTGTTTCAAATGGATATAACAATGCAAATTTTAATTTAAGTGGATCTTTACAATTTGATTTTGATAATTTCATTCCAATAGATAATCCTGATGAAGAAATAAATAATAACAAGGAATATTTTACAAGAGTACCAAATGAATTTATACAAATTGACATTAGAAAGAAATATAATCTTCACAGAATATTTTATGTTGTATATATTCTTATTGATAAACATAGAAGTTACGAGGATAAATCATACATTGTAATTTCAGAAATATTTGATTTATGTGGTTATAAACTTGGTAAAAACAAACCAAAGGTATTTTATGAAATTATAAAATGTTTACTATTCTTAAATGAAAGTAACATGATTAGAATTACATCTAATTTTGATATTTACGCTGTTGGATATACTGATTGTATTCAAATGGATATTATATATTCTAATTTTGACGCAACAGATAAATTCTCAAAAATTACATCTTCGCAGCTTGACTTCATAATGATGAGTGAATCAAGTATTAATAAAGAGAATATATTAATGGTATTCCTTTATATCAATTCTTATATTTTCATTCGTCCAAAGAATAAAAATAATGAAGAAACAATAAGTGATCCGAAATCTAAACCAGAAGCATTTTTTCGCAGCATGGAAAGTATGGCAAAAGAATTGGCAATTTCAAAAGATACATTAAATCAATGTATTCAATGTTTAACTTCTTCTAGCGAAAACCAAAAACCTCTTTTGATAAAAAGAGAAGTAGGTAGTATACAACCAGATCCTAAAAAGCCACCACAAAATGTTCCAAATATCTATGTACTTAATAAAGAAGGATATGAACAAGAAATTGAATGGGCTATTTTAAAGATGCTAGAAGTATATAATGTAGATTCATTTGGAGAATTAACAGGTAAGGATGTGAAATAAATTTGACGGATAGAAAGGACGTTGATGATACACATGATTGAATAAATAAAAAAGAGAATATACATATATAACTATTAACCAGTATCACAAAAAGGAGTGATGCAATTATGAATTTTAAATCAAAGGAGAACATTAAATATGACAGAAACAGAAAACAGAAAAAACCATGAATACAGCTATAACAAAAGCTATAACAAATATTATACTATGCCAAGCAGAGAAGAATTACATAGAGGATATAGTGGTTGGTTAAACAATGCGGATTTCATTATGTCAAGAGGAAATAATCAAAAACAATCCAGAATTGCAGAAAAAATTGCATCCGATTGGCGATTCGATGAACAATGCCATAAAAATATTCTTAGTAAAGAAAGAGAGAAAAACAATGACTGAAAGAAATTTTGATAACAATAATGAAAATTGTATTGAGTTTTTATCTGGTGAACGATATGCCGTTGCAACTTTTACAAACAGGAAACATATCACTCGTTTGAAGAAAATTTATGCTGAAAGAAAAGATGAGATTAAATACTTTAGAGAAAATAAAGATGGTAGTATTTGTGTGAAATTTCCTCTTAAATGGGTAAAGATAAATCCTGGCTCTATACCTGATCCAAATAAACCCAAAAAAGTATTAACAGAAGAACAAAAGGAAAAATTGATACAGAATTTGCAAAAATATCGTGAGTCTAAAAAGAAATAGTATATACCACTACTCTCTTATGTTCAGTTTATCGTAAAATTATAAAGAAATGATAGTCAAATTTCAATTCTACGGTATCTATTGTTAAGTTGTTCCACCTACAACTTAAAATCGAAATTCACCCAAAATTTATCAATATATATTGAGAATAATTAAATAAGGAAAATATGATGAGAAAAATGGATTACAAATATTTCTCAAAAGCCAAGCAGATTGCACAGGTGTCTGATTTTTCAAAGGTACATATCGGATGTATCGCTGTTTATCAGAATCGCATTATCGGAATTGGTTGTAATACAAATAAAACTCACCCAACCCAGAAGTATTATAACCGATATAGAATAGATGACAACGATTTTGATAATTCTGAATCACTTCTACCAAAACTTCACGCAGAAATTAATTGCATAAATCAACTGAAACATTTGAATATTAATTTTTCAAAAGTGAAGTTATACATATACCGCACTAGAAAAGATATTGTGTGTGGAATGGCTAGACCTTGTGCAAGCTGTATGCAAGCGATAAAAGATCTTGGAATTAGAGAAATATATTATACAACAAATGATGGTTATTCATATGAAAAATTAGAGAAAGGATGTGTTGCTTAATGGTGTGCGCAGGTTGCCACATGAGTTATTGTCCATCAACGTGTCCTGATTATATTCCTGAGAATGCAACCCACTACTGCTCTATTTGCGGTAATGGAATTTACAATGGAGAAGAATTTATAAGGAATGATGGTGATTATGCTCATTGGGAATGTATTGACGGAAAGAATGACTTAGTTGAATGGATAGGTTGCGAAATTAAGGTTATGGAGGAATAAAATTATATGAATATGTATGTACCAGAGTTAATGTACGCATTAGATTCTTTAAGTGAACATGCTGATTGGAAGAATGTTTACAATGTAAGTGGTGATGACGTATGTTATTGTCCCATTTGTTTAGGGAAGGTTAAACTTTGGAATGGACAAGATCCAAATAAAATATATAAAAAGCAAAGATGTTTCCATCATATTGATGGTAGTTGCTCACAGGAAAGTCAGGTACATTTTGCTTATAAGAATTGGCTATTAGGAAAAAGCTCTAAATTTAAAGTAAATGATAAATTGTATGAAGTAGAAAGTGCAGTTGTAGAAAAAACAATACATACTTCATTTGGAGATTATAGACCTGATATTATGATACAAACTTCTTGTGGGAAAACTTTTCTTGTGGAAGTAGCTTATAGCAGCAAAAAGACTGATCAATATATTTATAAATGGGATGAAATTGGGAATGATGTATTAGAAATTGATGTAAATGAACAAATGTATACTGTAGCAACCAATGAGATACCATCGTTTAAATTGATTTATTCTTCTGAAACTGGTGAGTGTTATATAAAGAGATATACTACACAAGAATATGATGATTTGATTACCAGTAGAAAAATTTATTGGAAGCGTAAAGATATTTTAGAATACAAAATCAAATGGGAACGATTAGATTGGTTTTGGAGAGAACTTCAAAATTTTTATTCTAATGCTTCTACGATATATTCCGTTATAGAATCTTTTGTTAAAATGGATTCCAAAGATCAAAAATTTGTTTGTGAACATCTGAAAGGAAAACATTCAAATTTAAAACATGCGTTAGAAAAACATTATACAGATAAAGACGATTTAAAAGAAGCACATTTAAAACATATTAGTCATGTTGTTAAAAAATTAAATAAGGAATTTGGATATAGTACATTAGATGAGGTTTATCTATATAGAAAAGGTGAAAAAGTAATATTTAGAGATAATTTTCCTATTTACAATTGTTCCAATATGTATATTCATGAGGGAACCAATGAGAATGATGTTTATGACTATTTTTATCCAATAATGAAAAAGTACTATGAAGATGATATAGAACGCAGAAACCAGATAGAACAGAAACGCATAAAATTAGAAAATGATAAAAAGTATTTTAATGATTATATAGAACCAATATTAAAAAAATATAAGAGTAAGATAAATACATGTAAAAATAATATATGGACTATGAGGTTTCATTATAATGATAATGGCATGGAATTTTCTATTGATATAGCACTTGATAATTTCTGGTTGACAATTAAAGTTATTAAAGTTATTGAAGTTAATGAAATGGCTAATGTGGAAAATTATATTCAAAATATTATTTATGATATGATGTGCCAATTATTTAATAAAGGGTTAAAAGGTGATGGTGTTTGTAGAATTTTAGAAGTGGAGGAAAGATAAGTGATTGATTTAACAACAGGTGTATATATCCCAAGTGTGGACGCAAAAGATATTTATCTTTCCGCACATTATTATAACTACGAAAATCACGACTACGATTTAAAACTTAAAGATGGCAATTATAATTTAAGAAAATTTGTTAATACTCTTGATTACAGCTTGGACTTAATTGAGTTATTGGATATTTATTATAAAAAATATCGCAAGAATGATTTTCTGTTTACTGTAAAAAAGCATAAGTATACTACAAATGTTATTAATCTCACATTCAAATATTCTGTAAAAGAATGGAATCAGATGAACAAGAATACATTTGTAAAGTTTGGTTACAACTATAGAGATTTGATATTTGATGATTGCATTGCCAAAAATAATACAGGAGAAATTGTTGGTATTCAAATAAATTCAAAAGTAAAAAATAAATTAGAAATTCCATCTCCGTTTGTCGTGAAAAAAGTTGAAATCAAAGATAAGAAAGATAAATCTATTGTAAAAGAAGTTCAGTTACAATATCAGAAAAAAGGTGAGCCTAAGACTTTAAAAACAAATGCTCAGTTAAGAAATGAATTATATAAAAATGGTTTTACTTGTAATGGATCTAAATATTGCAGAATGAAACGGTCTACTGGATCAGCTAGAGTTGGAAAATGCCTTTTTATTAATGAATCATTATTTAAGCCATTACTAAATTTTAGTTCTGGTGCAATTCGTTTGAATCCTGGTGATGAAATAGATCTTGCTGCATATGAGGGATACATTGCTCTTCCATCAAGTAGCATTATTGATACTCTACCAATTAAACCAGAGAATATTTTATTAATTGATGATTATGATAGCGTATTCAATGAAGATGTAATTGAAACTCACGATGAAAACAACTGGTTAAAAACAACTGAAAAGAATTGTACTATTACAAATACGATATGGGATGGACAATCATTAATGGATATATCTTTGTTTGGAGATTATTCAGAATATGGAATGGTGCTTCTCAGAAACTTAATGTTTAAGTCATGTTGTTTTAATTGTAATATTCAACAATGGTTTAAGGATAATAATATTACAGATATTTCACAATTAAATGGGAAAACAAGAGCTACCAAAATTGAAGATGTGAAATTAATCACTACACCAAATAGTATTAAATATTTAAAATTTAGTACATGGGATGAATGGCTGGATAATTTATATCCTAATTTTGGAGTTGTAAAACATGACAAGAAGACGCACTTTTTTGAAGGTAGACTTGTTCAAACTCATTATCAGCTTTTGAATACATTACAAATGTCAAAAGATGAAGTTAATGAATTTTTATCAGAAGCTTTAGACTTTGCACAATTATTGCGCAACAATCCAGAGGTTGTACGATATTATATTAAATATCCTGATATTGATGAGTTAGATCCATTATCGCAACCTATGAACAGTAAAAACGATGTTGTATATAATTTGATGAGTATTAATGATAATTTCACAAAGACTAAATATTATAAAGATTTTTTAATTGATTTACTCAGGTCATATTATAAGAATCTAAAAAATGGACATGTTTATGTAAATGGAAATTATTCTACTTTGCTAGGAAATCCAATTGAAATGTTACAACAATCAATTGGTAAATTCGATGGTAAAAGTCAAATTGGAATTGGTAATATACATAGTATACGATTTGATTATAACAAAACATTATTGGCAAGTCGTAGCCCTCATGTAACGATTGGTAATATTTGGCTTCCATATAATACGGAGAATAAACTAATAGATTGTTATTTTAATCTTACACCTGAAATTATATGTCTTAATTCAATTGGAGAAAATGTTTTACAAAGATTATCAGGAGCAGATTTTGATAGCGATACCGTATTACTAACGGACAACGAAATATTAATTCGTGCAGCAAAAAGAAATTATCATTTGTTTAAGACTCCTACTTCATTTGTATCAGCTCGAAAAGTCAAAAGATATTATACTCCTGAACAACAAGCGGATCTTGATATCAAGACATCGGTAAATAAGATTGGAGAAATTATCAATCTTTCTCAGGAGTTAAACTCTTTATTATGGGATAGAATGTATCACGGAGAAACTTATGATGATATTAAAGAACTATATTATGATATTTGTCAATTGGATGTAATGTCTGGTATTGAAATTGATAAAGCAAAGAAAGAATTTGATGTTAATAATGTTAAAGAACTTGATAAGTTAAGACAAAAATATGCACCTATCCTTGAACACATTGAAAAAGATGAAGAAGGAAGAGATGTTAAAAAGAAGAAAGTGCCACATTTCTTCTCTCATATTTCCAAACAAAAAGGATTCTATAATCCAGAGAAAAAATATTATTGCAAGTATCATACGACTATGGATTATTTACAAACAATAGTAAATGGATTCAGGATCAAAAATCCATATAAAAAAGATTGGTCACCATTTACAGCATTGTTGGATAATGAAAAATATTACAGCTATAATGTAAATCAAAATCAGATTGATAAAATTTACACTATGCTCAAAAAATATGTTAATGATAGAAAGTTAATATATTCATCAGATTCAGACTCAAAAGAAGATAAGAATGAAAGATCCAATAAATTAAAAGTTGATTTAATTTCGGATATTGAATCTGAGACTATAGGATACTCTACAATGTATAGATTATTATCTTCTGTTGAAGATAAAGAAAATGCACAGATCAAAAATTTATTATTAGAGATATTATTTTTATGTGGAAATAAAAGTTTTAACGAGACAATAATTCAATCTTCTAATGAAATAAAACAGTTAGAAATTGACGGAAACGACATAAAAATCTTTGATATTGGTTTTAAAATTACAAAAAAACGAGTTAATTCATGCAAAAATGAGTGATTTCGTCCTAAATTTAGGACGAAATTTAAGTTACTATGGAGAGGGTAGTTTTCAAATTATTATTTTAACGATTACTACCCTACTCTATCTTGTGTAACTTATCTTAATCTGAAACAGAGGAGGAATTTAACATACAAGAAAATTATACATATATTTCTCAAAAGGAAATTTCACATGAAATCGAAAAAAGATTGGGTTGTTCTGCACATGATGTATTTAAAATATTAGATACATTAAGTGATGTGGTAAAGGATAAAATTAGTGATACGGATAATGCAGAAATAAAAATATTTCCTGGACTAAAAGTAACTTCTAAGTGTGTACCATTAGAACAATATAATTCTAATTTAAAAAATGTAAATATACCATCTAACCATGTTTTAAAATTATCTGTATATTTTACACATGATTATAAAAGAAAAATAAGAGAAACATATAAAACTCATTAATTGGCATATAATCGGCGGTTGCACTGATTCTTCCCATTTCGTTACAGTGCTTCCGTTGATTAAAAATATAATAATGCGGATTAGAGAAGTAGCTAACTCGCTTGGCTCATAACCAAGAGAACATTGGTGCAAATCCAATATCCGCTATTTGATGCGTTTTATGACGCATCATAAATTTTACAATGTTATTGTTACGATTATGTGGCTTGACACAGATAATATATCGTGAGGTATATAAAGATAGATTTACACCCTATCGCTATAGAAATATAGTCAATTCAAGCAAAACTGACATACCAGTAACTCAAAAGGTTGCATTTCGCAATTGAGTCTATGCGGAAATAGTATGTATTATAAGGAGCGATAAAGTGATTTAGGGGCGACCGCTGAGAATTACTTTTTGACTGCAAATCAGATAGCTCATGCAAACTTATATGCATATAATGGTGAATCAGGAGGATAAATAGTGCGAGAAATTATTAATCGAGTGCATTATCCATTTATATGAGTATATTACTTATATGAACGTTTAGTAGGGATTATAACTGAAAGACATGAAGGTGTGATGTATTTTTGTTCTCAAAAGGAATGAAAGCGTCTGGTGTAGCACATCTTCTGTAACTTGGACTTAAACTTGTTGTAAAGTAGAATAATATTATCGGGAATGGTGGAATGCCGTTTACGTTTAAAATGTAAAAGAATATTTATATACTTAGATATTACATACAAAGCGAAAGTCTACACCTCTACATGGTGAAAACAACCTAATTCCATAGTACTTATAAGAGTATAATATGGACATTAATAAGTCTCGCAAGACTTTGAGATGTTTGATCGAGTTTGCACAGTTCTCTTAGCGGAGATTTATAGCACGGCGGTGTTAATGGAATAATAAAATCAGAGTAGTCATGTAGTAAAAGAGAAATGCCACTCTTTCAAAAAGGCGGTTGTGGAAGTTTACTATATATGCGTAAGGTATATAGTGGATACGGAAAGAACTCATAATGTTCTAAAAGAACTTCTGTATAAATGTGTAATCTCAGCATTTATAATAATAATGATATATAGCTCAATTGGTTAGAGCGATTGTTTTCGTATGGATTTGGTAGATTTAGGTTCAAAGCCTAATATATCAATTAAGCCAGGAATAATCAAACTCTCTTAAATATACTGGCGATAGGGGACGTTGTGAGATGTCCCCTAAATGAGTTAGAAAGTTGGTAAATTATGTATGTAGAAAAAGATGGAATACCTTATATACATGATAATGAAAATAAAATCAAAGATAAAATTTTAACAATTCTCTCACATGAAGAATTCACTTTAGCTACAACAAAACATCTTTTTGATAGAATTATTCAAGAAATTAATGAGAATAATAAAATTAATTTATAAATTTTCAGATTGTTCTTTTCTTCTTTGATCATTAAGTTCAGAAATTTAGTTGAATGCTTCTGTATATGTTTCCATATACTTTTTAACGAATGTTTTTACTTGAAGTGGTTGAGAACCAACAGAAGCACTTCTTTTAGCTACATAATCAGCTAATTCTTTAATTTGATTAAGATCTAAAGTTGTATCTCTCATTTGTATACCTCCGATGTATTTTTCTTACAATTATACAACTTATGATGCGATTATTCAATATTTGATTATAAAAATCCAACAATGAGTGTCGATTATTACGTTATTCGACTAATAAAATGCGTGTTAATAGTATGTTTGATATATCATAAAAATACATCACCGCTACTACTCATGGCGGTTGGATAAAATCAGTACAGGTGGCAGAGTCGGGTTTAATGCGGATGCCTTGAAAGCATTTGATGGATAAAACCATCCGTGGGTTCAAATCCTACCCTGTACGTTACTCTCCTACTTGGAGAAATAAATGCAAAGGACGTGAATTGTTATAAAAGCAATTAATAAAAAAGAAATGAAATACCTTATGAATAAAGGGTTTAAGTTCCATGAAGACATTTTTAAGACATATAGTGGTAAGAATAAATACTACTATAGAGAATGTAATGCTATTAATAAGGCATTAGATGATTACCATAATGGATTAAGTGTTATGGAATATAAATGACAGGAAAGAAAGACAAAATATATAGGAAAGGTGGTAAGTTACCATCGGAAAGAAAAAGAAAAACAGTGTTAAAATATCATTTGTAGACTCACCATCATCAGAAGATGTTACAGGGAGTCTTATTTATATTTCAACACAGAATCATAGAATTTTAGTTGATTGTGGCTTACATCAGACAAATGACAAGTATAAAGATTTTTTGGTAAACAATCGTAAATATAAAGAATTTAAACCAAAGGACATTGATTTTGTATTTATCACTCACAATCATGGGGATCACTGCTTGTTATTACCGAAATTATATAAAGAAGGATGTAGAGCTGCCACTATTGTTTCAGAAGGATCAAAGCAAGTTTTGAAAGATATGGCAATTGATTCTGCTTTAATTAGTGAAAGAGACATATTGGTTATCAATTCTCAGAATAATAAGAATTATTCTCCACTTTATTCTATAGAAGATGTAAATAAAATGTTGGAATACACATTGGAAAAACCAGTAAATGAAAAAATTATTATTGATGATGAATTAGCTTTTGAGTTAATTCCAAGTGGTCATCTTCTTGGAAGTTGTCAAGTGAAATTATATTTTACTGTTGATGGATTGACAAAAACCTGTTTAGTCACAGGAGATTTAGGAAATAAGATAATTCATAATAGATTTGTTGGTGAATATCAACAAGTAGATTATGCTGATGTTGTTATTGGAGAATCAACATACGGAGATAGACCAGATTTAAAAACTGGACTTAAAGAACGAAAAAATGATTTAGAAAAATTTAAAGCAATTATAGAAACACAAGTTCATGAAATGAAAGGACGGGTTGTTATCCCAAGTTTTGCGCAATCAAGACTTCAACAACTTGTGCTGATGATTTATGAAATGTATAAAGATTCTCAATGGAAACCAAAAGTATATATAGATTCACCATTGTCTATTAAAATTTTTGATGATTATGACGAATGCTTGACTGGTGAAGATAAAAAACTTTTTGATGAAATGATTCAAGATAAGATGTTTACTTTTGTAAAAGAATCCGAAGACAGTAAATCACTTGTACAAAGTAATAAACCTTGTGTAATTTTATCGACCAGTGGAATGTGCATGGTCGGCAGGATCAGGCATCATTTAAAAAAATGTATTCCAAATCCTAATGCCACGATGCTCTTTGTGGGATTCAGTACAGATGGAAGCCTTGCTTCACTTTTAAAGGATAATAAACGAAAATCTGTTACCATTGACCAAAAAGAATATCCTTGTAGATGTGCTTCTTATTCATTAAAATCAATGAGTGGACACGCACCATTCTGGCAACTGATAGATGACTATACAAAAATTAATAGTCAAAAGATTGTCTTACATCATGGTTCCAAACAAGCAAAAGAAACTTTAAAAATTGCTCTGGAAAAAGAATTGGAGAAACAATGTAAGTCAACAAGAGTTGTAATTGCTAACTCAAGTTTGAAATTTACATTATAATAAAATATAAAATAGAAAGAGGGTTATTATTATAGAAGTTTTAGATATTGCTTTACCTCAAAATTTAGAAAATATGTCATTACCATCACCAGAACTGGTGAATTATTATAGATTAGCTGAAAATAGAATTTTTTATATTGATTATGAAATTGATGAATCAGTATTAGAAGTTCAAAAAGCAATCATTTATTATAATATTATTGATAAAGATATTCCTGTTTCTGAGAGAAAACCAATTATTATCTTATTAGATACCCCCTGGTGGATTACTTGTGGAAACATTTTCATTGGCTCAAACAATGGTTATGTCAAAAACAAAAGTGATTACGGTAAATATTGGTACTGCTTATTCTGGCGGTGCATTACTTTTACTTGCATGACACGAAAAATATACTCTAAAATATTCAAAAGCTATGATTCATTCTGGAAGTACATCTGGTGGAGGCGGCACATTTGAACAAAATGAGGCGGCACAAAAGATTTATAAACAACAGATTGATGATATGGCAGAGTTTATCTTAGAAAGATCAACTATTGATCCTAAAGTTTTTAAGAGAAATAAAGCAAAAGATTGGTATTTTAGTTCAGAAGAACAAGTAAAATATGGACTTGCAGATAAAATTATTACAAGTTTAGACGAAATTATCTAAGGAGAATTATCACTACTCTTCTATTTTTATGCAAATATATAGATTCAAGGAGAAGAAAATATGATCAAGATCAACGAAACACCAGAAAAATTGAATCACGCAAGAGAAATATCCAGCTTAAAAATATTTCATTACATGACCTAAATATTATTGATACAGATACAGGTGAAAACATTACTCAAGAAGTCATTGATGCCTTACCAGAAGGAACAGAAACAATTGACTTCAATATTAGTGTAAAACTTCCAGAAGAAGAATAAGTTGGGCGGTGGATGATATAAATAAAGTTGAGTTTTTAGAGCAACAGCTAGATTTATTAAAACGTAAACAGAAAGATTCAAACATTGAATGGCAAGATATCGCTGATTTCAGATCAGATTACAATGGGGAATCTGAACATAGAGATACTATCCGTAAAGGAAGTAAACTTTTGTATGAATACTTAGATGCAGGATGGGTACATGAACCAACATCAATGAGTATTTCTGAATCCGATGAAATTATTAGATTAAAGAAAGAACGTCAGAAATTGTCTGACGCAAGAGTTGAATATAATCGTCAAATTAGACAGGAAGCTCGTAAGGAGTCTTATTCTGAAATGGTTAAAAGAATTATTTGTGAGAATGTAGAGCCAACTGATTTAAAAGTACAATATCATACTTTTAATAGTAATACTGATTTACTGGTACACCTCACTGATATTCACACAGGGATTGAGATTAATACTTGGAATAATACATTTAATCAAGATATTCTAAAAGAACGAATTGAAAAATTCACTTCTGAAATTCTTAAAATTAGAGATTTACATAAATCTGAAAATTGTTATCTAGTCATCGGTGAAATTCTGTCAGGCATTATCCATAACAATCTTCGATTACAAAATAACATGGATTTAATGGAACAATTCAAATATGTTTCAGAATTAATTTCTGCAATGCTAATTAGAATTGCAAATCATTTCAATAATATTTATGTATATGTTACACCTGGTAATCATTCAAGAATTTCACCTAAAAAAGAGGATGCTTTAGATGGTGAAAATATGGATGTATTATTACCATTTTATTTGAAAGCAAGATTACAAAATATTAAAAACATTGATATTTGTGAAAATAATATTGATTCTGAGATTGCAATGTTTAATATTCGAGGAAATAATATTTTTGCATCACACGGTCATAAAGATGCACCCGCAAGTGTTGTTCAAAATTTTACAATGATGTTTGGAATTAAACCAGACATTGTGCTATTAGGGCATAGACATTTGAATGGATTAACTACCGTATATAATGCAAAGGTTATTGAGTCAGGATGTTGCTCAGGAACAGACCAATATGCAATGTCTATTAGAAAAACTAATCGTCCTGAACAGACCATATCTGTTGTGGGACAGGATGGTTTAGTTTGTTTATATGATATTCAATTGGATTAATTGATATGGAGAGTACATTTGCTACTCTCCTATTTTTATATAAAAATATATGAAAGATGAGGAAATTTTTAAATGACAAAAGTAGATTTTATTAATCATATGTACGAAAATGCAGTTGAAATGAACGAAGATGAAGAGAAAAAAGTATTCAAAAAAGATTCTGATTTTTATTTAGAAGTTTTTACTAAGTCATTAGCTGAAATTCTTAAAGCAGGAGAAAAACTTTCAATTGTTGGACTTGGTACATTTGAAGTTGTCGAAAGAGCTGAAAGAGAAGGTCGCAATCCCCAAACTGGTCAATCTATTATGATAAAAGCATGTAAAATGCCAAAGTTTAAACCAGCAAAGGCACTTAAAGACCTTGTTAATGCATAATAAGAGGGCTGATTATATGAATAAAATTCCAACTATTTGTTTTGAAGATATTTATGAATTTTGTGAAGCTATGGATTCTGAATTTAATAGACGATATTATGCATCTAAGTCAGATGAATCTGTAGATATTTCAATCTTTGCAAAATATGACAATGCTAGAAAAATCATTAATATTCTTACTGACTATGATTATGAGCTTGCTAATATAAATTTTCATGATCCTGAGATTGATGGATATGAAGATGAATTTATAATTACGTTATGCGCAAGAATCAGTAATCATGATACACCTGAAATCTGGGTTGAGCCTGCTAAACGAAAAAACGGTTATCTTCTGAATGAAGCAGATGCAACTTATATTCTTGACGAATGTAGTAGAGCACTTTTACCACAAGTAGAAACTGTTAAAACTTACTTTGTTGAGTTAAAAGAAAATGTTGATGATGAATATGACGATTTCGCAGATGACTTAGAATTAGGCAATTGTTACGATTGCTGTTGTCATCATGATTGCGTAGATTGTGATATGGATGATGAAGAATATGTAAATGTGACTCTTCCTAAAGAAGATATTGAAACTTTACATATGCTTTGTCGTATTTTCAAAGTGTAATCTATCTTTATAATAGACATAGATCTCCTTTTAGTGTGCGTGGGTGTCATAGCTTACGCACTCTTTTTATATTCCATTGGATTGTTTTGATCAATGGAGAATTAATTATTGGGTGGGATGGATAATCCCTCAAAGAGTAAACGTAGGATGGTTGGTACTCTCCTATCTCTGAACCTCTGTAAATATTAACTGGTTGGTCAGTTAGACCAATAAAGAGAATTACAAGCGTAGGCTTATCTCTACCTTCAATTGTATTATTGGAGGATTTTTAATGAAAAACGAAATCAAAATTAATGGAACTCAAAAATTTATGGGAATGGATATTCCTGTTGTAGAAGGTGGCTTTGGCGAAGATCAAAAAAGTCATACTAGCAAGAACTGTAGCTGAAATTCATGGTGTAAGGATGAATGATATACAAGATTTAATCATTCAAAATTATGATGAATTTGAGATTGGCGTTGATATTCTTGATTTGTGTGATGATAATTTCAAAACCGACGCTATCGGTTTAGGATTTGTAACCAGTAACCGACAAAAACATTGTTATCTTCTTTCTGAACAAGGATATGTTTTACTTGTTGGATTCATGAGAACTGATAAGGCAAAAGAAATCCGAAAGAATTTAAGAAGAGAATATTTTACAATGAGACAAATCATTAATTCTGATGAACAACTAACGGCAAATTTATTATTATCAATTTACAAAGGTGGACAAGATGCTGTTGTAGCTTCTAAGAAATTATCAGAATTAGAAGTTGCTAAAGCTACTGCCCCATTAATTCCAAAAGCAGAATATCATGATAATGTTCTTAACAAAGATGGTTTAATTTCTACGACTATTATTGCAAAAGATTTAGGTCTTAGAAGTGCAATGAGATTAAATCAAATTATGAATAAAAACGGAATCATCTGGAAGCAATCTGGTGTATGGAATCCACGTGCAGATTACGCATGGCTCATAACGGAACATTATGCTGATTATCAGAGTTATGAAAACGATAATTCTGCACCTTGTTTGAAATGGACTGAAAAAGGACGCAAATGGATTATTGAAAATTTTGATAGCTGGGCTAAATAAATATCAAGTACATAGAGAGACAATTTTAATACTGTCTCTTTTATAAAAATTTATGAAAGGAAGTGAGATTATTGGATGGTAAAATCGCAGATAGATCTGTTGAAATAACAGATGAAGAATGGCAAACAGTAAATGAATTTAATAGAGAAATGGTTGAGGATTATCTTGATAATCAAGCTGACCTTTCTGTAAAAACTTTGCCAGCATATAAATCGGGATTAAGGATTTTCTTTATCTGGGTTAGGGATAACCTCAAGGACAAGAATTTCACCGATATCAAAAAGAAAGAATTTCAAAAATATCTTAATTGGTTAACCAAAAGAGGTTTTTCTGATTCTGGTATTAAATTTAAAAAATCTGCTGTAAGTACATTTTGCAATTATGTAATGATGATGTATGAGGAAGAATATCCTACATTTCGTAATTTCACAATTGGGCTTAAAGTAGTACAAACAGGATATGTTCATGAAAAAGTTCCTCTTACCCCAGATGAATATATTAATTTATGTCAAGAACTTGAAAAACGTGAAGAATGGCAAATGTTAGCATATCTTACATTTTCTTACAGTACAGGATGTAGACGTGCAGAAGCTAGACAATTACTCAAGGAAGTAATTGATTATTCTGCAAACGAAAAGAAAATCAAAGTTCTGGATGAAGATGGACATGAATATGAAACTATTTCAAAACAGTATTTGACTCACACTATTCGTTGCAAAGGAGCATCTCTTGTAGGTAAACCACGTAAACTTAAATTCGGTGATGATGCAATGCAATGGTTGAAAAAATGGATTGAAGTACGTGGCGAAGATGACTGTCCTTATATGTTTGTAATTAAATCTAAAGATGGGAAAGAAGTTAGACAAGTGAGTGAAAGCACTTTTAATAATTGGTGTCAAGGATTATTTACACAAATTGTTGGACGTAGGGTGCATCCTCACTTATTCAGAGAGTCAAGAGCTACAAACCTTGTTGTGTTTCAGCATAAAGCACCAGAGGTAGCTCAGAAATTACTAGGACATAATCAAGTTACTACGACTTTAGATCATTATATTATTCGTAATGATGAAAATGATGAGTCTGATGAAGCATTTACCGATTGATGTAAAATAACCCATCAAAGCCCGTAGTGTAGACCAAACACACCTATATGGAAACAAGCGCACGACATCGGACTGTCAAATCGCTTCGGGCAAATACCTTTCTTTCTATATATTTTTGTTTCATATTTCTTCTCAAAAGAGACATAACTTTTTCATATGATCTCTTCTCCTGAAAAGGGCAGCTCACTACTGCCCTATCTTAAAGCAAACTTGTCCTTTACAATATTTTCCAATTGTGATAATGTAAAAATATCAAAAATTGGAGGTGTTGTATATGGAGTTCAACAGAAAGACACAAACTGTCAAATCATTTGCACGAGATATGAAAAATGGAAAATACAATATGTTCCATAAACTACAGCGAAAAGAAGGACAATGGAAAAATTATGAGCAGAGCTTATTGATCGACTCAATGCTTCGCAACTATCCTGTTGATCCTATTCGTTCAGAAGAAAAAGAAGATAAAATCAGATATGTGTTTGACGGTGTTCAGCGTAGTACAACTATCAGAGATTTCTTAACTGATGGATTCAAATTAAGCCAAAAGCTGAAACCAGTAGCAATCGAAGGCACTGTATATAACATTGCAGGTAAGAAATTCTCACAATTGGATGAAGTTGTCCAGGATAAAATCAATGACTATGAAATGATACAATATATCTTTTCTGATTGTACAGATGAAGATATTCGTGAAATGTTCCGTAGACAGAATGGTGGAAAACCATTATCCAATACTCAGAAAAGAAAATCATTAGAGAGTGATGAAGTTAGTGCAATTATCTTTGATGTTGCAAATCATCCATTCTTTGCAAAAATATTATCGCCAACACAATTGAAGAAAGATGTTGCGAATGATATTGTGCGTCAGACACTTATGTTGATTAATACTACAGATGATAATGATTTTACATCATTCAGAGCGAAAGATATTGATACATTTGTAGAATGGTATAATGAACATGTTGATGAGAAAGATATTATTTTATTGAAATCTGCTCTGGCATTCTTGGATGAAAAATTTGAAGAAAAACTTAATCTCAAGTCTACTTCTCTTCCGATGATGTTATATGCTGCATATACATGCGTGAAGAATGAAAAAGACTTTGATGAATTTGTAAATATTGTGCAGGAATTTGTAAATAGCTATGGTGATAATATGGACTATGTTCAGTATTGTACCAGCGGTACATCTTCTGCTCAGTCTGTCCAAGGAAGATTTAATTACTGGAAGAATCTTTGCAAAGGATTATAGCATATAATATTGCTGAATCAAATAAGAAAGCATGGATTTATTCGATGTTATGCTGAAATAATATAAATTTAATTTATATTCAGGTAATTCCATACCTGTATAGTGAGGTAATTACACTCACTAAATATTGTAGAATGAAATACGATAATGGAAATAGAAACTTAATATTGAAATTTATGAGAAGTCGCCTTATTGGTGGCTTCTTTTTGTATACGAAAAAAATGGAGGTATTACATGGCAGCTAATTTATTAAAAGTTGGTAATGATCCAAACTCAGCAATCAAAACATTTTGCGTAGATACTATTGAAGAAATTGCAAAACTTCCTACTATGGAACATGGCGCAACAGGTGATTTTGCAAATATTCCTGGTCTTGAATCTCCTGCTCCTATGGGAAGTCAAGCTATTGTAGGAAATGAATCAGGCACAGTGAAAATCTATATGCTGTTTTCATTTGGTTGGAAAGATACAGGCACAGAATAATGGATGTATTATCTTATATTATTACAAGCAGACTTCTCTCCTGTCCTGGTGGAAATGGGGCAAATATTAAACTAGATGAAAACGGAAATATTATTACAGATGAAGATGCAACATTGTATGTAGATTTTCCTACTGCAAGTTTGATGACTGATGGAGATATATTCTCAGTTACAAATAGTTATTTAATCGCAAAAATTATTGGTGATGTTGCTGAGTTAAATAAGAAAGCATGGATTTATTCAATGTTGTAAAAGAGTCATTCACGATGATGTGGGTGGCTCTTTTATTATGCAATTTTGTTGTTTCGTATAGAGTGATTATTTCACTCTGCGATTATATTTAAAGGTTTCCTTCATAAATGTAGAACGACTATTATTCCCCCCTTCAACCCAAAATAGTCGCTCTATACGAGACAATAAGGCGTTTCCAGATTGGGAAACAATCGTAATAAAAAAATAAACAAGGAGGATTCTTTCATGAAAACAGTGAAAATCAGAATGACAAATCAATGAAATATGTTGAGAGCAAAATATTAAGAGATGAAACAATAAATAATGTTTCTTATGATTTTCTCGACAAAATGAAAGTAGTACCGTATTTAACAAATGATATGGTAATCAGTACAAGTCAAGCTGCAAATTATTATGAATGTGGACTTGAGGCAATTAAAACTATTATTAAAAGGAATAGAGCTGAATTTGAAAATGACGGTATGATAGTTTTAAAAGGTAAGGATTTAAAGACTTTTAAAAAGGAAATAGGTGAGGTTCAATCTGAACCTACCTTCACTTATGCGTCTAGTCTTACTATTTTACCAAAAAGATCATTACTTCGTATAGGTATGATTTTAACCAATAATGAGCTTGCAACAAAAGTTAGAAATTATCTTTTAAACATTGAAGAAAAAACTGATTTTGATAGAAAATCATGGGCTATTCAAAGAGAAGTTGGAATAATTGAAAGAAAACGTATGACTTCTGCTATTGCTAAATATATTCCAAATACACGTCATAAGCAATTCGCATATCCAAATTATACAAATATGATTTATAAGATTTTATTTCAAAAAACAGCAAAAGAATTACGAGAAGAACGAAAGTGTAAAACTAACGATGCACTCAGAGATACATTTTCTGAATCTGAATTAAAACAAGTTGAGGAAGTTGAAACCATTGTAACTGGATTAATTAGTATGGATTTTACATATAAACAAATTGAAGAAATGTTAAGAAGTAGGTATTTGAAAAGAATAGCATAATTGTTATTCTTATTTTTATGTTTATTTTTACGGAGAGTGGTTTTTATACTACTCTCCTATTTTAATGGAGAAATATATATTGACTATAAGCGGTTGGCGTTTGTTGTCCTGTCGGTGGGACGTAGTTGAATTAGATGAGTAGTAGACAAATTGGAGTAGCTACCAATTTGAATGTGGTTTTACCTAACCTTCCACTTCTACTACTCTTCTTTAACTGTTGATTAAGGTTAGGGAAAGGTTAAGGTAAAAAGATGCCAAGAAAGAAAACACATGAAGAATATGTTGATGATTTAGCAAGATTAAAACCTGAATTTGAATGTTTAGGTACATATCAAGGAAATAAAATAAAAATACTGCATCGTCATAAAGTATGCGGATATAAATGGGAAATTAAGCCAAATGTTCTACTAACTTCTGGTGAATGTGGATGTCCTTTATGTTCTGGAAAAGTAAGAAAAGATACAGAATACTTTAAACGTGAAGTTTATGACTTAGTCGGTGATGAGTATGAGGTGTTAGGCGAATATGTCAATACTCATACGAAAATAAAATTAAAGCATAATTTATGTGGGAATGAATTTGAAATGACACCACATAATTTTATATCTGGTCAAAGATGTCCTCAATGTCAACATGGCAGCAAACGAAAAACTACAGAAGAATTTAAACAGGAATTATTTGAAAAAGTTGGAGATGAATATACCCTTGAGGATGAATATGTTACAAATAAAACCAAAGTGAATTTTAGACATAAAATATGTGGTAAGTTGTGGTATCAAACACCTGATGAAGTCTTACATGGTTATAGATGTATTCATTGTTATGGAAATGAAAAATGGACACATGATCAATTTGAAAATAAAATAAAAGAATTATACGGAAATGAATTTACTGTTGTTGGAGAATATGTGAATAATCATACAAAAATTAAAATGAAACATAATAAATGTGATTTTGAATGGTATGTTTTACCAAAAGATATTATACATAAGCATAGTGGATGTCCTAAATGTAATATGTCTAAAGGTGAACGCAGAATCGCAAAATTCCTTGATGATAATAATATCAACTATACTCCTCAAATGAAGTATGATGATTTGAAAGGTAAATGTAATCAAAGATTTTCATATGATTTTTATTTACATGATTACAATATTTTAATAGAATACCAAGGACAGCAACATGAATATCCTGTTGATCGTTTTGGTGGAGAAGAAAAATTTGCTAGGCAACAAGAGATAGATGCTATTAAAAATATGTACTCAATATCTCATAATATCGAATTAATGGAAATTTGGTATTATGATTTTGATAATATAGAAGAAATTTTAACAAGTCGATTGTCATTAAAGCAATCGGCTTAATTTTATGTAAAAAATAAAGGAGGTGGCGTTATGCCTACTAAGAAAACTGGTACAACGCCAGCAAATCAACAAAAAGGGAAGAAGGTCTGTACTTGCTGTCATCATGAGAAACGATTAGTCGATGGATTTTATATAAGTAAATCACCATTATTTTCAATTGACGGACGATTGCCAGTTTGTAAAGATTGTATCGCTGATATGTGCGTTGATTCAGATACAGGGGAAATTAATGAAGTTGAATTAAATAAATGTCTTAGAAAATTCGACAAACCTTATTATAAAAATGATTTGATGAGCGCATATGAGCAATTTGAAAGAGAACATGCTTTTATTGATAAAGAAAATATCAAGAAGTATGGTAGAGATATTATAAAGTTATATTTTAAGAATATTAGTATGCGACAATGTATTAATAAAAGTTACGAAGATTCAGAGAAAGACGGATTTATTCATCAAAACACAAATACAGTTAAAAGCAAAATTAAAAAAATTGATACAATTTTTGCAGACGTGAATAACCCATCTCCTGTAATTGAAGATAATGAAAACGAGGAATGTACAAAACCTCAACAGCAAGTAAAATCAGAAATCAAATGGTCAAAAAAAGATAAACAAAATATGAAATATGTAACTTCTATGATTGGTTACGATCCTTTTGATGATATTGGACTTGATGACTATGATAGAAAATATTGTTTCAATATACTTGCAGGGTATTGTGACACTGATGGAATTGTTGATGATGGACATAAGATGCAGAGTGTAATTGAAATGACAATGTTGTATTGTCAGTGTAGAAGAATCACTGAGCAAATGAATATAGAATTATCTAAACCAGAAGTAGATGATGTCAAAGTTCAAAAATTGACTACATCAAAAACATCTCTTCTGTCTTCTATTGCTACTATTGCAAAAGATAACAACATTGCTTCAAACTATAATAAAAATTCCAAGCAAGGTAAAAATTCTTTGAGTTCTAAAATGAAAGAAATGGAAGAAAATGATTTTGAAGCAATTAAAGTTAATCTGTTTGATATTAAACAAGCAGAAGCATTTAAACAAATTGCAGATTTAAGTAATCGTAGTATTATGGATCAGCTCACATTTGATAGTAGCGATTATTCAGAGATTGTAAAAGAACAAAGAGAGTTAATTCAAAAATACGAAACAGAATTAGATACATATAAAGAAGAAAATCGTATCTTAAAGAACAAACTTATTGATTTAGAAAATGTAAAAAAGAGGTGATTGAATGGAAATATATACACCTCTCTCAAATAAAGAATTAAGTCAGAAAAAAATTGAAGAATATACAAAAATGGCAAAAATAATTCAGTGGGGTAGACAAAATCCATTGAAATTTTGTGAAACTTTTTTCGGATTACAGCTTATTGACTATCAAGCATATTGTTTTATGAAAACATGGACTGCTCAATTCGCATTGTGGGCTGAATGTCGTGGTGCAGGAAAAGATACATTGGCAGCTTGTTATTATATGACAAGACTGTTACTCATCCCCGATTATCGTTTATATATAAGTTCAAATACTTATGCTCAGTCAGTAGAATCATTTAATAAATTAAGAGATATTGCGTTAAAAAGAATACCTTCTTTTAAAAGTGCGACTGATGTATTTTCAAGAGAAGTAGATAAAAGCGGTGGAACTAGCGAAACAGGATTTTTGCAAGCTCCTACTTGTAGGTTTAGATTATATAATAACTCTCAAATGGAAGCTCTTTCTTCAAATCTTGAAGCTATTAGAGGTAAACGAGGTGCTGTTTGGTTTAATGAAACTGCGTGGAAAACTGCGGAAGAATTAGCTGTAGTTGAAAACTTTATTAATGTTGATACAAGTTTCTCTACTTCTACCGAAAAAGTGAGACATTATGATCCACAACAAATGCCTTTACAAATTCTTTATACGTCGTCTGTCGGTGATGTAACTTATCCATTTTTTGATAAATATAAGACATTTTTTAAAAAGATGGTTGTTGGAAATAACAACTATTTTTGTTTTGATATTGACGCATACGATATTTTAAATCACTCTTCTATCAAAGGTGAGCCAATTAAAGCTCACTTAACGGAAGATCAAATTATGAAAGCCATCGAGGAAGATCCTGACCAAGCAGATGTAGAATTATTTAATAAGTTTAGACAAGGTGGCGGGCAGAATGCCGTGGTGACTATGGATGAACTTATTAGAAATTCTGTTATCAGAAAACCTTTATTATATAATGATACAGGAAAACGAAAATTTATCTTTTGTTATGACCCTGCGAGAAACTTTGATGGTAGCGTTTTAAGTATTTTTGAAATTATAAATGATAAAGATGTTGGATTCAAACTTCGACTTGTAAATGTTGTGTCAATGGTTGACCAAAATTCTAAAAACAAAACGCCACTTCCAATGCCACAACAGCTTGAAATTATCAAAGATTTAATGATTAAGTACAATGGTGAACGTGCTGCTGAATGGGAAAATATAGATTTTTATATTGATGCAGGAAGCGGTGGAGGTGGTATTAGTGCCGTAGCGGATCAGCTTATGGATGACTGGTATGATAAATATGGAAAGAAACATAGAGGTATTATCGACCCAGTGCATAAACAATATGAAACTGCAAGAAAAACATATACTAATGCTATGCCAATAGTTCATCTTGTAGACCCACAAGGATATAAAAAAGTAATGTATGATGCTTTATCGAAAATGATAAAGTTAAATTTAATTGAATTTACTACTTATGATGGAAAAGATTATATCATGGTTGAAAATAAAAATGGCGAATTTGAATCTGTAGATTTAACGCAAGAGGAAATGATTGCATTATCTCAGATGGAATTTGCAAAACTTCAATTATCTTATATGTGCAGATATGATACTCCTAATGGTGGAGTCACATATGAATTATCAAAAGATAAGAAAAATATGCACGATGACCATGCATATACATTAGCAGAGGGTGCTTTTGCACTTGCCTTGTTACGAAGAGAAGATTTACTTGCACCGAAAAACAGTACAGGTTTCGACTACTCTTCTGCCCCCATCTGTGCATCATCAATATCATTCTAAAGAAAGGAGGTTTTCATGTCAAAATCAGAAGAACCAGAATATATTGACAATCCTGATAAGGATTATAAATTAACAATTGCTTCAAGTATACAAGATAATGATGGAGATGAAACCGTCCTTGTTACAGCAGAAGCGATTAAAAAACAATCTGAAAATTGGATGTATGAAGCAATGCAAAGTTTTGATAAAGGCGGTCAACAATACTCCGTCAGATTTAATGAAGCATCTTCATCTTCCACATCTGAAACTACATTAGATGATATTAAAGAATTAGCGTTAAACGCTCAAAGTGATATATCTAAAATTCAGAAAATCAATCAATTAGTGCGTCAAGCCGAAAATGAGGATGACATTATTGGCAAGGTACATGAAGCTATAGAATCTAATCTTAATGCAAATGTCAGATATTCATTTGACAATCTCCCTAAAGAATACGATCAAGATATAAAAGATAAAGCCGATGGCATTATCAAACGATTTCATAAAGAAGTAAATATAAATGACGTTATGACTACTTCTATCACTTCTACTTATGATGAAGGTAATTGTATTCAGTATCTTCGCTCAAAGAAAGCCAAAGGAATCTATCATCATGTAATTGACAAATATCCATTAGGCGTAGCTGTTATTTCCGATTATTCTTTAAATGGAATCCCATATGTATTAATTGATACAACAGAATTATCAAACAGACTTCAAAAGTCTACATTAAAAAATAAAAAGAATAAACCATTATTCTTTAAGAATACAAACGAAGAAATAAAAAATAACTATCCAAAAGAAGTTATTGATGCTTATGTTGCAAGAGAAAAATATGCACGACTTGACATTAGACGCACAGGTGTTAATCGTTTTGGGAATCTTGGTAGAGCTTATGGACTCTCTCCTATTTTTAAGGCATTGAAGCCAAAACTTATGCTTGATACTTGTGACAAAGCGGATGCAGTTAATGCAAAAGCTAAAGCAAAAAAGATTATCACTCAGATTATGCGTAAAGAAACTATGGGTGACACTTACGATAAAAAAGGTCTTGAGGATATGGCTTATGCTCATACCTGTTTAATGGCAGCGTGGGCTAATCCTACAGTAGTTTATACTCCACCGCCATGTGTAGAAAAAGTCATGTATGTAGAACCATCTGTAGAATTTACAAATGAAAGTACTGTAAAACAATATCGTTCTCGTGTTACTTCTGCATTAGGAATTTCATTTCTAAATACAGATGGTCAACAAACAGTAAGTACTGCAAACATTTCTATTAAACAGCTTATGCGTACTATCAATAAGATTGCTGAACGTCAAGAAGTAATTTTACAACGATGGTATGAAATTGTTTTGACAGAAGAAAAGATACCTATTGAGTACTGCCCTACTCCACATATTCTCGATGCAGAATTATTAGAGTTTGAAATGAAAAAGGATCTTGCAGAGTTCTTGTATTCTAAATTAAATTGTTCATTCCGCACAGCATATGAAACATTGGATATGAATTTCAATGATGAAATGGAACGCAGAAAAGCAGAACAAGATAATGGCGTTGACGAAATATTTATTCCACATCCAACATCTTATAACTCTTCTGGAAATCAAGATGAACAAGAAGATGTACAACAGGAAGAAAAAGATTCTAAAGGTGGAAGACCTAAAGGAAGTACATCAAATGGAAATTCTGTAAATGAATCGAAACAAGAATATGATAGTAACTATCAAGAGTCTAAAACAACTTAAACGAGGTGATTGAAATGGATAATGAACATATTATTCTAAATAGTCGCCCCATATCTATAGCGTCTTATACCAATTATAAGGAAGCTGTCTTTTTAATCAGTGTGTTAGGAGAACCTGATTCATATGGAAGAATTATTCCAGAAGAAGCAGGCGAAAAATATTTTGACACAATCATTGGATATCCAATTGTAGCCAAACTTAAAAAGAATATTTTCGGACAACCTGTAGATTTTGGTGGTCATGAATTGATCGTTCAAAAAACTAAAGATGGAAAAAAGAAAAGTCATTTTGACACTGTTCCGATTGGTAGTGTGACAGATGCATGGATTGAGGAACGTGAAGTAGATGGTTATGATGGTACGCCAAAATGTATTTTAATCAAAACTAAATTATGGACTTCACGATTCCCAGAATACTTTAAAGTATTCGATAAATTATGGGACGATGGAGAAATTAGCAGCTCATGGGAATTAACTGCAACTGATGTAGTTACTGAGGGTGCTAACAAAATTTATAAAGTTTTTGAATTTATTGGCAATTGTGTACTTGGTAAAAATCATATTCCTGCTGTTCCAGGAAGCGGTGTAATTGAATATGCCGAATTAGATGATGAACTTGCCGATGCACTTATGACTGATATTTCAAATACTGATATAGCAAATTATGAAGATATTGAAGAAAAGGAGGACATGAATTTGGCTGAAAAGACAAAGAAAGATGTCTCTGTTGAAGATACAGAAAAAGAAAAGGAAACACCTGATTCTGTAGACGAAACAGAAAAAGACAAAAAGAAAAAAGATGAAGAAACTGCTGAAAAGAAAAAGAAAACTTCTTGCGCAGAAGATACATCTGAAACAAAAGAAACTGCTGAATCTACTGTTGAACCAGAGGGTGATTCAAAAGAACCAGAAACAGCTTCTCTAACTGATCGTGATTTGTTTAGAAAGATTAACAAAGCTTGTGAAGATGCAATTAAATTTTGGGGTTATATCTCTTATTGGTTTCCAGAGGAACATACTGTTTGGTTTAAATCTGATGATGCTCTAACACAGTTAGACTATAAGTTATTTACATATACAGTTGAAAATGATGAAGTAACTGTTTCTGAACCGCAAGATGTAAAACTTACTGTTTCTGTATCAGATGTTAATACTGTTCTTGCTGAAAAAGATGAGAAAATCGAAACATTAACCGCAGAGCTTGAAATCAAAGATAAAGCTGTTATCTCCGCAGGTGAAAAAATTGGAAAACTCAATGTGCAGATTTCTGAATTACAACCATATAAAGAACAGGTTGAAAAAGCAGAACAAGAAAAGATTGAAGCTGAAATTGCAGAAGAAAAAGAATCCTTAAAGAAAAATCTTCTTAAAGGTGGATTATTCACTGAGAAAGAAATCGCAAAAGCTGAAATCGCAGAATTAATTGAAGCAAGAGATAAAACTGCCATCAATAGTTTAATCGCAGAAAAATATATTGCTTCTTTTGATAAAGAAGAGACTGATGTAGCAGAGGATGTTGAAACAGAAGAATCAAATCCTGTGACAGCAACAGCAAGTTTAGAAACTGATGATGTAAATGAAAGTGCAAGTTCTTTCATGACTAAATTTTTATCAAGACGATAATAGGAGGAAAATGTAATGATTCGTGATATTAGACGTAATGGCGCACAGCCAAAAGATACAATGCACAAAGCTGGTGTAGCACTTGTTACAGGTATGGGTGTTGTAATCAAAGATGCTACTACTGTTGAGCTTCCAAAAGCTGAAACTGTAGCAAATATTTATGTAGCAACAAAAGAGCGTATTCCAACTGGCATTAATGCAGCAAGAGTGGATATGTCAGATTATGATGAAGATTTTGTAAAGATTGCCAAAGGTGAGTTCCTTGGGCTTGAAAGATATACAGATGGTGAAAAATTTGCGACAGACCAGTACAAGGCAGAAGATTTTTCTGGTGAAGTTGCTGATGGTACACCTGTATCTGTAGGTGCAGATGGAAAATGGCAGAAACTTACAACTGGATCTTCCAAATATGTATATGAGAAACCATTCAAGGATAATGGTCATGATCTCATTATGATTCGTGTAGAAGCTGATGCAGTTGCACAGGCGTAATTAAGATAAGGAGGAATTAACACAATGGCTATTAATACAGAAATTAAAGACATTATGAGCAAAGAGGGTGTACTCTTTGATGTCGCTGAAAAAATTGAATATAAAAGAGAACTTAATGCCGAGGAAAAAGAAATCGCTGAGATTTCTGATGCTTGGGCTAGGGAGATTGGAAAAACTGGAAAAGATCCAGAATGTACAATCGCTGAGTTCATTAATAGAACTGTAAATGAAGAAATTTATAATGCACCAGATGAACTTCTGGATCAAATCTTTGAAAGAGGTTCTGTTGGTGAGTTTGATGATTATGAAGGTCACAAAGATCCAAAGAATACACTTGTTGCATATGAGGCAGCACATGGAGGTAATGTAGATCGTTCCTACATTGATATTTCCGTACTGAAACCTACATGGAAAAACCGTCAGGTTGAAACTGACCTATCTTATGTAGACCTGCGTAAGAATGGCTTTAAATCAATTGCTACTCTTACTACATTTATGAAAGAAGCTTGCCAGAACGCACTATTCTTTGATGCACTTGCTCAAGCAGATGATGCAGTTAAAGGCGGAGATCAATTAATTCCTGTTGATGGCGCAACACCAACACTTGAGGCTATGGATAAGCTTTCTCTTTACCTCAACGATAGAGCAAGCGATAGTGTAATTATCACACTTAATAAGTATGCTCAAGCTATTAGACGTATGCCAAACTTTGCACAATATATGAGTAATACTATGAAAGATGATTTTAATAGATATGGTCTTGTTAAAACATATGATGGAATTGGTATTGCTGGTATTTCTGGCGCAAAGAAAACTGGTACAGGTTCTCTCCTACTTCCAGATAAGCGTATTTATGGTGTAGCTGGAAAGATTGGAAATCTTGATATGAAGGGTGAAATTCATACATATCAGGATATGAACAATCAGGGTGAGAAAGTTCATATTATGCTAAAAGATTTCACATATGGAATCATGCTTACAAATATTGAAAACTTCGCAAAGGTTACTTTAAGTAAGTAGTCTTTTTTTTATTACAAAAAATTTAAGGAGGGTGTGCAAACGCCCTCCTAATATTAGGAGGAATTGTTATTAATATTCAAGAAACTAAACATATTTCTGTTTTAAATTATAACGATAATTGCGTTTGTATTAATATCGCCCCAGGTAAAAGCACTGTTCTTGAAGCTGCTATAGATGGTCAACCTACAACTATTCCACTTACACTAGATGAAATTCGTTATGCAAATAACGGAACTGCATTTAGGACAGGAAATTTAGAATTTCCAGAGGATATTGAAGATGATCTATATGATGAGCTTCGTATTGACAAGTCAAAAGTATTAAAGATTAGTGAAATTAGAGATATTCTTTTGAATCCAACAAAAGAAGGACTTATTAAAATTATTTCTATTTCTACTCTTTCTGACTTTGATAGAGTGCGTGGACAGTTTCAAAAGTTAAAATCAGAAGGATATAGACTTACATTGGATATGGCAAATGTCATTGATACACGCACAAGAGAATTGTTTAATAATCAAATCAAATCAAATATTTCTGTAGATGATGCGGATGTAGTACCAAGCAATAAAAAAGTTGAAGAACTTGAACAGCAATTAGCTGAAATGAAAGCACTTCTACTACAGATGAATGCATCTAAGCAGGAAGATAAAAAGGAAGTAGTTGATACTGCTTCTACTAAAACTGAGGAAGTAAAGACAGTAGAGAAATCTACTAGAAAATCCCCAGGTAGACCTAGAAAAAATTAATATGGGAGGTGAACTCAATTGCCTCAAGAAATTACAAGATTTGAAAAAATTCTCAACAAATTCTATGATCGTATAGAAAAGGATGAGGACTTTTTTAGTTATTATAATATAGATGTTAGTGAAGCGATACAAATTGCTCAGACTCGTGCTACTAATTATCTATGTGAGGCACTTGATGAATTATCATGCCTCTCGAATTTGGATGTAGATTTTTCAGATTATGATGAAGATGTACAACAAATTGGTTTTAAATTATTGCCTAAAGAAATCAAACTGGTTGTTGAAATTATGTTTCTTATTTATATGAAAAGGGATGAATCTCTCCTTCATGCAATGGAAATTAATTTTACGCCATCTGATTTGAGTGTATTTTCACCAGGAAATGAAAGAACAAGTTACCGTAATTTTATTGCTAAATTGGAACATGATGTATCTATCAAGATTGACGATTACAAAAATCGAGATAGAAAAACTAATGCATTGAAACAGTTTATTAATTATGCTCAGTATGAGGAGGATTAACCTATGGATATTGAGTATTATATGAAATTACAAAATGCTTATGGTACAAAAAATAAACGTGAGAAAAATTTAGCAAAAATAAACAAACATGCTGATAGACATTTTGAAGATACATTTGATACTCAAGATGTTCTAGTAAATAATGAACCTATGCAGTTAATGATTATCAGAGATACCGACAATAATACATATAAGAAGAAAATAAAATCAAGACATAATGATATTGTCAGACTTGGTGACTATGTTAAATGGAACAATCAAATTTGGATAATCACATTACTTGATACTGATGATAAAGTATGGAATCGTGGATATATGTATTTATGTCAGTTGATGATTAGATGGCAAAATGCAGATGGTAAGATTGTTGAGCGTTGGGGATATTCAGAAGACTATACTAAATATAGTATGGGTGAAAAAGGTAACTCTACTATTACTGTTGGTGATTATCAATATGGTTTGACTATACCTGTCGATGAAGAAACAAAACAACTTAATCGTACAAATAGATTTGTCATAGACTATGAGGGAGTGTACCCACCAGACACATATAGAATGACTGGTAAAAAAGGTTTCTTATCTGATGTTAGATATGTTGATAAAGGTGGTGTCATGACCGTCACATTATCTTATGAGCAATTTAATGAAGTTACAGATAAGTTGATTGAGTTAGAAAATGGAACAAAGGCGTGGATCTGCAACTACAAATCCCCTATTACTCCTACTCTCCCACCATCAGAACCAGACAATCCAACTACATCTGTCACAATCACAGGTGGCGATACTCTCCGATATGGTAGAGCAAAAACATGGACAGTCACTTTCTCTGATTCTGAAAATCAACCAAACTTCACATGGAATGTCAAATCAGACTTCAAAATCACTCAAAATATCACAAGTAATAAAATACAGTTGAAATGTACAGATGATAAGGCAATCGACTGTACGTTTACGCTACAAGTTCTCGACAATGAAAGTAACATTTTATCTGAAACAACTATTACTATTGTAGGATAAATCGGAGGTATATTATGGAAAAATCAGTTGCTAGAGATTTGGCTTTTGTCAAATCAAAAGTAATTTCTCGCCTGTTAGAATCTGACGAGTTTGCAAAAGTAATGTTGCGTAAGGAGGATTTTACTGATGACGAGAAAAACGATATGGAGTATAAACAAATATTTGATTATCCTTATGTTGACGGAACACAGGAAGAAGTTATGCCTTTTGTTTGTGTAGAAACAGTTTTCAGAGGTACAAATCGTACTGTAAAATCTATGGACTTATATATTTGGATTTTTGTACATCGTAATTGTATGCAAATGGAATCTAATGTAAAAAGTTATATGGGTAATCGTGCAGACGTTCTTACAGATATTATAGAAAGACTTCTACGTGATTCTGATGATTTAGGAATTGGAAAACCAAGTCTTGATGACATTGGCTATACTGTTCCACAGTCATCTTACTTTGGTCGTCAACTTAAATATAGTATACCAGACTTCAAGATAAAGGAGGTCTGATGTATGAAAGGATTTTCAGATTATGATTATCTCTGTGATGAACCTTATTTTTATGAAGGTATAGGTCATGTTAAATGTCCTACTCTTAGGGACATAAGACGTATAACCTATGGACAATTCAATATCTTTCTTTCTTATATTTCTATTACTCAGAAACAATTTCTTGAAACATTCGGTCTTACTGAAAAATTCAATTCCCTCAGTGATGAAGAAAAAGAAAAAAATACTGCTTATAATCTACTAACATTTGGAATGAATCGTGCAGATTTTCTTGCCTACATGATTAGTTTCTTTGTTATGGATGATTTTCAGTATAATCCAGAACAGAATGCTTTTCTCATTGGTACTTATGAGAAGGACGATGATGGAAAGGAAATCTTTAACGAAACGGGGAAAATTGATAACAGTAATTTTGATGAATTTCGTGCGTTTCTGCAAGTTATCTTAGGAATTAAATCTGAGAAAGAAGTTGAAAAACCTAAATATAAAAATAAGTTAGCTCAACGTATTGCTGAGAAATTAGCAAAACATAAGAGTGAACAAAAAGAAAAACAAACATCTGCGGATGATGATTATACATTGCCAAATATGATTGTAAAATATTGTACTCATAATAAAGTGGGAATCAATATATTAAATGTTTGGGATATGACATATTATCAATTCATGAAGATGTTTTTAGAATATAGGATGGGAAGACAAGCAGATATAAATGATATGATGGCTGCTAATTCATTCTCATTCAAAAACTCTAAGGACTATAAACCTATGGAGTATATGAACAAAATTAAATAATGAAAACTTTCAAACAAAGTCGCCTGTGTTAGGTGGCTTATTTTATTTTTAAGAAAATGGAGGAATTAAATTATGGCTAGAGAGCTTAATATGGCAAACCGTCAGTGCTGTGACGTACATATCCTTGATTATGCTACAATGAAACCTTGGATGTTAGTAGATTTCTGTAACACTACTACTGCTGGTTTTAGTGCAGACGCAGTATACGCAAATAAAAAAGGCGCAAAGGATATTAAATTTGATAACCCACTTGAGGGTACTATGAAACTTAATTTCCAAGTTCATCCATTCCAGATTTATGCACTGTATTCTGATGGAGAAATTGAAACATCTGCACTCATTGCTCGTAGAGAAAATGTGACAGGTGCAGCGGAAGGGAAACTTACTCTGACAAATACTCCAAAAGCAGGTACAGTTTATGCTGTTGATCCTGATACTGGAAAAATTATCGAAGGTACGGTTTCTGAGAAAGAATTTACTGCTACAACTACTTCTGAGATTAAAGAAGGTACAACATATGAAGTATCTTATCTTGAGGAAAAAACAGCAGGCGTAAAGAAAATTTCATTTAACAATAAGAAAACTCCAAAAGATTTCTTCATTCAAATGGAAACAGTTGATAAAGATGAGAAGGGAAATCTTGTACCAGTAAGAATTACTGCTTATAAAGCATCTCCTAATAGAACTCTCGACTTATCATTCTCTTCTGATGGAGATCCTGCGGAAATCGAGATAGAACTCAGTGTTCTTCAAAACGAAGACGGAGATGTAATGGATATTATTGAAATTACTGAATAATATATTTTTGAAGTAGGGTAATATAATATTATCCTACTTCTTTTTAATAAAGGAGTTGAAATTGAGTAATCGACCATTACCTAAGTTTAAATTAGAAATTGACGATATGGTAACTTCGTATGATAGAAATATGAAGATAATTGATCGTGAATATAGACTTAAAACTGCATATAAAAACGGAAAGCCATATAATCACAATGAAAAATGGTATAGATATAAATGTTTAAAATGTGGAAATACGGATTGGGTTATAGAAGATGCGTTTATTGGTCATCAACATGTAGGTTGCAATGCTTGTTGTCACCCACCGAAAAAATTAGTTCCAGGGATAAACGATATAGCTACTATTGCTCCTTGGATGGTAAAATATTTTGGAAACTCAGAAGATGCCACAAAATACATGAAAACAACAAAACAAGTAATTGAATTCGTTTGTCCTGATTGTGGTAGAAAACATCGTAAATTTATAGGAATGGTATATGCTTGTCATAATTTATCTTGTCCATGTCAAGATGGATGGAGCTATCCAAATAAATTTATGTATTCTATTTTGGAACAAGCAGGTGTCAATTTTGAACCAGAAAAATTGTTTGATTGGTCTAATGATAGGCGATATGACGATTATATAGAATATAATGGTTTAAAGATTATTACTGAGCAACATGGTAAACAACATTATGAACGAGAAATTAATAAAGATGGTAGAACTGTTGAAGAAGAACAAGAAAATGATAAGATGAAGTACAATCTTGCTATTCAAAACGGTATAGATCACTATTTTATTATTGATTGTAGGGAGTCTACAAAAGAATATATTCAAAATTCAGTTCTTAATTCTGGTCTATTTTCTATTCTGAATATAAACCCAAAAGATATAGATTTTAATAAATGTGATGAATTTGCAACATCAAATATTGTAAAGCAATTTTGCAATTATAAAAATGAACATCCTAAAATGACTATAAAAGAGATTGCTCCGTTATTTCATATTGTATATGGTACAGGTTTAAAATGGGTTAAAAAAGGTGCTAAATTAGGATGGTGCAAATACGAAAGTTTTGATGGAGTGCGTCTTAGGCATAAACGAAATGATATGAAAGTCGTAGAAAAACCTATCCACTGTATCACTACAGATACATACCATCGTAGCGCAACAAAATTCGCAGAGTATTATCAATCTCTTACAGGTAAGAAACTCTGCGCAAGAAATATTCGTTCAGTATGTACAGGTAAACGTAATCATGTCAATAATATGAAATTCGAATATATTACTCAAGAACAATTCAATCAATTAAAAGAAAAATATCCAGATAAAGTATACGGAGAACTATTTGTATCTCACGCATCATAAAGGAGAATATAACCACAATGACAAAAGAATGTAAAGTATTACTACGCAATCAGTATGTTATGGTTGTTGATTTTGATGGAAAAGAAATTCAAATGCCATCTGACCGCACAGATAAAGATACTGTATTCGTAAAGTATGAAAATAATAGATATTCTATCACTTGTAAATTAGAAGAAGAAAAGAAACCTGCAAAGGTTAAACCTGTTTCAAGAGTAAAGAAGCAAAAGAAAGTAACGGAGGTTGAGTTAGCTGATGATGTTGCAACAGATGAACAAAAGGATAAATCTGAATAAATTAATCGTAGTTAGTATAAGTAATTAGTAGGGATACTGGCTATGAATTAATGGCTTGTATCCCTATTTTTTACGATTTTCAGGAGAAAACGTGATATGAAAAAACAATTATTTGATAGCTTCGAGGAGGTAGTCGAAGCTTTTGGAGAGGATAATCTTGTGGTTATCACTTTTATGCCACAGATTATTTTTTATCTTAGTAATTTCAACATTCAACCTGTATGGACAACTCCATCAGAAATTAATGATAATAAATTAGCTTTTTATTTTATCAAAGCAGAAACTAAGAAACCGTATGAAGCATGGCAAAAACGCAGATTAGAGAAAGAACGTAAATAATGGCACGAAGTGTAGGTAAACAATTTGAAGATAATTTTAAGAAAAGCGTACCAGACTATGTACTCTCCCACCGTCCACCTGATTCAGCGCAAGCTTTTGATGTGGGATCAACAAATAAGTTAAGATTCAGTCGTCACAGCCCATGTGATTTGATGGTATTCGATGGAACACGAAATCTTTTTCTTACACTTGAATTAAAAACATTTCAAGGTTCATGTAGCTTTGAACGTGATAAAAATGAAAAAGTTAAGAAAAATATTCATTATCATCAGATAAAAAGTTTAAAAGATTTTGCACAATATAATCGTGTTATAAGCGGATTAGTATTAGACTTTCGGTCAAGCGACAATACATATTTCTTAAATATTAATCAATGGGATGATTTTATCTCACATATAGAAAAGAAAAGTTTCAACGAAAAGGATTTGCTTGAATATGCAAGTCCTATTTTAATTCATAAAGAGAAATTAAAAGTAAATTATAGATATGACTTAGAATCATTTTTAAATGATGTAAATTATTAAAATTTTAGTTAGGAGAAGAAAATATGAAGAAAAGCTTACTCAAGGTAAAAAACACAATCACATTTGAAGATAAACTCAATGCAATTGATCTTATTCTGAATGCTTTTTGGGATGATGAAACAGGTGAATATATACCGTGGATGGAAGAACCTGCACGAATTATTGCAGTTGGAAAATATTTTATTGAAGGATATACACTAGAAGATGGTGAAAATATTTTTAAATTATATCTTTCAGATGATGATTTAAAGAGTCTTATTGATACATTTATTAACCCAGACTATGAGTCAAGATGTGAATCTGTAAAAGAATACATTAAGGTCATGAATTTTGTAGACAAGATGGTTCATGACAAGCTTGAATGGACAAAACAGAATATTATTCATACAAATCCAGATATGGATAGAATCGTAGAAGGTGTAAATGTTTTTATTGACGCATTTAAGAATTTCGCTAACCTTGACATTACTGCTCTCACACCAGAAATGATTAAAGACGGAGTGTCTTTTATGGAGAAGCTGAAAGAATCTGGTTTTGAAATTAATGCAGAGAATCTTACTAAGATTGTAAAAGATGCTGCGGCGTTCAATATTGATAAAGCTAGTCAAGATATTATTGATGCTAAGAATGAGCAGATTAAGAAATTACAGGAAGAAAACAGAGAACTCAAAAAAGCTAAAGGAAATTTCAGCGCTAGAAATGTAATGAATGATGGTTCTGGAAATAAGAACAATAACAAGACTGGAACTAAAGTAACAAAAAATGGATAAGAAGAAATAATATTTAACATTTGATACTGGTAAAATATTTCACCACATCAGTTCTCAACTATTAGCGTGAAACGTGATCATAAATGTTTAATCCCACGTTTACCATATTTACCACTAAGCTAATTAGTGATATTACAATACCGTAATTCATGTATGTATACCTCCTTACCAAAATAATATATCTATGATAAAAGGTCATAGAAACTTTCAGCGTAGAGGATATGGGTTCACGCCTGCCCGTAGGCGACCGCATAGTTGAGAAACTGATTCCCTGAGAATGGAAGTACATTCTCATGATATCTTTTGGATATCTCCACCCAAGGAATATTTTACCAGATTATATTATGTAGTTCAATACAGAACATTTGTTTAAGGAGAGTTGTACTCTTCTATCTCATACGGAGGAAATTATTATGGGAATAATTATGGATGCAATTGATGCACAAATTATTAAACCAAGAGTTGAAGCTGCTGAACAAGAAGGTTTTCAAATGACTCAGACAGATATTCAGAATTTTTATTCAAGTGGATCGCCTGTAAAATATATTAGAACTGGGACATATGAAAGTTCACCTCGTTCATCTGGTGTGTCTGGTAGTAATGGGAATTATCATTACGATATTCATTTGAATGTAGCAGAATATCCCTACGGACAACATAGTGGTTTGCAGATTATGACAGATATCCAAAACAATGGTAGTGGGGTTTTGGGTACTCATGGTACGTGGGATGATGCTGTACAGGATATTATAGAGGCTGTAAAAGCTAATTTTAGTTAAGAGGTAGCCACCAAGAATCTATAAGAAAGAAATAAAATAATGTAACAATGAAACAACATGAATCCTAAATTTCATCGTGCAATATAATGCAAAAAAGAAAAGAAGCTACTGTGTGATACAGTAACTTCCTTCTCTTTCTATATCATGAAAATTTTATATGATCTCTTCTCCAACTCTCAGCACTTAATCTTTGTAGAATGAGCAATCGAAATCTAATCCAATAAATCCTATATGAACATGAATTTCTTTTGCTTTTTTGGACACAACACGATGTAAAGCAAAGTAAGCAAATCCAATACCTGCAAATTTCAGTGCATAATCAAGTATGAGATCAATCACGATTTACCTCCTTTCTGTTAGACTACAACATTCAGGAAAATAAATTGTGAAGAACTCACAGAACTTATAAAGATTTTCATGAGATGTTATACCTTTCTTAATAAGCAAAGGTGTTTACAAGTTACACTTCTCAGCAAGTAGCTTCGATTCTTTTATATTATATCGTAGAAATTTATACAATTCAATAAATAATAATGTAGTTTACTCTCCTTTCTTGCGGAGAGTTTTTATTTTTTGTAAGAAAGGAGAATAAATTACTATGGGAGCGCAATTTCAAGTTGACGTAAATGTTGTTACTCATGGTGCGGGAAAAGTTAATGAGCTTGAACAAAAATTAAGTAAAATGCAAAATAAATCTGTTGATATTAAATTCAATGTTCAAGGTCAAAATCAAATTAACAATATTATACAACAACTCCAAAATGTTCAGAGACAAGGAATAAACCTTAATCTCAATAATAACAATATGGCACGTTCTGCACAGAATGCAGCACGACAGTATACACAAAATTTTCAACGCCAGATAAATTCTTCAAAATTAAGATATAATATTGACACAGGAAAATATGCAGCCGCATCATCCAGAATGAGCAAACAATTAGGGGCATATGGAACTCAAGATACTGCAAATATTCAAAAGGCTACAGCGGCTCTAGCCTCATATAATCAGGCTTTAGATAAACTTCAAAATCATTACAATGGATCAAATGTTTTAGGTAAACAACAGTTACAACAAACTTTTCAAGATATGACTAAAGCAGGAGATACTTTTAAGAATACTTTGTCTCAAATTAGAGACGAATCGTCAAAAGCATTATCTCCATCTATCGCTAGTGCATCGGGAAATAAAGTTGTTTCATATATGAATGCAAATTCTAAAGCAGTTAAGAAATATGGAGCGGAACTGAAAGAACTAGAACAGCAATATCGTTCAATGACAACTGTTGAAGAAAAAGCTAGTTATGATAAGGCATTTACAAATTTAAAATCAAGAATCCAAGCGGAAGGATTAAGTGGTAATTCTACTTGGAGTGAAACGAAACGTGCGCTTGGACAAATTGCTCAGTTTACTGGAATTTATGCTGGCTTGCAACGTGTTATGGTTCAACTTCCAACAGAAGCAATTTCTGCTGTTAAAGATGTAAATGCGGCACAGATTGAATTAACAAAAGTTAGTAATGCTTCTGGTACACAATTATCACAATATTGGGATGAAGCATCTCAAAGCGCAACAAAATATGGATCAACAATTAGTGATGTTATTAGTAGTACCGCTGATTGGTCAAGGCTAGGTTATAAATTAGATGATGCCAAAAAATTATCAGACGCTACATCTCTATTACAAAAAGTAGGAGATAATATGACACAGGAATCCGCATCTAGTGGATTAATTTCTACATTAAAAGGATTCCAAATGAATGCTGATGAAGTAACTAAAGTGGTTGATGTTGTAAATGAGGTTGCAAATACAGAGCCTATAGATACCGCAGGTATTTTTGATGGCTTAACTCGATCCGCTTCATCAATGAAAGCTGCAAACAACACATTTGAAGAAACTGTAGCTTTAATTACGGCAGCAAATAGTGTAGTACAAGATCCAGATAGTGTAGGTACTGCATTCAAGACAAAATTTTATCGAAATTGTCTTTATGTACAGAAATGTGCATAGTTGAACATATCCTAAAACCAGTAAAACCTAAAGCTCTATCACTACAATACGGATGAAATAGGCTGGTATGAATGTAACGAAAGTAATACAACGATAGAGATTCCATATGGTCAAAAGCCTAAGTGGAGAATTTACTAATTTTATATAAATTAGGAATGGTAGCTTGGTCGCGAAGCCCCGAATAGGGGTGTGTCAAACGATCATCCCCATGTCGGGACTTAGAAATATTCTTAATAAGAATTATAAAATAAAGGTAAAAACCTGAATATCTAAGTCAACAGGAGTACGACACAAATCACAAATGGTGTAGGTGAAAACCCTTTAAATGGAAAAGGTATGACTGCTGTTCTATTTTAGAACGTGGTTAAGAAATGATCTACTCTTATTCGAAAGGATAAGAACTTGCTATATTGATAAATAAAAAATAATATATGAAATACACTGAACAAGATTATATAAATAAATGTAATGAATTAGATGATGAATTTTATGGAACTCATAAACACCCACATAAAGGAACGATGATTGAATACATATGTAGGAAACACAGAGACAAAGGTGTTCAATCATGCGATTGGTCACATTTTAAAAGTTATAAAAAGAGTTGTCCTTATTGTGCAGGAAGATATAAAACCACAGAGGATATTGTGCCTTTAATAAAAGACCAAAATGTAGAAGTTATTTCTGAATATTTAGGAAATGAAAAACCTATTACTTGCAGATGTAAATCTTGTGGTCATATATGGACTACTTTACCAAAAGTATTAATAACAAATGGATCTGGATGTCCAGAATGCGGAAAAATCAAACGAAGTCTTTCAAAAAGAAAATCTCATGAACAGTTCATTAAGGATTTAGAGTATAAAAATCCTTATCTTATTGCAAAATCCAAATATACTACATCTACAACTAAAATGAAGTTTGAATGTAAAATAGATGGAACAATTTTTGAAGCACAACCATCTAATATTTTAGATGGAAACACAATTTGTCCTACTTGTTCAAGAAAACTTTTACATGAAAAATTTGCATATTCAACCGAAGAGTATAATTCATTAATCAAAGACAAACATTTAGTTTTAGATGAACCTTATATTTCTGCGCATGTTAATGTACGTTTTAAATGTTTAAAATGTGATAGAACATTTTTTACTCGTCCATCAGCAATCTTATATAAACATAGTGGATGTCCTTACTGCGATGGAACTATTGGTGAAAAAATTATGAATGAAATATTAGAAAGTTTTGGACATTTTTGCCATCCACAACATACATTTAATGACTGTAGATATATTGGATTACTTAAATTTGATTTATACGATGAAAATGATAATATCGCATACGAATATAATGGAGAACAGCATTATTTTCCAGTGGATTTTGCTGGAAAAGGTAAGGAATGGGCTGAACAACAATTTAAAATAAATCAAACAAGAGATGACATTAAAATCAATTATTGTAAGAAAAATAATATTCCTTTGATTATAGTTCCGTATTGGGAACGTGATAATATGAAAGATTTTATTTTAAAAGAATATGAAAGGATGAATTTATATCAATATAGCAGTTAGCGTGAGTTGTGATCACGCTTAATACAAGGAATTTCAATGCGTATCAGAGGTGCGTCAACAGACATGGAAAAGGCAGGTCTTGACACCGAAGGTATGGCAGAATCAACCGCAAAACTAAGACAAGAAGTTATGGCTCTTAGTGGTGTGGATATTATGAAAAATGAAAACGAGTTTAAATCTACATATGATATTCTCGATGAATTATCAACTAAGTGGCAAGATTTAACAGATATTCAGCAGGCAAGTTTAACAGAACTGATAGCAGGCAAACGCCAAGGAAATATAGTTTCCTCACTTATGACCAATTTTGACGTTGCTCGGAAATCTCTTCAAACTGCATTAAATGATGCAGATGGATCAGGTGAAAGAGAACTTGAATCTTGGAATAAAGGTATTGAAGCTTCTCTCTCTCATTTGAAGGCACAATTTCAAGATTTTTCTACCAGTGCAATTAGTTCCGATATGTTTAAAGGTATTGTAGATACTGGTACAAAAGCTTTAGGTGTAATGACAAAACTTGCAAAATCAGATAGCAAGCTTGTTAATTTGCCTAATGTTATGGCACTTGGATTAGGTATTTTCCAAGGTAAAAACAACAGCGGTAAGAGTACATGGGATTCGCCCCATGCATTTTTCAAAATGACTTATGCCGCTTGAGAGTTTAGCAGTAATGTGTACGAGCTTATTTATAAGCAAGGACTCTCTGGTGACTTTCTAAAATGGAGTAAGCGGTAATGCGCTACTCTTCTGTATTGAATTTCAGAACGGGAAACTTTCATAGTTCAAAAGGCTATGTCACATGAGTTTGGTACTAAACTTATATTTAATAGGTATAAGTGGCAAATCCGAAAGGATGCGGTATAGTAACAATCCAAACTACGAAGTAATCCGCAGGTAGGGCTTCATTATAATGGATGCCGACCTCAACGAGCGTAACGAAAGCATGGTTATGTAATATAATCATGAAAATGCACTCTAGCGATAGGGAAGATGGATGCCCGATTAATTCAGGGATAGTTTCTATATACTACCCTTCCATCAGCAGTTGGGAATTATTTATATATGATTGTATCGACATATATAAATATTGTAAATATAGAATTAATGATACAACCAAAATTAATACTTATATGCAATATACGTCATTCCAATTAAACAAAGTAACGCAATAATCATACATATATAAATTAAAATTTTGAATATTTTCTCATACATACTTATATCACTCTCCTATTAATACTATAGGAAATATTATATCATATGAATGATAAAACATTTTTAAATCGCATAATCAGCTAAATTATTAGCATAATTGCAGATTCAGAATATATGTTCTGAATTGTAGATTGTCGTACTCTGTCGTATAATAGTATAAATGGTAGAAAATACCAAATACTTTCGGAAGGATTAGGCGTATGAGTGATTTTTTCAAGACAATTCAGGGCGAAATAAAAGAACTAAAAGATAAATATTTATCTTGTGATAAAAGATTTGAAAATGAAAACTTTGCATTTAATTATTGGGTGGCAATAAATTGTAGTTGTTTATCTGATGATTTCTTTGAATTTTGTGAAAATAACTTATTAACATTTACTAATGGTGAATATGGATATATTATCGACTCAAGTAATGACGATACTGATGATAGAGATATTATAATTGTTCATACTATATACATAGACAAAAATGGTGGATTAAAAATTAGTAATTTTAATAAATTTTTGGATCATTCAATATTTAGTAATGATGGATATAAGAATGAAAAAATTATAAATACTTTAAATGCGCATAAAAATATTAATGAGTATGTTATATATGAACATTATTATTGTTCTCAATATGAAAATAATGTTTCGAAAAATGTAAAAGAACGTTTTAGTGATTATAAATCCAATACCACTTTTTCTTATAATACCATTCCAAAGTTAATATATCTCGATGAGATTGAAAGAAAATATTTTGATAAGCCAGAAATTGAACAAGATTTTCAGCATATCATCAATGTAAAAACAAAGCAACATACTATCAGTTTATTTGGAAATGAATCAGATGAAGATAAAGTTCATACTACGCTTTGTGCAGTAGGCACAATGGAAATATATAATATGTTAATAAAAAGCGAAGAATCTGATTATAATTTATTTGATGATAATATTCGTGAATATCTGGGTACAATAGGCAAACTTGGTAAAATAAATAAAAATATTCAAGCAACATTAGATGATGACAATGATAGAAATAAATTTTTCTATTATAATAATGGTGTTACTTTAATGTGTAAATTTCATCATTATGATGGAAGACAAAAGATTATAACTGTTACAAATCCTAAAGTTGTAAATGGTTGTCAAACGGTAAACACAATAAAAGGTGTAATTGAAAATCATTTAAAAAATAATGATATTTCAGAAGTAGTTAAGAAATTCAAACAATGTTTTGTTTTAGTAAAATTTTATGACTTAGATAAACAGAATGAAAATGAAAATATAATTTATAAAAATATTGTTAAGAATACGAATATGCAAATGGGAATTACCCCGAAAGATTTTATCTTAGGTCAAGAATATTTTTTATGATATGCAAAAAGAATTTAAAAAATTTGGATTCCATTTATTAGTAAGACAAAGTGATAAATACACATTAGAAAAGAATCAAAATTTATTTAATAATTTGTCAAGTATTTCTTGCGATCGTTATAAAATGATTATTGGTGAAGATATTATTAAACCAAAAGATATATCTATTGACTTAAAAGTATTACTACGTGTTCTTATGGCGTTTTATTATGACGGATATACTGTATATCGTTCAGGTCAATATTTATTAAAAGAAACATCAAAGTATTATAATGAATTTTCTAAAAAGATATTAAATTTTTTATCTGTAGACAATATGATAAATCTTTATTTAACATTTGTAAAATGTGGAGGACTTAAAGTAGGTCATGATAGATACCCTGTCCCATATCATTTAATTGATTTTATCGGAAGAAAAATAAAAAATGATAAGAACGGTAAATACAGTTGCGATATAGCAAATAATAAATTGAAATTTATGTATGGTAACTCAGAAAGTTTTAATCAAATTTATAATTTATTATCGAATATTAGCGAATCCTATGCAAAGAAATATATGCGAAAAATGGATGTTGATTATTCTAAATTTGTAAAACAAAGAATGGATGTAGATATGTTAGATGATATATTTGATGATAAGTTTGATGAATCAAAAAGATATAACCAGAATTATTATTTAGAATTTATGAATAATTAACGCTATAATATGGGTAAGAATCTAAATACGTTCTTACCCATATTAAATTATAATTTTTATAAAATAATTTAATACCGACATAAAAACCGTATAATATAAAGAATGTAATTCGTGAAAATCTTTCATAATTAGAGTAAGCGATGAATACATTGCTTTAATTGGTCTGATACCTTTCTCCCACATTCAGGACATTTTATAAAAGCTATATCATACTGCGCTCCTTTTATAATATATTTATTTTACCATACAAATATATTACCATATGTACATCTCTTTCGTTTATAATAATACAATCAAACAACGAATTATAATTAATAAAATACACAATACAGAGGTGGTAATTAGAATATATCCAATTACTTTTCTGTTCTTTTTGGTATTTGATGTAATAAGAAATTTAGATGATAAAAATATTACTGTTATAAATTCTGCTATTGTAATCAAAATCAGGAATGCGCACGATAATAATATTTCACGTCCACCATCATAAAGTAATATACAACTCACTATTGGACAAATAATGGCTAATATACCCATTATAATAGGATAAATAAAATCCAATGATCCATCCGCTAGTAATTTCAATAAGAATAAAATAATTAAAAATATTATAACTCTCATATAACTATCTCTCACTTTGTTTATAGTAATTTCATTTATGCATTATAGCACAATATACATCCCAAGTATATAAAAATCGTAGGTAGCTCAATCAATTGCTAATATGCAAAATAAAATTGCAACAAATAATACGCTTAAAACAGTGTCGGGTTTGATGGCTTCTCAATATAGAGCAGGAAATGCTCCTAATGTTGATGCTGTTCTGAGAGATGCAAACGCATCAAATGATTTTAAAAGAACATATGGTGCTTATATTGGTAATTATATTCATGAATTAGACCAAAAGAATAATGTTGATAAGGCAGCACTTTCAAGTACTGAAAATTTAACGGCTGCAATTCAACGCCAAGGAGGAACAGTTCCTGTTGTTACAAGCAAATGGGATGCGTTTAAAACTGGATTAAAAGATGTTGGTTCAGTATTTAAGGCATCAGCAATTAACATTGGGGCTAATCTTGCTGTTTCTGCCGCAATTCAAGGTATTGCCACAGCATTTGATTATGTATCTAATAAACAAGAACGTGCAATTGAATCTGGTGATGAAGTAATCCAAAATTATAAAGATATAAATGAGCAGATGGCTCAATCCTCTTCCTGGATTGAAACAAATGGCGAAAAATATACTACTCTTTCAAAAGGCGTGAGTTCTTTAGGAACAAATCTTGGATTAACAAACGAAGAATATGCTGAATATCAAGAATTGGCATCTCAGATTGCAACACAATTTCCAGAATTGGTATCAGGATATGATTCACTAGGAAAACCAATTATTAAAGCTGCAACAGATGTTGATACATTAAAAGCTACTCTTAAAACACAAAAAGTCAACCAATATACTGAAAGTGTTAAAAATGCTAAAGATGTAATCGACAAATTAAATGCGGAAGTTAACCAAGATAAAAATTGGTTTTGGGAGGAAGCAGGTACAGACCAACAGCTACAATCATTGGAAAAATTCCAATCTGCATATGAAAATGCTTTTAAAAACAAAGGTGGTAACAAATTTTTAGATTTAAACCAATGGTTAGATGATGGTAATTTCGTAGACGCACTTGATAATGCAGGAGTTAGTGTAAAAGACTTCGGTAAATTAATAAATGAATTAAACGACTCGCAAGGGAAACTTAAAGCTAATAGCGACACTAATGATTTCCTTAATACTATTATTGGATCACAAGAATCTTTAAGAAATCAACGTGAAAACTCTGCTGATGAATTAAAAAGTTATATTCCTGCATTCTTTCAAGAACAACGAGCTTATCAAAATTTATTAGATGATGTTCCAAGTATAGACAGTGAACTTACATCATTAATAAATTCTTTTTCATATGAAGATTTAGAGAAAAATGGGTTTACTGGTGATAAAGCAATTAGTAAATTAAAATCTTGGAGTCAATCCGCTGTCAAAGAACTGCAAAATAAAGACATTCAAGATGCATTAAATGATGTATTTACAATAAATGATGATAGTTCTAAACAATCATTTGATTCGTGGCAGAAAGAAGCAGATGCTGCTCTTAATAAAGCTAGTGAAAAAAGTAAAAGTTTTTCACGTGAACAAATGCGGGAAGCTTCTGGAATCAAAGACCAATGGGAAGAACTAAGAGGTATTCAAACAAAAGTTGCCGAAAGATGGGATGATACAACAGGTATTAAATCAAGAGATTTAAGTATTGAGGATTTAGAAACTCTTGGTACTATGCTGTCTGATACGCAATACGATGGACAATCATTTGAAGAAATGGTTGATCAGATTCAGAATGTCCAAGACACATCTCGTCTCACTCTTGAAAATATGCAAAAAGTAGTAACCGATACCACTGCAAGTTTATCAACGTTACAATCTGCAACAAGTGAAACTTCATCTGCTACGGGATTAACTGCTGATACAATTACCTCTATGGACGGTATGTTCTCTGACATTGATAATTTTGATAGTGCCGCATTGTTTAAAAATACAGCAAATGGTGTAAAATTAAACACTAAAGCATTATCAAGTCTTTTAGCAGTTCAGCATGATATTAAAGCAAATGATTTTACACGTTCTATAGAAGAACAGACTAAAGCTATTGCAGAGCAAAACGATGTTGTGCAAGCTCAAACTAAAGGCACAGATGCATATAAGACAGAACAAGATAAATTAAAATCTATGTTTGCGGATTTGTCTGCATTACAACAAGCACAGTCACAGTATCACGCTCTTTATAAACAACAACAAGAACTCTTCTCTGATTATAGTCAGTGGCAACAAGCACAATCTACCGCTAATGCAGGTGATAAGTACAACAATATGGTTTCTGGTCTTCAAGCTGCAAAAGACGCTTGGGACAAAGGACTTGTTGGTACAGATGATTTTAAATCATTTGCAAAACTTATATCTCCGTCTGGTGCAACAGATGATATAAACTTTGCCGAAAACTATTCTAAAGCAGCACGTTATCTTACAGAGGATGAATCTGGTGTAAAGGCATTCTTAAATGACTTATCTTCTAAAGGTCTTGCGGATTTCAATGAAGAATCTCAGCAATGGTCATATAACGTAAAAGATATGGCAGAAGCCGCTAAACAAATGGGTATGGGTAAAGACTTCATGTCCAATATGTTTGGTAGACTTGAAGATTATGGATTCCATAATAATGTTATTTCTGATGCAGAAGATGGTGTTTTAAAATTATCAGATGCTTATTCTAATCTTGCAGAGTCAGAAGCTAGACTTGAAGATTTAAAGAAAAATGATCCTACTAATACTACTGCTATTGAGCAAGCAGAGAAGGAAGTTTCTGGATATAAGCAAGATATTGATGAACTTGGTACAAACCTGAAAGAAGTCGCTTCACATACAGCAGAGAATTATAATCGTGAACTTGAAACTGCTAAAAATCAGATGAAAACCCTTGCTGATGAACGTGAACGTATTTTAAAGAGCAATGAATACGGCGATAATACTCAAGCGGTTGCTGATTATATGCAGTCACAGATTGACCAGCTAGGTCAGAATTATGGTCTTGATTCTTCTGCCCTTCAACAACAAGCAGAGCAAGCTGCAAAAGCATATTCTGACGCATTACAAAATGCAACTATTGACAATCCGGTTACACCTGATTTTGGTGAAGATACTGCTTCTGCTGATGCTTATGCTAGTGCAGTCGATAAAGTACAACAGGCAAATAAAGATAATAACCAGACATTATCAGATTCTATCAAAACATTACAACAATATAATTCAGAACAAATCAAAGGTATCGACTTATTGGATGGTGCTTATGACAGTGATGAATTAAAACCTGCGGAACAAGCGTTAGATAACATTTGTCAATCTCTTGGTCTTACGAGTGAAGAAGCAGGATTGCTTGGACAAGTTCTTGAGTCTATGGGAATTATCAAACCAGAAGTAGATGATTCTGAGGTTAAACAAGCTAAGACAGATGCAGAAGAAACAAAACAAACCTATGATAATCTAGGTGACAGCACAGTTTCTATTAATGCAGATGTTTCTGGCGAAGATAGTGTTGCATCTTTTGTTGACCAATGCTCTTCTATTCAGCAAGGTATGACTACTACTATTACTGCTACGGTCAGTGGGGAAAGTGAAGTAGAATCTCTCGAAAGTGGTCTTGAGCAAATCCCAGATAATACTCCTACTACTGTTGATGTTACGGTTAATAATCAGCAAGACTTAGATAATATTCAAAGTAAAGTTGATAGCCTTAATGCAGGTGGCAAGGATATTACACTTAATGCTCATATTAAACCAGATAGTGATAGTGAAGTAGAAGTTAAAGCAAAAGATACTACTGTAAAGGTTACGCCTGATCCAAAAGAAGTTGAAGTTACTGCTAAACCTGTAAAAGTTGATGTACAACCATCACAGAAAGAAGTTAGTGTAAGTGCAAAAGTAACGAATAAGCCAAACGCAACTTCCCAAGGAGTTATTAATTATAAAAAAGGTAATGTTGAGAAAGCCGATGGTACTACTTCCCAAGGCATTATCAATTATAAAAAAGGTGATGTCGAAAAGGCAGATGGAACTGTCTCAACAGGTATCATTAATTATAATTTAGGTAATGTCGCTACTCCTACTGGTATGGTTGCTACTGGTGTAATTAACTATACATTAGGAAGTGTTGCTAAACCAGGCAAAGCCGCTGGTACATTTGGTCAATCCAGAGCATATGCGCAAGGTAGTCTTACTGATTTATCTGCTTATGCAGGTGGTCATGTTTCATTACCAAGAGATGAAAAAGCTCTTGTAAATGAAGTAGGAACAGAATCTATTGTACGTGACGGACAATGGAGTTTGATTCCTGGTGGTGCGCATCTTGAGAATCTTAAAAAAGGTGACATTATTTTCTCTGCTTCTCAAACAGAGGATTTATTGAAACGTGGTGCAACACCAGGTCATGCTAGAGCATATGCACAGGGAAGTCTTAGTGATATTTCTCTTACTCATGCTTTTGATGGTGGTTCTGGATGGGGTGGATTCGGTGGTGGATTATCCAATAAAACATCGGTTTCATCTGGATCATCTAGTTCATCTGATAGCTCTGCTACTCAGCAACATACGGATGCTGTTCAAAAAGATACATCCGCTACAGAAGATAATACCAAATCTGCAAAAGATTCTACCGAAGCATTTGACTGGGTAAAAACTAAACTTGATAAATTTGCAAAATCTGTAGAACGTATTTCCAACCAGATCACGGACTACATATCTTCTACTTTCAAAACTGTACTTCTCAAGAGACAGGTCAAAGCAGTAGAAAAACAACTCAAGGCGAATGAACAGGGATATACTGCTTATATGAACAAAGCTAATTCTGTTGATATTAGTGACGACTATAAGAATAAGGTAATCAATGGTACATTCTCAATTGAGGAAATTGATACATCTTCTGACTCTGGTAAACAGTTAGCAAAAGATATTAAAAGTTTCCAAACTTATTATAATTCTGCGCAAGATTGTAAAGACACAGTTCAGGAGTTAAACAACAAACTTCTGGAATTATATGAAACAATCGTAAATATGCCTACAGAAAAGGCAGAGAAAAAGATTGAGAGATTAAAGACTAAACTTGAATCTCTCAATGCTGTTTCTGATACTGTTTCATTGGGTGGATCTGCAATTGCAGCAATGCAGAATCAGATTAAAGTGGATAATCCTGGTCTTAGCAATGCACAGAAGAAGCTTGATAAGGCTGAAACTGCTAGAAATGCAACCAAGAAAACTCGTGCTAAAGCAAGCAGGGATTTAAAATCTGCTACGGCTGATGCAGAGTCTACAGGAAATACACTTATCAAGGAAAGTGAGAAACAGACAAAATCCATAGACAAGAAACTGAAAAGTGCCGCAAAGTCTAGTACAAATAAGGTTACTTACAATGCAATTGCACAGGCAATTCGTGAAGGTAAAGCAGTTAATATAAAGGGACTGAAAGGTTCTGCACTAAAATATGCGAAATCATATAACAATTCTTTAAAACAAGGTAATACTATTGCTTCCAAGGTTAAGGCAGGTAAAACTGTTAAGACTTCTGGAATGTCAAATATATTGAAGTCTACGGCACAGGCATATAACGCTGATGCAAAAGAGAAAGCTTCTGCGCAGAAAATATATGACAATGCTAAGAAAGCAGACGAAAAAGCTTTGAATGATCTGACTAAGGCTCAGAAAAATAAAGAGAAGTTATATGCAGGTTCTACTAAGGAACAGCAGATTCTTGCGACAACAAAAGGTAAGAAATCATATGTATACCAGAATATGCTTCTTACACAGGAAACTAAGAATCTCAAGGAACAGAACAAACATCGTCAGAAAGCCTTAAAAGAGACTCGTGATAGCTATATGAAGGCAAAAGGCAACTATGATACTGCTGATGCTGATAAAACGAAATCTCAGAAGAAACTTCTGAACAATAAAACTGTCATGTCTAAGTTGAATAAAACTCAACAAAAGGCATTAAAGGCAGGTAAAACAGTAAGCACAAAAGGTATCACTGATCCTAAAGTGCTGAAATGGATTCAAGACTATAATGAAAAAGTCAAGAAATCTGCGGATTTAAGCAAGAAACTTCGGATTGAACAGGAAGCTTTGGATAAAGCAACAAGCGAAGCAGCACAATCTCAGGCAGAATACGCACAGTCTATCGTAGAAAATGCAAAGAAGAAACTTGAGAATATTGCAAACTATTATGATTCCTTTACTTCTCAATGGGAAAATAGGAACTCTATGTATGAAGCATACATGGATAGGATGCAGACACAGGGTTACAATCTGAGTACGAAATTCTACGAAGCAGAGATTGGACAGCAACAGAAAATTGTTGACAATCTGTCTCAGAAGTATATCGCAATGAAACGTAACTTTGCACAGGCAGTACAGGATGGTACGATTGTAGAAGGTACGGAAGAATACTATGAGATGCAGAATGAAATTGACCAAGTTGCGATTAGTCTTAAAGAAGCACAAAACAAAGTGGTTGAGTTCCAAGCATCTATTCGTGACCTTAAATGGGAACAGTTTGACCAGTTACAGGACGCAATCGGTCGTATTACCAGTGAGTCAGATTTCCTTATTGACCTTATGAGCCATAAGGATATGTATGACAAAGATGGCAAGATGACAGAACAAGGTCTTGCTACTATGGGATTACATGGTGTCAACTACAATACTTATATGGCGCAAGCAGATAAATATAAGGAAGAAATGTTGAAAATCAGCGAGGAACTTGCGAATGATCCTAACAATCAGAAACTTATTGACCGTAAGAATGAACTGATTGATGCACAGCAACAAGCCATCTTATCTGCTGAAGATGAAAAAGATTCTATCAAGGATTTGATTCAGGACGGTATTGATAAACAGTTGGATGCTCTGGATGACTTGATTGACAAGTATCTTGATGTACTCGACAGTGAAAAAGATTTATATGAGTACAGAAAGAAAATTGGTGAACAATCTGAAAAGATTGCTTCTTTACAGAAACAGTTATCTTCTCTGCAAGGTGATAATTCCGAAGAGAATAAAGCCAAACTTCAAAAACTTAAAGAGGATTTGAAATCTGCACAGGATGATATGGAAGAAACTCAGTATGACAAATATATTTCTGACCAGAAGAAACTTCTTGATGAACTCAAGCAGAACTACAAGAAAGCTCTTGATGACAGAATGGATAATGTTGACGTACTGATTTCTGATGCTATCGCAAGTATCAATAGTAATTCATCTAATATTTCTCAGACATTACAGACAGAATCTAAGAATGTTGGATATACATTATCTGGTGAGATGCAGACCATCTGGACAAGTCAGAGTGGTATTATCTCTCAGTACGGTGATGACTTCTCTAGTAAATTAACAGGTGTTAATTCTGCTATTGAAAATGTCTATAATCGACAGAAAGATATGATTGATGCTATCAATGCTATGGCTGAAAAATGGATTGCTAAAGCAGACCAGATGCTACAACAACCTACTAAAACAGAAGGAGTTCTTGAAGAAGTAGAGCAAAAACCAGATAAAGATAACGTTGCAGAAGGAAATCCAACACCAGATCCACCAAAAGTTAGTGATGATGAATCCATTAGGGACGCTGTGTTGGTTGATCCTGATGAACCAAAGAAAAAGCCAAATAAGAATGACAATAAGAAGACGGGTAACGGTAAAGCCGAAGTAGGCGATAAAGTTACTTTCTCTTCTGGCAGATATTATGAAGCATCTGATGGTTCTGGTGCGTCTGGTAATATGTATCTTGGCAAGAAAGTTAAGATTACACGAATAAATAAAGGTTCTAAATATCCATATGCTATTGATGCTACGGATGGTACTGAACTTGGTTGGGTAAAACTTAATCAGTTGAAAGGCTATGCTTCTGGTATCATGAGAGTTCCAAATGACCAATTAGCTTGGACACAGGAACAAGGTGAAGAAGCTATTGTCAGAAATGATGGTAGTATTCTGACTCCGTTGACTAGGGATGTATCTGTGCTGAATGCAGATATGACTAAGAACTTATGGGACTTCATGGGTAATCCTGGTTCATTCTTGAGTGATTATAGTGATGGCGAGAAGTTTGGTGTGAAGAATGTTGATAATTCAAGTAATGTTGATGTTGGTGGTGTTACAATTCAGTGTACACTTCCAAATGTGATTGATTCTAAAGCATTCGTTAGAGAACTTGTCAACAATAAAGATGCTGAAAGAGCCATTAAAGCAATGACTATTGATAGAATCAGAGGTGGAAGCTCTTTGGCTAAATATAAGTATAGAAATTAATTTTAGGGGACTACTCTTTCATCGGAGTAGTTCTCATTTAAAACTTTGGAAGGTTATGGCTAAATAAATTAAATATTCAACGCATTAACAATCGCTATCTGAGCTATGGCGGTCGTTTTTTTGCATTTCTTATTAAGAATACAAACTATGTAAGTATCAAGAATACTACTAACAGTTCCGTAAACTATAGTAAAAATAACAAAAGATACTGTAAAATGAATATATTTGTGTCAATTGTAATTCGACAAATTTTACACTTAAGAGACTATCTATGATTGGTAGTCTCTTTTTATATAGAAAGAGGTAATTAAATGTCAGATAAAACTGTACGAGATTTACTTGATAAAAGTATAAAACAAGATGTTGCAAAACAACAACAAAATAAGATTCAAGCATTGCAAGAAAAGGTAAAAGATATAGAGCAGAATGAATCTGCTCAAATATCCGATATGGACAAAAAATATCTTAATGATCTCAAACATCAGTGGAATGAACTTTTTATTGAAACTGTAAAAGTTAAAACACAGTATGAGTTACTTATTCAAGATGTAAAACTGATGAAAGAAATCACACTTGCAATTAATAAAGGTGACACATGGAAATATAAACTTGCTCGTTGGCTTGTTAGATAAATATAAAATAAATGGTAAAGGTGGTGAAGTATGAAAGCATTAGATTTTGAATATGATGGAACTTTAGCTTCAAGCAAAGGAATTGTAGTTTGTTCATTTGATTCAAGTGATGATGAAACAGTGGATTATGGTTCTAAGATAAATTTTGACGTAACATCTATGAGAAATGGAAAAGAATTTGTCTTGGTTAATTCTGGATATGATGAAGCAGGTGAATTTACTTTTCAAATTTGTAAAGATCCTTATATGCAATTAAATCGGGGAAACAAATATTTCACCACTGATGAACAACGTTTTGTGTATAGATGGCTTAATAGAAACGATGGGTTTCACATTTTAAAAATAATTACATCTGAAAATCAAACTATGCTATTTAAAGGAAGTTTTAATATTGAAACAATTGAATTTTGTGGACAAGTAATTGGCTTTGAATTGACATTTACAATGGGTAAGCCATTTGCGACACAGGATTGCAAAACAATCACACATACATTTAAGAATAATGAACAATTCACTATCATAGATGAGTCAGACGATATAGGGTATATTTATCCTTATATACAGATTAAATGTCTTTCAAGTGGTGACTTAAAAATTATTAATTCTGTTGAAAATCGTACAACTGTAATTAAGAATTGTTCTATAAATGAAGTTATTTCTGTTGATGAGAATTTAAACATATCTACTTCTCTCTCATCTCATAAATTATATAATGATTTTAATTTTGTATTCTTTAGAATTGCAAACTCTTATGAGAATAATCAAAATATCATTTCTGTGAATATTCCATGCGAAATTACAATTAAATACTATCCTGTTGCGAAAGGAGTTGGACTTTAAAAATGAACGTACATAAATTAAGAATGGACACCTCTGGCAACGTAGAGGATATTAGTTTTGTTCTCGCTAAAAAAAATGGTGATAAACTTGGTAATATTACAAATATTATAGATATTACTGCAAAGCATTCCATGAAAGAAGCTTCTGAATTTACATTTACTGCATATAAGCAAATGAATAACAATGTTATAAAATTTTGGAATGATATCAAAGATTTTAAGTTAGTATGGATTCCTGAGTGGGATATGTGGTATGAAATCAATGTAGAAGTGAATGAGGAAGATGAAAATGTTAAGAATGTTTCTGGAACATCTCTTGGAGAAGCTGAATTATCTCAAATTATGTTATATGGAATAGAGATTAACACTGAAACAGATATTGCCAGAGATGATTATAAAATACCCACAACATTTTATAATCCAAATCATCCAGAAGCTTCATTAATGGATAGATTGCTTACCGATAAAGCACCACATTATAAAGTCAAGCATATTGATAAAAGTTTGATGAACTTACAGAGAACTTTTACTTTTGATGATACATCAATTTATGATGCACTTCAAGAAGTTTCAGAAGAACTTGATTGTTTATTTATATTTGGGTGTGGTTCTGATGAGAATGGAAAGCCAGAACGTACTATTTCTGTATATGATTTAGAATCAAATTGTGTAGATTGTGGACATAGAGATACATTTGTAAACAAATGTCCTAAATGCGGAAGCACAAATATCATATTAGGATATGGAGAATACACAAACGTATTTATCTCAAGGGATAATCTTGCTGATGAGATTACATATTCAGTTGATACTGATTCTGTAAAAAACTGCATGAAACTTGAAGCAGGTGATGATTTAATGACCGCTGCTATTCGTTCATGCAATCCTAACGGAACAGATTATATCTACTACTTTCCAGATGAAACAAGAGAAGAAATGTCACCAGAATTGCAAGAAAAGTTAAAGTCTTATGATGCCTTATATGAAAAGTATCAATCTGATTATAACTTTACTATAAATGATTCTTTTGTGACAAATTATAATGCGCTTATAAATAAATATAAGACTTATGAAGAAAGTTTAAAAGATACAGAGATTAAGAATCCTATCGTTGGATATCCAAAGTTGATGCGTATTTATTTTGATACGATAGATATGGTGCAACTTTTAAGAAATAAGTTAATGCCACCAGTCGATAAACCAGATAATAACGCAAAATCACAGGGCGAATATCTGATGGCTAATCTCCCATCATCCGCTTCTACTACTTCTCTTAAAAATCTATCTGTGTCTACTGCTGATAATATTATGGTTATGTTGGCACAATCTATCGTCAAAGGTGTTTTCAAAGTTACAGTTATAAATACCACATTATCTAATAATGTATGGAAGGGTAAGTTTAACTTAGAGAATTATTCTGATAAAGATGATACGTTCACTTCTCAATTTGTATCAATCAGCATTAATGAAAATTATGAGTCTTATGTAAAACAACGTATACATTCTATTCTTGCTCGTGCAGATGAAAATTACTATGATATCGTAGGATTATTCAAACAAGATATGACTGTGTTTAAATCACAGTTGAAAAAGTATTGTTTAAATACATTACAAATATTCCAAAAATGCTGTCAATCTTGTATTGATATGATGGTACAACAAGGAGTTTCTTCAAACAGTACATCAAGTATATATGGAATAAATACAAAAGTCCTGTATGAGAATGTATATGTTCCTTATTACAATAAGATGAACGCAATTCAAGATGAGATTAAAGTACGTGAAGATGAATTGTATACTATTGAAGGAAAGTACAATAATCAGAATCAGCTTGTGCAAGATGGTATTCAGATTGAGATTGAAAGAATTATTACAGAAGTACAAGATGCACTGAATTTTAAAAATTACATTGGAATTGATTTATACAAAGAATTTAGTTCCTTTATCCGTATGGACAAATATTCTAATGATAATTATATTTCTGATGGACTCAACAATACAGACTTAATGAAGAATGCAATTGAGTTTATTACAGTTGCTACGAAAGAATTGTTTAAATCTGCTACTCTCCAACACTCTATTACAGGAACGATTAAAAACTTCTTACGTATGAAAGAGTTTGAACCTGTGACAAATAACTTTAAAAATGGTAACTGGATTTGTGTTGGAATTGACGATAAAGTATATCAATTAAGAATTATTGAATATGAAATCGACTTCTCTGACACTCAAAATATTAGTGTTACATTTTCTGATATCATAAAACTTCCAGATGGAATGTCATATTATGAACGATTAGAAGAAGCTGCTGAAAAGATGGCTACATCTTATAATGGTGTAGTTAGGCAGTCTACTATCAACACTAATTTTAAGAACAAAATGAACGAAATGATTGCTAAAGGTTTGAGTATGACAAATACAAAGATCGTTAGCAATGCAGATAACCAGGATATCACATGGGATGAACATGGATTACTATGTCGTGAATATGATGATATTCTTTCTGATTATACAGATTCACAGTTAAAAATTATTAATCATGGAATTTATATCACTGATGACAATTGGAAAACTGCAAGAGCTGGTATTGGAAATTTTATTTATTATGATCCAAAAGATAAAACTTATAAGGAATCTTATGGTGTTATCGCTGATACTCTTGTGAGTAATTTAATTCTTACAAGTGAAGTAGGTATTTACAATGAAGAAAAGTCTATTGAAATGGCTAAAGATGGAATCATTGTAACCACCAATACCATGAACAAAAATGTATTTACTATTCGTAAGGAAATTACAGATGATGAAGGTAATATAACTTACGAAAGACAGTTATACATTGATGATAATGGAAATATCAGATTGGGTAATGGTGCTACTATCTCATGGGAAAGCGTCACAGGAACAGAGAATATTGTTGTGAAAGATACTCTAAATGAGTTTATGAATACTGTCAAAGAACAGATTGATGGTAAAATTGAGACATTTAGACAGAGTGATGATCCATCTGTAAATTGGACTGATGAAGAAAAGAAAGCGCATGAAAATGATTTGTGGTATGACACTACAAATAATGTCGTAAAAATGTGGAATGGTTCTTCTTGGGATGATTTTACAGGTGATGTTCCAGAATCAGTTTGGAATGAAATTAATGGTAAGGCACAGATATTCACTGATACTCCTACAGTTCCTTATAATAAAGGGGATTTATGGTTTGTTGGTAGTTCTGGTGACATTCTTACTTGTGTGACTGCAAGAAAAGAATCGGAACAATATAATTCAAGTGACTGGACAAAACAGAATAAGTATACAGATGATACTGTTGCAAATGGCGTAAAACAGGACTTATTAAATCTATCAAATGTTCTTGGTTATAACGGAACTAAAATTACAGGAACATATATTTATTCTCCTCATATTATTGGTGGAGAATTATCTATCGGAGATTCTTCTGGCGTTCACGCTAGTATTTCTACAACAGGTAAACTAACAGCTACGGAAGTTGATATTAGTGGTAAGATTAATGCTACAGATGGTAGTTTTAGTGGAACTCTTAATGCAGCTAAAGGAACTTTTATGGGTACCTTAAGTGCGGCTAGTGGTAGTTTTACTGGTACACTATCTGGTGCAACAGGTAATTTTACTGGTGATATTGTTGCCACTTCTATTTATGCACAAAATGATTATAGGATATATGCAAGTGGAAAAGATAAATATATAAAAGCAATCTGGTGTGGTGATAATTGGGAACCAACAGATGGTATTGCTGATTTATATATGGGAAACCAAGAAAAATCTTGGCTTGAATTTATAGATTATACTTCAAGCACGATTCAATTCACTAGAAGGACTTCTATAATTTCTCAATATGCAACTACTGCAAAAACTAATCGTTCATCTGTAAGTTGTGTGACAGATCAAGACACTACATATGTTCAGCTTTTTACTATTAGAAATGATGTTCCTGCGGAAGTGAGGTTACAAATTGCTAATGACAGTGGATTATGTTTCATTCCAGGCGATGTAAATGATAGTGCGTTGACTTATGACGAATCAATTAAACTTGGAACAAAAAGTCATAAATGGATGCAAGTTTGGACTAAAAATCTGTATGCAAACGGAGATACAGTTAGGTTCTCTGGGATATCCGCAAAATCTTCAACTAGATATCTTGTTATTGATAGTAGTGGAAATGTAGGATATAGAGACGGTAACGGCGGTGGGAGTGAATTAGTTCAAGAATATACTGCTGGCGTTGGTATTAAAATTATAAACAATAAAATTAGTTTGACTGGGACTTCTAAAGACAACAACAGATATGTCAAAAGCCCTATTGATGGAACACTTCATATGTCTAATGGTAGTGGATGGGATCTTGTTAATACAGACAATAAAGAAGTTACAGGAATTTACTGTAATGGTAACAATCAGGTCATAATAAGCGAAAAAGATTATACTACAATATTACGTGGTTCATTTATCCAATTGGGAAACAGCAATACAATTGTTAATATTCCATATTTGCCAAATTATACATCTGCGTCAAAATATCTTGTAGATGATGGTAACGGGAATATAGGTTGGAAAACAATTTCTTCTAGTGGCGGTTCTCTCACAGGTGGATTGACTATTAAACTAAATGGAACATCGAAAATTAGTTCGTGGAAAGGCGCATCAGATGTCTCTGTGAATATAACGGCAAGTAGCATTGGAGCTGCAACTTCTAACCATTCACATGATATGAGTAGTTATGCTACTACAAGTTGGGTTAAAGGAGCATTTGGTGATACATTGAGTATTTCAGGAAGTACATTATATTTAAAAAATTATAACGGTTCTCAATTAAGCTCAGTTACTTTACCAACAAGTTCTGGTGGTGGGAATTATGCTCCCTTAAATCATACACATGATCATTTAACAGGATCATTTGATGTTACAGTTGGTTCATCAACAATGTATCCAGATGGTGATGGTTCATATTCATGTGGTAGTAGTGGACATAGATGGAAATATGTTTATGCGTCTAACGGTATAAATACTGGTTCTGATGAGTATATAAAAGAAAATATCAAAAGCATTACTAATTTTCCATCTATTGATAAATTTTATATGTCATTAAATCCAATTCAATATAAATTCAAACAACGTCCAAACGATGATGAAATATCTAAAATACATTTTGGATTTGGAGCAAGGGAAACAGAAAGACATCTAAAGGAAAATAATTTTGAATCAGAAAATTATAGTATAGTTACAAAATCTATTTTAGATAAGCCTAATTTTGTTGGACGTACTGATGAATATTCAATGAATTATCTTGAATTCATTTCTCTCAACACTCATATGACACAGAAAGCCCATCACCGTATTGACTCTCTCACACAAGAAAACCAAAAACTTAAAAACACTATTCTCTCATTACAAGGAGAAATTGCAATTATAAAACAAAAATTGGAGGAATTGGTATGATTAAAATTAACACAACAACTAACGTAAGTGCAAATATTTATGTTGGAGAAGCAGAAAATCAAAAGAACGTAGCTTATGCAAACGCTTCTGTAAGTAAAAATGGTGACGTTTCTATTACCAAATCCATTCAGGATGGTGAAGTATTCAAAGCCAATAAAGAATCAGTTCTGAAAGATTTCACAGAGTTTGAAACCTATGTGTATAGCTTAGTAGATATTGCTGAATAGAATATAATCACATAAATTACAATGACAGACTATGAATTAATTTCTGTAGTCTGTTTTATTATACCCAAAATCAAGGAGAAGAAAATATGAAATATAGAAATATTGAAATCATTAATGTAATTAACTTTCTAAATAAGTTTGGTGATATGAAATTGCCTGCAAAAATTAGTTTCGCTATCATTAAGAATCAAAATTACTTCAACAAGGAATATAAAGATTATACTGATGTTCTGCAAAAGATGTATGAATCTTATTCAGACCACTTTAAGAAAGATAAAGAAGGACAAGTTGTTGTAAATAAATCTGGTATTCCAGAGCTTGATGATAAAGATGTTGCTAATAAGATGTATGAGGAAATCAATGATTTACTCTCTCTTGAGGTTGAAGTAGAAAGATTTTACATTGACGAGTCTACATTTGACTATGATGATTCAAAATATGATGTATTAACTCCAAAGGATATGTTTGCCTTAATGGATTTCTTATGTCGTAAAGATGAGGATAAAACAGAATGACAGAACAAGAATATAAACAGAAAGAAGCAAAAATAAAAGAACGTAATAAAAATATTACGATGAAACGGAAACTTCATCGGATGAAAAAGAGTAGATTTCCAAAGCTCAAGAAACCAAGCACAAGTAAAATTGTGCTTTTTATTGTATTCATAATTTGTATTCAGATACTTTGTTTTAGCGAATATATGGCTATTACTACAGGTGATACAAGTTATATGTACGCATTAATTGGTGTTCCTTGTACATTAATTCCTACGATCATTGCGTATTATGCAAAAGCTAGTAAGGAGAACATGGCAGGAGGCATTACATATGATATGGCTATGTCACAACAAGCAGACTACTCTTCCACCGTTGATGAACAAACTGACAGTGATGGTGCTGTTGGATAATAAATAACACAAGGGCTAACCATTAAGTAATCAAAAGTATAGAGATATATACTTAAACATAGATAAAAGTGGACGCATTATGTCTTTTATTTATGGCTTAATGATAGGTCTCAAGCCTGAGTGACTGCTACTATCGAAAGGTATGTTGCAGATATGAACTATGTTAGGTAGTAAGGTCAAGATGATAACACGGAAACACATGTCCTCTACTTGACCTTGGCAAGAAGAAAAATTCTCCGAAAGGAAGGTGTCAGAAATGACAAATTATGCTTTTGTGTTAGATGCTAATGGAAAGCAATTAGCACCAACAAAAGAACAGAAAGCTTGGTTCCTTATCCGTAAGAAGCGAGCGACATTGGTAAGTAAATATCCAATGGTAATCCAGTTAAAAAAGGAAATTTCAGATGAACAAATTTGCAAAGATGAAATCTGTTGTGGAATTGATGATGGTGGGATTCATGTAGGTTTAGCTTTAGTTCAGAAATGCAAAACAAAAAATAAGGTTGTTTTTAAAGGAACCATTGAGCAGCGTAATGATGTAAAGCATCTTATTGAAGTAAGAAAAGGTTATAGGAATTATCATCGCTTCCATAAAAGATATAGACAAGCAAGATTTAATAATCGAAAATCTTCTAAACGAAAAGGTCGAATAGCACCAAGTATTTTCCAAAAACGTCAAGCTACTATAAGAGTTATAAAGCAACTTAACAAATGGATTAATATAGCAAATTATTCATTGGAAGATGTAGCTATTGATATAAGAGCATTAACTGATGGCTATAAATCATATCGGTGGCAATATCAGCAATCAAATCGATTAGACGAAAATATCCGCAAAGCGGTTATTTTAAGAGATGGTTGTAAATGCATGGAATGTGGAAAGTCTAATTGCAGGTTAGAAGTTCATCATATCAAGCCCAGAAGATTAAATGGCTCAAATACTTTAGACAATTTAATTTCATTATGTGAAAAATGTCATCAAAGAACAGAAGGACAAGAAGAATTATATATGGATAGATATTTTTCTATATTAAGCTCTACAGATAATAAGAATCTTGATTATGCACAGCATGTAATGATTGGCAAAAAATGGTTAAGAGAACAGTTATCTGAATTAGGAACATTAATATTAACTACTGGGGGAGACACAGCTAATAAACGTATTGATTGGAATATTGAGAAATCACATGCTAATGATGCTATTTGTATAACTGGTTTGCAACCAGATGCCTGTAATGTGAAAGAATGGACTATTAAACCTATGCGTAGAAAAAGCAAAGCAAAAACAGATAATGTTTTAGGGATTAAGCATAGAGATTTAGTGGAGTATACATTTAAAAATGGAGAAACACATAGAGGATATGTAACTGCGTTATATCCAAAACAAAATGCAATAAATTTTCAAAGTCCTACAAAACATTGTAAGAAAGTTAATGCAAAGAAGTGTAAATTAATCTGGAAATATTCCAAAATATACTGGTTAGACAATGTGTTGTAAACACTCTTGTCTATGCTTATACACAATTAATTATATATTTTAAAGGAGGACGCATATGGATATTTTAAATGGTATCAAAAATTTCTTATCTTTAATCAATGATAATTGGACTACTATCTTAGTTATCATTGGTTTGGCTTTAGCTTTATGGAAAAAAATTGAATCATATTCAAAACTCTCCACAGACAAGAAAATTGAAATTGCTAAGAAACAGATTTCCGAAAATATCTTAAAACTGATTACTCAGGCTGAAAAAGATTATGCCGAATGGGAAAAGGCAGGAAGTATTAAACGTAGTGAAGTAATCAGTGAGATTTATAAGGAATATCCTATTCTTGCAAAAGTTGTAAATCAAGAAGAACTTGTGAAATGGATTGATGAACAGATTGATAACGCACTCCCAACATTGAGAGATATTATTAAGGAAAATGAAAAAGATAAATCAGATACAGGAAAGTAATGAGGTGAATAATCATGGACAAAAATATGGCGAATCGTGCTTGTTGCGATTTAGATATCCGAGATTATTACACCAAAGCTCCTGTTATGCGTGTCGACTTCTGCAATACAACAACATATGGGTTTAATTCTGATGCCGTTTCTGCAAGAAGAAATGGTTCAAAATATATCAAATTTGAATCTCCACTTGAAGGTAATATTGACATTACATTTCAAGTACATCCATTTAAAGTATATTCTCTATTAAATGGTGGTCAAGTATTAACTGATGCAATTATTGTAAGGCGTGAAAATATTACTGCTTCTGTAAATGGAAAACTTATTTTACAGCACTCTCCTATTATGGGGAGTGTTTTTGTATATACAGATAATGATTTTACAGGTAAAGAAATAAAAGGTTCTGTTGCGGACAAAACATTTATTGCGCAAACAACTTCTGATATTAAGTCTGGTCAAACTTATGTCGTTGGTTATCTTGAAAATAAAGCGGAAGATGTAAAACGTATAGCATTCAATAATCGTAATTATTCTTCTGCTTATTATATTCAAATGATAACTGCTAGCAAAGATGAAGATGGTGATGATGTTGGAATGCGATTAATTGCATATAAATGTTATCCAAAACGTGAATTGGAAATTAATTTTTCTTCTGATGATTCACCTGCTGAAATTACAATGTCATTTGAATGTTTTCAAGATGAAGATGGAAATATCATGGATATGGTTGCACTTGATGAGGATGAAGAAGATGAATATGAAGATATTTGGATTAATTTCACGACAGGCACATTGGAAACTTACTCACCTACTTATTATATACAAAATGGATATCTATTACAAAACGAAGTAAAGGAGGATGGATATTAATGGCTGCAAAAAATCTCGGAAAAGTTTTTATGACTCCAAAAGGTCAATGGGATAAAACTTTAAGTTATACAAAATTAGATATTGTAACAAATAAAATCGGGAAAATCAGTAGTGGATATATTGCTACTACTGACATTCCAAAAAATACAGCAATTAGTGATGCTAAGTGGTTAAAATTATTTGATCTTGTTGACGGTGATGTTACAGACGAATATAAAGCATTACAGAAAGATGTAACTAATAAGGCTACAAATGTTGATACAAATAAAAAAGCTGTAGATACGATTTATACTGCTATGCAAAAGTTGTACGATGTAGAGATTTCTACTACTGCTCCAACTAATGAGCGTACAGGACTGTGGGTGAACCCTGATGATGAACAATCAGTAAATATTCCAGAGTTAAAAGATAATGTAGTAAACACAACAGACACATGGAGTTCACAAAAAATCTATACAGAACTTCAATTCCTATTGGCAAAAATCACAGCATTAGAAACTAAAACACAGACTATATCAGATGCAGATGCCGCTGCATATTTAGGAGGAAATTGACATGAGCGATGAAATTAAGGTAAATTCTGAAAATACCCCCCCCCGCAAAAATTTGGCAACTTTAGGGCAGGTTAAGGATGCTTTGGATAAGAGAGACGAAAAGATTGCTTCACTAAAGGAAGATATAGGTGAGATTCCTAAAAAACAAGGATATCTAAGCAGTTATGTTACAGATAGTACTATAAAAATTAATAATGAAATTTATGATGTTACGACTATTATAGATGGACTGTTAAAAAATGGATGTAAAAAAATCGTAGTAGATGTTGATTGCTATGTTCAGAGACCAATTATTCCGAACAACGGATTAGAAATAGTCGGAAATGGTAAAAGCGTTATTTATTTTGAATATGGAGATGGATTTAATTTTTCGGAGGGTAGCGACAACGCATCCATACATGATTTAATAATAAAGGGATATAACATACAAGATGATGTAAAGGTTAAAGACAACTGGCTCATCAACATATCAAGTGATTTACATAATGTCAAATTGTACAACTTGGATATAGAGAGCGGTTATAACGGTATAAAGATAAATGGATGGATAAATAATTATCAAAATATAATTGTTAGTTATTTTAAAGGAATTGGCGTTTATATTGGAAGAAGTGACAACACTTTTAACACTTTTTATATAAACGGTTGCCGAAAAGAGGGCTTATATATTTCATCCAGTAATAACAGAATTGATAATATAAAGATATTATCATGCGGGGAAAATTCTGATTCTTCTTGTTTTTTTAAAGGTAATAGGAATACTATATCGAATGTAGAGATTCAAGATATATATAACAAATGTGCGATATTCGAGAATTTTAATAATAATATATTGAACATTAACTTAGATGGGATAAGAACACACATTACGGACGACGCATCAATCGTACTTGCTGAATTTGTAAATTGTAGCAGAAATGTTATCAATTTAATTTCATCAAAATATGGTTCTAGCGTTAATGACTCGTCTAAGGACGATATCATAAGTTTAAATAGCAATTGTAATACCAATTCATTGATATTATCATCATTGAAAGTCGCATTGCAGGATGGTGGAGTGAAAAATAACATAACGGTGTTAAAAAACGATATTGTTAGTTACAATATTGATAAAATTTTGACTCTGGAAGAAACATACAGTGCAAAAAAACCGACAGCGATTAATTATGTTAAGTGTACTAATGTATCTAATGAATATAGCGATGCTATGTACGCTTTTAAAAATAATGGAGATGTTAATTACAGCGGGCCTAGGTTCACGTTAAAAGAAAAACAGAAACTTTTTTGTGTGGTGGTCTTATCTTCAAACACCGCCTATAATGAGCAAACACAAGCAACTCTTATGTTAACTGATCAACAAGACAATATGAATCATACTAAAAGTATCGGAAATCTTGAAAATAACCAAGTTCTTACTTTAATAGGGGCTGATGATGCATCACTTTTGCCATGGGCTGTATTAAATAACGTGATGAATTCAAGCACGATAACGAAAATTAAGTATATAGGTTTTTTTGATTTTAAGAATTATTCTGCCATAATGTCTGATATTATTAATTAACTAAAGAGGGCTTTAGTTAACTAACAAAACGGGCAGAAGAAACACTCTCCTGCCCTTCTCTCTTATTTACCCAAGTCTAACAACCTATGCAAATAAGAATCAGTTTGCAACGCATCAGGACTCTCATCATCATTGACAACTACAAGTTTATTTGTTTCATTTTCAATGATTTGCCTGATATAATCAAACACATGGAGTGTATGGATGAAACTTTGCATTTGTTCATATGTAATCATGTGGGCTTCATCTGTTATCTCAAATATAAGGATCTTTAGACCTTTTCGATGTTTATATGTGTTAATGAATTCATTAATCTTTTGTTCATCAGATGTATTTAACTCGTCTACCACATAGCTTTCGATATGGTCAATCCTTATACAAAGTAACTTGATGTAATTTTTAATCTCATATAATGCCATATTTACCACCTCCTTTCTTGATAGGGAAATTATACCTGATTGAAAGGCACATTTCATTGTAAAAAATTTGGTAAATATGGAAATATTTGGATGCTATTTTGGCATCTATTTTTGATTTAAAGGAGGAATTTAATGAAAACTTTTATTTTAGGTTCAGCTAAATATAAAAATCCAAAAACAAAACAATTTGAGTCACTTCCTTGCTTAAAAGGCGATAAGGGAGAAAAAGGCGACAAAGGTGATGTTGGCTTAAAAGGCGATAAGGGAGAAAAAGGCGACAAAGGTGATGTTGGCGAATCCTCCTACCAAATTGCAAAAAGACTTGGAACTTTTACAGGAACAGAAGAAGAATATAATAATTGGTTAAACACTACTAGAGATGAAGCAATTGTTAAAGTACAAGAAGAAGGAAATAAAGTAAAAGAATCTATTCCGTCAGATTATTCTACTCTTACACAACAAGTTGATACTAACACAGAAAAACTTGCTACTACGGTATCTATTCAAACTCTTCATGATATTCTTCACAAAACGCCACATTTATCTACTGTAGAGAATTTTTATAATTTACAGCGTACAGGTAAAGTTTACCAGACAAAAATTTGGAAATTCGCTACTAATCCGACAAGCGTAGGTGAAAAACTTTTAGATAATGCAGGACTTGAATTTGTTCCATCTACTGATACTACAGAAGGTAAGGATGATTATTTGAACGGAAATCATCCTATGTTTGAGTGGGTGCATTGTAATTACAAGCGTAACGATGATGGTACTGCTTATCCTGTCGCTACGGAGTATGATAGCAACTATGTTACTACAGGCGCAGTCGATGTAGGTGCTATGCAGATGAGCTTCTACTGGAACTGGGACGCTTCTAATCCAGAGTATGATCTTGTTACTATTTCTGATATGCCAAATGAGAAGTATGGATTAAAACCTTGGACAGAATCTAAACGTGCTGATGGTACTGTTCTTCCTTGGTGTATCGGTTCTGCTTATGTATCAGGTATTGCTTCTGATGGATTATTACGAAGTCAACCTGGATTAAAACCTGAGAGAAATCAGAGTCATAACAATATGATTACTAATTATCAGAAAAAAGGTAAAGGATATTGGGGAGCTGGTGCAGAAAGAAATACATTTCAGATTCTTTTTAATATCATCAAAGGTGCTACAAAGAATAGTCAGAGCTTATTCCAAGGATGTACATCATACAATTTCCAATACTCTGCCTCTATTCAATCTGCTGATGCACATACATATTTCCCTGTTACAAACGATCAGGCAAAAAACATTCTCGTTGGTTCTTATGTGTCAGTTGGTTATGGACAACTTAATGATACTAAGAACGGCGTAAATAATGACCGTGGAGTAACGAATATTCATAAATACGCAGATGATGTAAAAGTGTTGCGTATAGAAACACTTGATGAGAATAATAAAGCTATATATCTTGATATTAAAACAGGATTTAATACCACTCCTATTAAATTATCTGATACCGTGAATGCTCCTATTACAATCAGTTCTATGCATTGGTGGTCAGGAACTACTGATACTGTTATTGGTCGTCATGATGGTTCTTATGTTTCTAACACTGACGGAAAACATGCATATAGAGTACAGGGACGTGAGTATGCTGTAGGCTCTTATATAGTTGCATCTGATACAGTTATGGACTTCCAGAGCGATTATAGCAAGAAAGTATATATTGCTCCAAAAGGTCTTGCTCATAGTTCTTCTGATGCAACAATTAGAAGTAAATATACATGTATTGGTACAATTCCTGCTAATCCAGATGGGAAAGGATCTGATTATTGGATTGGTGACATTTCAGTTGATGTTAATACTGGTGGATGGTTCCCATCCGCAAAAGGTTCTTCAAATTCTCAAGGTTGGGCTGATATGCTGTACGCAGGTGGTACAAGTACTTCTGGCACTCGTGAATACCTGATGGGTGGTGTTCTCTGGTATGGTTCGTATGCGGGCTGTTCTTTCGTGCATTGCGGGTGCTGGCTTGGCTGGGCGCCTTGGTATTTCTGCGCCGCCGATTAAAAACAGGTCGTCTGAAAGGGTGAATTTTCGAGCAAGTTTGCGAAGCAAACGCAGAGAGAAAAGAGGGGAACTCTTCCCCTCTTCTATAAAAAGAAAAGGATATAATACATGAAACAAATTTGGACACCTGAAAAAGTAAATATATTTAATGCATCTGTAGATGAAATGATCACTAAATTACCGCCTAACCAAGCGATCGCATTTACGGATGGAGCTTACTCACAAAATAAGAATAAAGCTGGGTATGGAGTTGTTTTATTTACTCAATGGAATAAAGAAACTTATGACAAAGTATTCCGATGGGATACGCAGTCACATAAAGAAATAATTAAGCTTCATAATGTCGCCGCCGAATGTGAAGCTGTGAAGTTCGCTGTTCAAAAAGCTATAGAAAAAGGCATTCAAAAAATAACAATTTTTTATGATTATGAGGGCATTTTAAAATGGCTAACAAAAGAATGGGGAACAAATACAAATTATACTGAAAATTATGTAGATGAAATGACTCTGTATTCTCAACAAATAAAAATGGGGTTTGTTAAGGTAAAATCTCATGTCGGAATTATATATAATGAATTGGCTGACGAAATTGCGACCAATGCATTATTGAAACCTTAAATAAAAAACGGTCTTGTGTTACGGGTGGTAATCTCAGGAATGGTTCGAATGCAGGCTGTTCTTACGTGAATTGCAGGAACAGGCTTGACAGGACGAATTGGAATTACTGCGCCGCTAATTGTATTTACAATTACAAATCTTTAGTAACACATTTCGCACTTTTAAAAAGTGTTCAGGAGACTGACGGAGCCGGATGGCTAAAATGATTTTTATAGACCAACTCTGCTTTCATAGGGAGCACTTTGATAGTGGGGCTTAGTAGTACTTACGAAAAGCCTTTTAAATACAATCGTATAACGATGTATATATACAAAAAGATAAAAAGGAGGAACCTGTTGATAATGAAACGATATTGTAAAAATATCGACATAACTGATCGTAATTTAATTTCAAAAGCAACGTATAAGTGTTTGAAAGATAAATATACACGTAATGATACATTAGAGTTATTATCTGGCATTTCTGGATTGAGGAAATATCAAATATATAACATTCATTATCGTTATGGTAGAAAAGCTTTAAAAGTATTTATTGAGTTTTTGATAGATACTATTCGTTCAGAACTTATCAGCAAATCTATATCATTTCCACCAATCTGGTACAAAGAAAAGATTGATCCTTCTTCTCATAAAATCCGTAATATAGGAATCCAACATGTAAAACAACAAATATATGATTATATTGCAATTGAAGGACTTAAACCATTATTATGTCGCATAGGCGTTCATCAGTATGCTTCTATCAAAGATAGAGGATGCTTAAAAGGCTCTCGTATAATACAAAGATGGATGCGTAATAAATCTCTTAAATATTTTTCTAAACTGGACATTCGTAAATGTTATCCATCTATTCCACAGGATAAGTTAATTCAATTCTTAGAAAAACATATTAAAAACGATATGTTAATGTGGCTCATCAAAGAACTTGTCAATAGCTTTGAACAAGGTTTATCTATTGGTTCTTTTCTTTCTCAGTATTTATGTAATCTGTATCTATCCCAAATATATCACTTTATAGGACATCTACACAAAGTAAGAAGGCATAAAGATGGAACTAAATCTTCTATTCGTCTTGTATATCATAGATTGTTCTATATGGACGACATATTAATGATCGGTACATCAGCTAAAGACATGCATAAAGCAGTCAAGGAAGTTATTAAATATTGTAAATCTCTTGGTTTGAAAATAAAAGAATCATGGTTTGTGAAACAGATGCCTTTTGCCAATAAGAAATGTGACGGAGCATTTATAGATATGATGGGATTTAGAATCTATAGAACTCACATTACTGTCCGTAGGCGTGTATTCAAGAGAATTCGTAGAATAGCTATGCGATTATGGAAACGAATAAAAACACATCATAAGATTTTTGAATCACATGCAAGAAAAATAATCTCCTACTATGGATTGTTAAAAAATAGTAACTCAACAAAAGTAATTAAAAAATATCACATTAAAGATATTATGAAAATTTGTAAAAAGGTGGTAAAAGAATATGACAAAATCTCGCTTTATGGAAAAGCAGCCTTCTGCTAAGGTTGTTGAAAAAGATAAGGTGTATGTATACATCTGTCTAAATGAAAAGGAAGTTACAGAAGATCGAAGGGAAGAATTTATTGAACCTGTAACTATGTATGAATATGATTACAAAGAAATCATTGAAGATATTGGGGTTCTGGATATTGATGATGTGAAAACAAATCCAGAAAAATATCTAAATTATGAAAAAGCAACTGTAAAGACTGACAAAGAACGCATTGCTGAACTTGAAGCAATGAATGCAGAACTGTCTACTACTGTAGATAGTATCTTAACTGATGTATTACCTACCCTTATGGGTGCGTAATTATATAACTCTATTAATAGAAAGGACATAGAAAGGATATGAAAGATATGACAACATTTATCGCACGTATGATTATGAAAGAAGCAGATAAAAGTATTGAAGCAGGTCAGAAGAAATACAGAGCGTATTTCGTGAAAACTAAACTGTATAAGAACTGGAAGGAAGATGTCGATACTATTCTCATCACAGATAATTATGATGATGTTATTGTTGAGGCATGAATAAAACGAATATATAAACTTTTGTCGAAGAGGTGAGATACCTCTTATTTTTATGCTCAAATTTAGAGGGAGTCTTGTATTATAGCAAGGCTCTCTATTTTTATAGAAAAATGAGGTGATATTATGGCAGAAATCAAAGGTATTGATGTTTCCAGATGGAATGGAAAAATCGACTGGAAAACTGTTGCTAATTATGGAATGGGCTTCGCTATCCTAAGAATCACAGAAAAAGGGAATATTGTTGATAGCACATTCGAATCAAACTACAAAGACTGCATTGAGAATAAGATTCCTGTTGGAGTCTATAAATACAGCTATGCTACTACTATTGCTCAGATTGAAGATGAAGCAAATGTAGTTATTAAAACATTGAATAAAAGAAAACTGGATTATCCAGTGTTTCTTGATATAGAGGATAAATGTCAGGAGAATTTATCTGACAGTTTAATGATGAAAATGATTGAAGCGTTTAGAGCTATTATTATCAAAGCTGGATATAAATTTGGTATTTACTGTGGTTATTCTTGGTATCAGTATCAACTACCAGAAGGTGCTAAAAAGTACGATTGCTGGGTTGCCCGATATCCTAATAATGATACCGGTGAATTACAGGAAAGATTAAGAGTTCCTGCTTCTTCTGGTGTTATTGGATGGCAATACTCTAGTAAGGCAACCATTCCCGGTATTCCAACAAAAACCGATCGAAGTGTGTTCTATAAAGACTATTCTAAATCTTCTACTACTTCTACAAACTCTCCCAAGCCAACAACTACACAAGGAAGTGATACTATGAATAAAGATAAAGCTATTGATGCTCTTATTGTTACTGCTCAAGCAGAAATTGGATATATGGAAAAGCAATCTAATGCACAACTTGATGATAAAAATACCAACGTTGGGGATGGTAACTATACAAAATATTGGAGAGATTTAAAACCAATCTATCAAGGACAACCGTGGTGTGCCGTATTTGTTTCATGGATTATGTATAAGACTTTTGGTCTTGAAACTGCAAAAAAATTACTCAAACATGAGAATGATTTTCCATATGTTTATTGTCCTACTCTTGGAGCAAGATTCACAAAATATGCAAATCCTCAACGTGGGGATATTGTAATTTTTTATCGTAACGGTACATTCGCTCATACTGGCATTGTTACTAAAGTTGAGGGTGATAAGTTCTATACAATTGAAGGAAATACAAGTAATGGAAGTACAATAATAGCCAATGGCGGGGAGGTATGTTCCAAGCATTATAATAATTCAAATCTCCCTGGAACAAAATTCTGTCGTCCAGATTATTCTATCGTCAAATCAATTATGAACTCATCTTCTACTTCAAAACCATCCCAAACAACCTACAATAAATGGGTAGGCGCAGCCACAAAAAATGGCACAGATGTATTCACAAATTCTACAGGAACATCAAAATTATCTACATATCCAAAGCTAAATAAAGGTAATTTAGTAGATGTAATTGGTGTATCTGGAACACGTTATCAAGTGAAAATTGCAGATAAATTTGTAGGTTATGTTGAGAAAACTAACATCAAAGATCCTAATGCAGTTGTTACAAAACCTAGTGCTTCTACAAGTAAACCTGCAAAAAAAGGATATAACAAGTCAGAAAAATGGAAAGGTGTTATTATCGCTAAATCTGGGTTAAAAGTTAGAAAAAGCCCAGGAACATCTAATGCAGATTTAGAGTGTTCCTTTAGTCCATTAAAATATAATACACCAGTTAGCGTATGTGATAGTACGACAGGTTCAGATGGTAATAAATGGTATTATATTTGTTATAAAGGTAAATATGGATTCTCTTCTGCTAAGTACATTAAGAAGAAATAATTTTAGCTTTTTGCGGAAAGGATTGAGGGGTATGAGATGATTAGTACATTAAATGAAATAAATTCACAGGGGATATTTACAATTATCCTCTGTGTAACATTAGTGCTTCTATTGATTGTAGAAGGTACTAAATTATGGAAAGGAACGCTCGAATCACTTGACTTGAAGTCTGGTAAGGAATTAAGAGAAAACGCCGTAAATGAACGACTAGACACATTAGAAAGTGAATTAAAAAAAGTCAAGACAACATTTCTGGATAATCAAAAAACATATCATGGACAGAGTATTGAAATTCGTAATAATCTGCAAGCAAATCAAGAGAGTTTAAGCAACCAAATGACAGAACTAAAACATCTATTTATCAATAAAGAAATTGACGATATGCGTTGGGAAATGTTAGATTTTGCAAGTGCGATTATGAATCACCGTAGATGTAGTAAAGAACAATACGATCATGTTATTGACACATATGTTAAGTATGAAAAAATTCTGGAAGAAAACGGGATGGAGAATGGTCGAGTAACATCTTCTATGGAATTTGTAAATGACAAATATAAAAAATTAATGAGCGTTGGGTTTGACCACGATAAATTAGAAGAATAAATAATTACAGGGTAATCAGATTAATTTCTGGTTACCCTATTTTTTACGTTTACATATGGAACATTGGTATATAAACAAGATTTGCGTTCTTATTGTTACTATTTTTTAAAACGGCACGATATAGCATCATGGCTTCCTTCTCAGATACTACATTCCCAAATGTGTTAAATTTTACATTTGGATTTATACGATAAATTTCATTAATAAGATTTTTTGTATTACTATTTTCATATTGCAATTGATTTGTGTTCATAGCATCTTACCTCCATGCGTACATTATACAAACATTTGTTCTGCAAGTCAAGAGAATAAAATAATTTAGGGCAGTTGAGCAATAAGACTCTTCTGTCCTATTTTTTTACGTTTATTAATTGTAGATACAATTTAATTCTGTTTGAATGAAAATAAAGTAATCCTATGTGTGAGAGCCGTTCATATAATATTGTATATACAATTATATTTTGAATCTTAACGTCAAATGATATAAAAGAATAAGTTGTAATACAGATATAACTTTACATATTTCTTTCTAAATATAAATTAAGTTCACCCATATCTTAATTGTTTCACCCAAATATACAATATAATAAGGGTGAAACAAGGGTGAACATTTTTATCTAGTATTGAATTTATAGTATTCTTAAGCATTTTAGAATGGTACCGGAAACCACTGCTCTATCCACTGAGCTACAGGCGCGTATCTTGAAAATCAATCTTTTGAAACCTTTGTAAATACTGAAAAGTATTGATTTTACTGGCTTTGAAACAATTTCATAAGAAATATTTAGCTATCAAACTTGATGCTTAGTCGTGTTAAGTTATACCCGTTTCACCCTATTAAATTTAATTCATAAGGGTGAATACTGGGTGAATTATAGTTCAAATTTATTCATAAGGGTGAACTATGATTGTAACTTGCCACTCAATATGGTATAATATATCTAGCACGTTATATATACTAGCACATTTTTACTGAAAAGTAAAGTTTTTTATTTTGTATGGACAATTCGACAAATGTTTATCGGAGGTGCAAATATGACAGTATCTAGGAGAGAAAAAGGAACTGGATCATGGGACACTGTTACTAAGAAAGGAGTGGTCTATCAAAGGTATCGAAAAAAATATGATGGCATGAGTTCACGAAAGGAATTTACTGGTCGGACAAAGGCAGATGTAAGACGTAAAATTCAAGAATTTGAATCAAAGACAATGCATATCACAAATAGAGATTATTTAAAGATGACATTGGGTGATTGTATTGATAGTGTTCTCAATTCACTTGAGCCTACATTTAAAGCTAATAATTACGCTACGCTGCAAGCTACAAATAGATGCTATATTAAGACAAATAAAATTTCCGAGGTGCAGATGGGATCAATAGATTCTATATTAATACAAAATTATTATGTTGAGTTATCAAAAAAATATTCAGAAAGCACAGTCAAAAAGACAAGAACACTACTCAACACTGTATTTAATTATTTGATATCCATAAATATAATGACGTCAAATCCTACGAATGGCGTTAGAATGCCGCATAAAACTAATTATGCTGTACAAAAGAAAGAACATTCATTTTTGTCGTTAGAACAAGCTGATAGATTTAAAGAAGTCGCATTAATGAGAGCCGATGAAACAATTGCAGGCGTAAGAACAGGAGACTTTATTTACGGAAGAAATGCAAGATTTTGTTTGATTATACTGTATACTGGAATGAGAGTGGGTGAAGCATACGCACTTACATGGAAAGATATAGATTTTGAGCATAATACAATTAATATCAATAAAACAATGGAACGCATAAAAATAGATGGTAAGTATCAATGGATAGTTGATATTCCAAAGAAACCAGCATCTATTAGAATAATTCCTATGTCTACAGTTGCAAAAGAACAATTATTATATTTGAAATCAATTGAACCTGGGAAAAGTGCAGATAATGATGATGGAATATTTGTTACCAAAAACAACATACCGCCATCTCAGTCTACATTAACAAGAACTCTGAAAGCTATATTAACACGATCAGAAATAAATGCTGATGGGTTTGGGCTTCACGATTTAAGACACTCATTTGGTTCAATGTTATTACAAAAAGGTTGGGAAGAAAATAAGCCTGTAGATATTAAAGTTATATCTGAAATTCTTGGTCACGATGATGTATCTACAACTTATAATATTTATTTACACATTATGAATAAGCATAAATCAGAAGCAATAAATCTATTGTTATAAACTAAAATAAGGGAGCATATCATCATGATATAGCTCCCATTTTTATTATAAATATATTGTATTTTTTATGTTGTTGGACACCCATTTTATATACTTATCTTTAGGAATACGGTATGTATTTCCTATTTTGATTTTAGGAAAACTGTTCAATTTAATAAGTGCATATGTCTTATTTCTTCCTAATTTTAGGTGATTCATGATATCCATAGGTGTTAACATTTCTTCTAAATCAGACATTCAAAATCATTCCTTTTTATTCTTATCTGTACTTCCAAATCCACCATTACGAGAAGTTTCTACTTTATCATCTTCTGTGATTCCATACTCTACAAAAATACCTTGCATAAATGCATCTCCACGTCTAACGGTAGCAATTTTATTTGTTTTAGAATCATTTGTAAGTTTTGCAAAGATATGACCTTCGTTATCTGAATAGAAATAATCACTGTCGATAATACCTACGAGATTATCTAGCTGTAAACGATATTTAAATCCTAATCCGCTTCTAGGATAACATTTCAGCACCCAATCAGTATTCATTCCGCATCTGATTCCAGTAGGAATTTTAATAGTTTCGCCAGGCTTTAAAGTGAATGTCAGAGGGCTTACAAAGTCATATCCTGCACTGCCTTTTGTTGCTCTTTTTGGGAGTGTAATTGCTCCGTAAATACTCTCAATCTCTCGTCTGGTTGATGTGTCTAATTCAGGAATATCAAATGTATCAAGCCAATCTTTTTCAAACTGTCCGTATGTAACTTTCTCAAATTTTGCAACTCTCTTTGCCATATTAATAATCTCCTTTGTGTATGTAATTTGTTATAATTATTTTATTAATGAACTTACATTAAGACCACGTTCAACAAGATATTGAATAGATTTATCACCATCATAAAAGTTTAAAAGTTCATTAATTGTAGGTTTGTATTCTATCCAAGTGGTTTTAATTTCTATGTTTAATTCTTCTTTCCATTGCTTAATTGAGAAATAATCATGATAATAAAACTTTAATCCTTTTCTTGTTTTACGAAGTCCATATGGTAAATATAAACCTATTTTTTCATATATATTCAATATATTATCCCAATCAGCTTTGATGGATGGTGTATCTGGAATTATTTCTGATATTTCATCTTTATATAACTTGATAAGAAATGGACGTATTTTATTAATGAAAACTTCTGTTCTTGGTTTATAATATTTAAGCATAAATTTATATCTCCCATAAATATTTTATGTAATGATTCCAATTTATTTCTAATTGTTTATATACGTCTATTTTTACAGATTCCTTATCAAAATCACCAATCAAAGGAGCAATTAGAATCTCCCATTCGCATTTACACCAATAATAATACATAGTTGATAATTTGACTTTTTCTTTAAATTCTTCCAGTGTGTAATCATTTCTGCGATTTAATAATTCGACAATTTCCTGTTTGTAACTTATGTGATTAAAGATATTAAATACTTTCGTTTGTCTTTTATTTATATCAGGCACAAATACATTCCATTCTAAATCAACGTTATTTTTAATATTCCTCATAATATGTTTCTCCGTTTATTTGCGGATATTTTTGTTCTGCATTGTGTATTCTTTTAAGAGCAATTGAACGCTCATCAAACACATTTTCATCTATCTCATTAAATCCTAGTAGATATGCACGTTTGTCTTTCTTGTCTACACCACAGAACCAATTATCCATAACAGTTCTTACAACTAAATCGCACAAATCATATGTGCCTGTTTCTGGAAATACTCGTGTATAATATACGGTATCTCCCTTATTAATAGTCTTCATTCTCTGATACTTCCTCAAAAATATCTTTCATATTACTCATGAATTTGTTGTACGCTTTTACTACTTTTTTGTAGAGTTTATTATTACCTCTATCGTCTGGATTATAGAATGGTGCAAATAACGTACCATTTGCATATCGTACATTCGTTGATACAAAGTAATCTTCTTTATCTACGGTAAGATTAAGAATAATTTCTTCTGTATATAATGGCTTATTCAGTATATATTGAGTTTGTGTTACTCTGAAATTATTTGACATGAAATCTCTATCTTTGACTGATTGTTTTACACGATATGTTTTTGGTTCTACCATAAGATTTTCTCCTTTTGTACGGGAGTCAATTAAGACTCCCACAGTTTATTTTATTTAATCACATTTGCTCCATCCACAGTTTTTACAAACATTACATCCTCCCTCAAATGTAAGTTCTTCACCACATACAGGGCAAGGATTCTTAATTTCAATATCAACTGTAGATTCTTTGCTTTCAATGTTTTTCTTAATTGTCTGTGACTTCACAGATGTAGATATGTCTTTATCTCCATCAGAAATACTCTCTTGCATTTCTTTATACATTTCAATTAATGCATTAGCTACCGCATCTGGACAACACTTACCTTTATTTGTATCATGTTTCGTCATAGTTCTTCCTACATATGAAGGGCAAGCAGGACAACTCTGTAATTGGTCAGCAATTGTATATACATCAACACCTGCTCTAGCACTTAACGAAATAAGCCGAGATACAGCAGCTAAGTTTGATTGACAACCACCTGTAGAACCTTTTGAAATATAAGTTTCAAGCAATTCTCCACTAATAGGATCAAACATTGCTACAACATGTAAACTTCCGCAACCAGACATAATCTTACGTTTTAGCCCAATTACATTGTCATCCGCAACAACAATATATCCTCTTGGAAGTGGTTTGGTTTCTTCTATTGCATCATTTTCTTTTGTTGATGAAGTTGTCAAAATACCTGCACGTTTACATCCATCTCTAAAGATAGTTACACCTTTTAATCCTGCATCCCATGCAGTCATGTATAATCCTTCCACCTGTTCAACTGTAAAATCATTTGGAACATTAACAGTAGAACTGATAGACGCATCAATATGTGATTGCCAGACACTCTGCATATAAATTCTGTTCTTATAATCAAGTGTCTGAGCGGTGACAAAATAGCCTGGTAATTCAGAATCATCTTTTAATCCATGTTTATCCATATATTCTTTTACAATTGGAGTGTAGACTTTATAATATTCATCATGACCTTTAAGGGATTCTGTTTTTCTTGTATAATAATTTGCGAAGATAGGCTCAATACCGCCGGATACGCCGAGCATAGTTGAAAGCGATCCTGTTGGTGCAATTGTAAGCAACTGAGAATTTCTAAGTCCAAATGATTCTACTAATTCTTTTGTTTCTCCTAACGCATTTTTACTATAAAACGCTGATTGTTCTACCGCTTCTGGTTTATATTTAGGATATACACCATATTTTTTTGCTAACACAGCAGATGTTTTAATTGCCATATCTGCCATAGTATGTCCAATCATGTCACATAAATCAATGGCTTCTGGACTACCATATTTAATTCCCAGTTTAATAAGCAAATCGGCAAGACCAAAGATTCCAAGTCCAATCTGTCTCCAATCATATACAGATTCTCTTTGTTCTTTTAATGGATGGAGTGGAAGTCCTTCATCTAATACTTCATTTAATGCAATAACAGACGATTTAACACAATGCTTAAAATTCTCAAAATCAAATCCTGTATCACATGCAAATTCAGCTAGGTTAATGCTACCAAGAAGGCATGAACCTCCCGCTGGCAAAGGTTCTTCTGCGCATGGATTTGTTCCTGCATATTCAAACTCATCATCACAACTAAGTAGATTCCAATTATTGATTCTATCCCAGAAAAGCATTCCAGGTTCAGCATAATCCCAGTTCATTTCACACATTTTATGAAACATTTCATATGCATCAATTTCTTTAGTGATGGTTTCTCCTGTTTCTAACCTAGTAAATGATAAAGTAAATGGAGTTTTATTCTTTACCGCAGCCATAAACTTGTCTGTAATTCTAATAGAAATATTAGCTTTTGTGACTCTATCAAGGTCTGATTTAATACCAATAAACTCTTCTAAGTCTGGATGCTCACATGAAAGACTAAGCATTAAAGCTCCTCTACGTCCCGCTTGCCCGATTAATCCAGTAACCATAGAATATAAGTCCATAAATGATACAGAACCAGTTGTTTCTTTAGCGGCATTATTGACCTTTGCACCTCTTGGAGATAATTTACTAATATCAACTCCACATCCGCCACCATAGCTATATGTACGAGCAAGTTTTTTAGCGCAGTCAAAGATACTTTCAATATTGTCTTCTGGTGGCTCAATTACATAGCAATTACTGAGACTAATTTTACGTCCTTTATTCTCAAGACCTCTATTAGCAAGAATGCGACCTCCAAATAAGAACTTTTTCTCTTTAATTAAATTAGCAATTTCTGAATTTCCACCAGATACACGATTAATCCACTCATCAAAAGTTTCATTTTCATATCTGTATTTTCTTTCCCAAATGTCTTGTCCTAATTGATTCTCTGTTCCTAACCATTCTTGTACTGTCATTCACTATCTCCTTTACCAAATCTCTTATTAAATAGTTTCTTCTCAATCTTCTCTCTATCTTTTGTTGAAACTGCCAAACACAAGCACATATACGCAATTACAAGTAAACACGCAATGATAAAAGTTCCAACTCCGACAATAACTACATTCATAATAACCACCCTCTCACATATCTTTAACCTTAATTTTCAATGCTTCTAATTCTTTATATTCATCAGTATCATAACTGGTATGATCTTTGATAATCATATGGGTTTGTTCATTGCAAATAAGTTCCACAAGTAGTTTCTTCTCGTTTTCTGTCATTTTCTTATCTTCCTTTACTATTTTTCTCGTATATATTTATTTTCTCTTTTTTCGTGTTATAATATCCGTAGTGGAGATATTTACATAATTTGTTAATAGTCATAATTAGAATGTTTTTCTGAAAATAGTAATATCAGATTTATACTTAGCACATTATCTTTATCTACAAGATGTAACCTATCAACCAATATCTCCACTTTTATGAACAAATTCTTTTGATTTCACCGTTTCCACCATCTTTACATCTCAAAACAAGATGTGTGCATAGTGAGTCAGTACAATTTGGTTTATGTGAAATCATATCAATTACATATTCTCTATTCTCAATTTCAACAGTAATAAAATTATCCCCAATACGTCTTAACTCTCGTACTAGCTCTCCGCTACTAATGATCACTTCTCCAAAGTCACCTCTTTTCCAATTCCAAGCAGATATTGTCTAATTTCAGCCCAATTCTGTAATCTTTTACCTGTCCAATCTTTGTTCCAACTATATGTTCTACCAAAACAAATCATTTCTTTTGCATTGGAAGTCACAAGATTTCTTGCACTATCATCAATAAATAGCCCATCATTCATATTAATATGTGATTTATCGGAATGTTCTTTGAGATTTACACCAATAAATTCTACATCTGGAAATCTTTTCTCAATCCATTTTTCTTTTTGTTTAAGATTAGGAGAATATCCATGTGACACAATTTTAATAGGATAATATTCAGATAACTCATTGATTGCACGTTCAGCCCAAGGCATAAAATGTAATTTCTCAAAGAATCTTGGCTGATTGAAGTACAAATCAATATATCCAGGTGGAGCACAATTACATTCTTCAAATCCCCAAGTATCAACAGTCCACCAATTTACATAATGGAATTTCTTGTAGTATTGAAAATCTTCATTATATAAATCAACAATCGCATCTATGGTAGCAACTAACATTCCATCAAAATCAACATATAATGTTTTAATATCATTTCTCATCTGTGATACCTCGTTTTGCTCTGTCCTTATTGATTACACGTACCATTTTCGCAACAGATTCTTCGATACTTCTATCATTCAATACAAAGTAATCAATAAGATGTGATTTCTCGAAACTGGAAAACTCTTCACTTTCCTTGATATAATTGGCTTGCCAAGCGTCATAATCTCCACGTTTCTTTGCTCTTTGTCGTAAGTCATTGTATGGAACATTAACCATGATGGTTACTAATTCAATATCCATATCTTTTGTTTTAAGTTTTAATTCATAATATCCTGTGGGATTGATAATATAGAAATCATTATCCAAGAGTTGCTGTTTCGTTGCAAAGCTGCAATAACCTACTCTATCGGTGTAAGCAATCATATCATTACGATATTTTTCAACTTCATTAGAAGAGATAAATATATGATCACAATTCTCATCTGTTTCGTTCTCTCTTCTTTGTCGAGTAGTATACGATTTTAAGACTTTCATATTCAGATTATTCGCTGCTTTTTGGGTAATGGTTGATTTACCCGAAGATGTTCTTCCTAATACACAATATACTGTATGTATAATAATCACACTCCTATTCTTCTGTATAATCGGTTGCAATCATTCCAAAACAAATTTTATACATCTTTTTCTGAAACCAATTTAGGTGTTTGTCTACTTTAATTGTTAAAGAATATTTATCACTACCTAATTTCAATAAAGTTCCATTTTTAATTTTGGGTATACTAATATTAATATTCTCCATATTAAATACCCAATGGAAGAACTAAATTTGGTTTAATCGGATTATAATTTTCAAGGGAAAAATCTTCGATTGAGAAATCATAGAAATTATTAGACTTAGGATTAAAATTCATTTTGACTGGTTCAAATTCATAATCATAATGTCCATTAGATGTAGATAAATCTAGTTTTTGTGCATTCGCTCTATTAATAAGCTCATTCGCATTATAAATGTGACGATCATAAATCTGTTCATTTGCTACGAAGTGTGTAAACTTACCTGCTTTATATCCAGTAGCTTTTGCAATCATCATCTGTAAACAAGCATACTGTACTTCATTAACTCCACCTGCACCACTAGCAGTAATCATATCTCCACTTCTTTGAATAAGACACATATCAAGATATTCACCTCTTACATTCCAGATAGTAAGGAATGCACATGGCATTAGTCCGTCTGATTCTTTAAAATCTTCTTCTTGCCATAAAGACATAATATGTCTACGTCCATATGGATTCTCTTTAATGTCAGTAATTAAATTGTTGAGAAGGTTATGTTTCCTTACTGTTACCCCGTATCTAACACCTATTGTTCCTGGAATATCTTTAGATTCCCAAGCGTCCCAATAATTAACATTATATTTATCTTTTAATAAATGTAATGAACTACTCTGATCTTGATAGATCCATAACAATTCTTTAATGGCACTCTTCCATGTAATAGGACGCAATGTACAAATTGGAAACTCTGTTTGAATGTTATAAGTTCTTACAACGTGGTTTACAAAATATGTATAGGCAGGTGTACCATCTTCATATTTTGGACGAGGATTTTCGTCTTTTGTTCCATTTGCAAAAATGTTACGAATATCATTTACTAATAATAAATCTGCTCTTGTCATGTATTACCCCTCCACAATCCATAATCTAATATCTTCTTTAAATTGATTACATAATTTTTCATCATCCGATAAGAAATTTACAACACACTCTTTATTAAGACTTGTGCTTAGAATCCCCATAATAGATTTGGCATCAATCGTATACCGAGAATATACATAGTCGATATCTACATCTTTATATTCTCCACATTTTGCTACAAATAATCCTGCGTCATTAATTGTGTTTAACTTGACTTTACACTTCATTTTATAAAATCCTTTCCTATTATAATGTTAATTTAATAGTTGCATAAATTGTTCTTCATTGATAATTTGCACTCCCAATGATTTTGCTTTCTTGTTCTTACTGGAAGAAGATTCAATATCATTATTAATCAACGCAAATGTCTTAGCAGATACAGAATCAGATACTTTACCGCCATTTGACTCAATAATAGATTTCAGTTCATCTCTATTGCTGTATTTTTCTAATGATCCTGTTATAACAAATGTTTTGTTTTGTAAGGTATTTTGAGTATTATTAGATTCACTAGGAATTTTAAATGTAAATTCTTTACTCAATTCAAAAACTTTATCCATGTATGTTATAGCAAATTTTTGAATATTATTACTTGCAACTACACCGATACCATCTACTTTAAGATTCCAAAAATATCCATATCCACAAGAGAAACAATGATAAAATTCATCAAAGTTATATTTAAAATGTTTAGCAATATCTTTACTTGCACTTTTGCCAATCATGGGTATGGAAAGTGCATAAATAAATCTATCAAGTGTAGTTTCTTTGCTCTTTTCAATAGATTCTAACAACTTATCTACTGATTTTTTACCAAATCCTTCAAGGCTATACATTTTACCCTTATAATCAGATAAATGATAAATACTTTTAATAGAATCTAACCATCCAAGAGAAATAAATTTCTCAAGTGTGGCTTCTGATAATCCGTCAATATCCAGTGCATTTCTACTTACCGCATGACAAAGTTTACCTAATAACTTACCTTGGCAATCATCATTCATACAGATTAATACTTCCGAATCATTTTCTTTTACAATTTTAGTTTCTCCACCACAAATAGGACATTTATCTGGAATTGTAAAATTATTAGATTTATCAATACTATCATGTACTTTGGGGATAACTTTATTTGAGCGATATACTCTGATTCTGTCACCGATACCAAGTGATAACTTCTTGATATAAGAAATGTTATGTAGTGTAGCTCTGGTTGTAATTGCGCCATCTAAATTAATAGGTTCAAAAATTGCTACCGGATTAATCAATCCTGTCTTAGAAGTATTCCATTCAATATCTTTTAGTACAGTTTCATATAACTGATCTTCATATTTATATGCAATGGAATGTCTAAAGAATTTATCAGTTTTACCTAATGATTCTCCATAATCATAATCATCATATGCCATTACTGCACCGTCATATGGAATATTATTTACGTCAGCAACATCTTTAATTGTATCTAATACAATTTGGGTATTTTCGCATCCTATATATGGAATCATTGGAACTCTTTCAAATCCACACTTTTCTGCATTTAGCAAATCTTCATAAACAGATTTATGTTCAAATCCTTTAATAACACGCCAAGCAATAAATCTCATATTTCTTTGTGCAGCTTCTTTACTATCTAATAAAAGTAATGAGCCAGATACTAGATTTCGTGGATGTTTGTATTTCTTATCTATATCTTTAATGCTTTCATTAATCTTATTAAATGTATCCCATCCAATAATAGTTTCTCCATCAATGATCAATTCATCGTAATATGGAATTTTCTTTGGGATATTCTTGATTGTCAATACATTTTGGAAAACATCTGTACCTTCATAGCCATTACCTCTGGTAACAGCACTTACTAATTCTCCATGAATATACTTTAATGTCGTACTAAGACCATCACATTTCACAGATACAATACACTGTTTATTTCCTGCGAATTGTTTCAAGTCATTGACAGATTTTGTCTTGTCAAGTGATAGCATCAAATGATCAAGTTTAACTTCATTCAATTTATCTGATACGGTATATCCAACGTTTTGAGTAGGACTGTTTGGGAAAATGATGTTTTCTTGACTTTCTAACATCTGCAATTCTTCATATTTTTTATCCCAGTCATAATCAGACATAATTGGTGTACTTGTGTAATATGCAATAGAAGCATTATTTAGTTCTTCAATTAAAGTTTTCATCTTTTCAATACGTTCATATCTACTTACTACTCCCATACGCTATACTCCTTATTCCAATATCAACAATTCGTGTAAATGGGTTTTCATCTTTCTTACATTTGATGACACCTATAAATACAACATCGTTGCTTGTATCGTATTTCTTTTTATGTTCCATGAGATAATCCCATGCCTTTTGCATAGTAGAGAATTTATCTCCCATCCATCCGCTATTATCACCATATTTCACACAAGGAACATATTTATAATTCTTCTTACTCATTTATTCTCCTTATAATATGGACTTTTCTTTGTATATTCTTTCAGATACTTTAACATATCAGATTCTTCTGGGAAGAATGGATCACGTTTATGTTCAAGTGCAACATAATTTAGAAAGTTTATCATTAACTGACCAAATCTCCAATCTGGATAATATTGCATCCATATTCTTTCTAATTCTTTTGTAAACCCTGGTATTCTATTCTTATCTCTCATTTTTACCTCCATGAAACAGTTCTTTCATCTTATTGTAAGTTTTCTTTTGTAATCAAGCGGAGAACAGGACTCAATTACTATTGGGAATTTTTTTAATTCTACAGTTTTTATATGTTCTACTAATTTTTTACATCCTTTTAAAACCTTAATATCTGCCGAATTAAACATTCTTTTTAATTCCATATTTGCATTTGATATACGAATAAAACAATTACCCTTTTCTTCTATTAATGCATCTCTATATTCATTAGAAACAGTTTTATTTCCCAAATATAGATAATATTCTCCATGGATGCCTTTATATATTCCACCAACAACTAAATCTTTCAATGGAATAGTTTTAATTTGCCTCTTCTTTTCTTTATCTTCTTCCTGTTCTCGTAGTCTACTTTTAATTTCATTTGCAATCTCAAGTTCCTCATCAGAAGGATTTACAACCTTAAATAGATCTTTCATATGTCGTTTACATCCATCTTCATCAGTCATTGAATTGCCATACCAGACACCAATTGACATTCCAATTACATTACGTCCAGTGCCTTTTCCAACACATATATCACCGTCTTGTAGTTCTCTTCCTAAAATATCTTGCATTTAATCGCCTTTCTATTTAATATTTCCATTCATTTTTGCTTTAAATAACGCTCTTAAATATTCTTGATGGTTATCTTTTGCTGCTTGAAATCCTGCTTTTTGCCTTTTAATATCATCAAGTACGATTTTATATTTAGGGCTATTACTTACTTCTTCTCTATATTTCTGCACTTCTTCACGAGTTACAATTTCTTTATCAACTAAAATTCTCAACACAACTTGTACGTCAATTGCAGTTTTTAGAATAGTTTCTTGTACTTGCAATTCGTGTAGTGCTTCTTCTGGTTTGTAAAGCTTATCATTGCTTACTGGCATTCATTTACCTCTTTTCTATATAATCACCATATATAATATCTGCGACAGTTTCTATATCCTCATGTAAACTTTCTTCTGGATAATCTCTTAAACATTCAATTACATATGAATCTTGAATAATTGTTTTCGCCTTGTGTAATGGAATTTCGTACTTCCTGACTAATGTTTCTCCTAAAGCTTGTAGATATGATTTAACATATTTATTCATTATCATCCACTCTCTTAAATTTATAAATAGAATTTTCAGTTTCGATATTTATATAAATAATATCTCCATTCATATTTTTAATATATTCAAAAGACTTTACAAAACTTGTTCTTAATACTAAGTTTCTCATTGGTGTACCATCGAAATCTCTTACATATTTAATAATTAATGGAAAGCCAATTAAAATATCATTAATATCAAGACTTATAATTCTTCCAATCCGCATAGGGTATCTGTCATCTTGCCTATCTAGCCCTTTTAATGTTCCTCTGTTATGTTTGATGCTTTCAATTTTGTATAACATTTTATTCTCCCATATCATGAAATTCTCTACCATTAAGAATATTGATTAGTGCATTTTTATCTCTTTCTAATGCAAGTGAATATGAACATTTTGCAATAGAATCAGATTGGGACAATGGTTCTCTTTCTAATTCTTCATTAATTTTCTTATCAAGAAATTCTATAAATCTCCACAAACGATCTTCGATAGAAGGAATTAATTTACCATGAATGTTACCGTTTGTATCAAGCTGCACATCAGAAACATTTAGTTTATTGAAATCAGTTACTTCTTTCTTACTTAACCATTTAATCCATTTGTTGCATTTCTTACAATACAGTCCTGTCTGTGTGCCACTTTCTTTGATATAAAACTCTTCACATCCACACTTATTACATTTTTCTGGAATCATAGTTGTTCACCTCTTTTCAGTATACTATATATAGTATTTATATCAATTTAAAACACTATATATAGTATCATTTTGCTATGAAATTCTGCTTTCATCTTATCTCCATATTCCCTTATTTAATTTTTCCTGAATAACATCATCATTGTAAATATAAAGATCTTCTTTGCAAGCATTACATACTCCGTATATATTTTTACCGTCATATTGTAAATGATACAAATTTGATCCACACCCACAGGGATTCCTTTCATGTGGAACATAATAACTGTGGATAGTTTCATTATCTTCGCAATACTGAATTTTCCTTCTCATATAATCTTCTCCATATTATATTTCTCTCTTATGTAATCACATAATTCATTCATTGTTGTGATAATATATTCATCATCTTTTAAACATGGATGGATGTGACACATACAGGAATTTTTCTTACCATACTTCTTATATTTCTGTATATTAAATGTGATCCATAAGATAGGCACTTTTGTAAGATTCTTTGTCAATAGTCGTGTTATGATTTCCATTTTAATCACCTATTTTAATATTTTTGAATCTAAACAATTTTTACATAATTCATAAATTATCCTACCCATATATTCTCTTTTAATAAAATATATGTGCATTTTATTACGATTTTGCCATGTCAATAACGTTCTTAAAAAAGATGTTGGATTTAGTTTTGATTTATAATTTTCTGTAAAAATATCTTCTATATTATCATTCTCTATTAGGAGATAATTTTTCTCTACATTAATCATGCGATTAAACTCTTTGAAAATCCTATCATCATCTTTCGATGCATTTGCGATATTTCCAGCTAACTCACTTACAGAATTTTTTCTTTCAATGCATAATTCATCACTAAAATATGTGTCAATTGAGAAGCCCAATTCAGGGCAACTCTCAATCATTAATCCATAATCACCTGTTCTCAATGCTTTTGATTTCCACCGAATTTTATTTCGGTCAAACCAGTCTGTAACACTTTTATTATTCTGTTCCCTAGAATCAACCAAAATTATCATATGTGATAATAATTCTTTATATTTTTTATCTGTATAATATTGTTTCATTTAAACTCCTAACAAATTTGGTATTCAGTAACCCACCATTCTTGTTCATCTATCTTTTGCCATTGCCCATCAATCTTTTTCTTTTTTGGTTCTTTATGTTGATTTGTAACTTTTACAATATCTCCACGTTTAACAGGATTTTGTTTGAAAATTTTCTTACTAATTTTTACTGGAATTGTATTTCCATTGGCAAGAGCATAAAGTTTTACCTTTGGAGAATAATCAACATTTAAGTCTTCTACAAAACAATAACCAGCATATTTTTTATCGACTATATCCATATAACCCAAAACTTCGTATCTTGATAATAACTTCTCTTTTAAAGAAACTTTTTCGTCAAAATTCCCAGCTAATTCATCTATAATAGCCTTTGAATCAATTTTCATAAAAGTTTTCACTGTTTCTGAACCACAATGTTTTCTAAGAACATCAAAATCAATTCCAAATTCAAATGCTTTATCCTTTTTAAATTGTGATAGATATTTCTTATTCTTATAAAATTTCATGAAAATATCAAAATAGTTTAGAAGATATTTAATATCACCATAGTCTGAAAAATAATCAATATTAATAAGATCTTTTATTCTGCTATCAGCAATACCATTTGTTTTAAGGCATACAAATAAATCAGATAAGTTAGAATAACTGTCTTTACCTAGCTTATATAATGTATTTGCAATTACTGTTGAGAAATTTTTAATAGACGATAGAGATGGATTTATACATCCATTATTCTTATCAATGGAAAATTTGCGGTTGTCTAATCCAAATTTATATGATCCAACTCGTATTTTTGCATATTCAAACATTTCTTTTTTATATGCGGAAACTTTATCCTTATCACCTTTATCTGAATAATGTTGCATCATTACAGCATAAAATTCATATGGGTAATGAGCTTTACAATATGCTCCATATACAGAGTCAAAACCGTAGCTCAAAGCATGAGATGCATTGAAGGAATATTTTGATGCGGCTTCTATGATCTCCCAAGTTTTTTCAAAACCATTTTCACTACCAACATTTTTAACCCATCCTTTAAGTAGTTTAGCTTTTAATTCTGCTAATTCTTTTTCCTTAAATTTCTTTTTACTTATTTTCTTGATAATAGCATATGTCTCTGTTTGTTCAATTCCAAGCCATCCAAGATAAGTCATAATAGATTCCTGGTACATCATATAGTGAAAAGAATCTTTTAAAAGGTTATCTAACTCTGTAACTCCTGTTGTATATGGTAGTCTATTTAAAAAATTATTAAGCTGTGTTTTAAATCCTGGTCTTAAAGCAGCAACTAAAGATGTTAATTCCATCATATTTTGTGGCTTATATTTTTTACAACATTGCACACCAAATGAAGATTCACACTGATTAATTCCAAGAGTATAGCCACTAGAATATACGTCCCATGTTTTTTTATCATTCTCTATAAGTTTTGTCATTTCTGGAACTGTAGGAGTTTTAACCCCAGCTTCTTTGAAAATATTATTGATCGTAAGCCAAATATCTACTTTTAGTAAATCATTCTTAACAAACTTATAGTTTTCTGCAACCATTCCATCAATAACAGTGGTTATTACTTCTTTTTTTGTCGCTTCGGATTTACACCTAATTAAACCCACTTCTCGCTTAATATCACCATCATAAATCAAATATCCGCATGGAGCTTGAGACTTTGAATTGATAATTCCTCTATATTTTTTGCTTTCATCTATATAACTTTTATATTTTTTATCTACAAAAGTATACAAATCAATAGAATCTTTCATATCATCTTCTGCATTCTTCAAAGCTTTTTCATATTCTTTAATCTGACTTGTAATTTCATTAGAAATTTCAAAATCTAATCCTTGTGATTTTGCATATAATTTGAATGCTGATGATACCTGTAACGGCTTATATGATATCATTGGATATGCATGCCCTTCGCCCATTACTTTGATTTGGGCATCCGCAAAAATCTCAGGAGTACCTAAATTCAAATCTAAATCCGGTAAACTCTTTGTCTTTAAAATTCTCGTTTTTGAAATAAATCTATCTGGATATAACTTTACAGGAGAAATAAATCTATCAATGTTGCTGAAACCTAATAATGAATTAACATAATAAGATACGCCACTTCCTCTTCCTGTTTTTGTAATAATTCCTCCATTCTCAACGCCAGTTTTAACAAGCTCATAATCTATGAGGAAATAATCAGCCATTTTTGTATCAATAATTGCATTTAATTCATACTCAATTCCATCTTTATATTCTTTATATCTCTCTGGTGATACAGTATTTTTAATTTCATTCCATTTTGAATACACCAAATTATGTAATGCTGTATCTCTCCATTCTTGTGATTTATCTCCTACCCATTCACCATTAAAAAGATAATTTTTAGGAAGCTTTATGTTTTTATTTAAAACAATATCATCAAAATCTAAAAGAATATCTGTATTTTTAATACATTCATCAATTTGTTCATCGGTTAAAATGCCTTGTTCTTTTAGCCTTCTACGAGCTTCTTGCTCATCAGGGTAATCCATATACCATCCTTGTTCATCTTCATCGTATGTGATACCTCTTGCTTCTAAATAATTATCTCTTTCCTTATATTGATCTGGATATATATAATGACTATCACAACCAAGAATTAATTTAATTCCAAATTTATCATGCAAATCAATTATTCTTTTATTTATTTTCTTTTGAATATCTGTATTATGATACTGAATCTCCAAAAAGAAATTATCTTTAAAATGCCTATATAATTTTTCTGTAATCTCATCAATGTCGTTGTAAGCCCAATATTTCAAGCAAGCAGTTGTTACCATGATATTTTCAGGTTTTACATGTAATAAAAGATTGATGTCAATTCTTGGTTGTCCATAAAACCCATCTATACTTGCAACAGAAAGAATTTCATTAATATCTCTACGTCCCTCTTCATTTTTAGCTAATAAAATTATATGGCAATTAGTTCTATCTTTGACAAATTCATTCGGAATTTCTTTACCTGTTTTTTTATCTATTTTGGAATATTCCGCTAATCTATCTTTTACCCAATATGCTTCTGCTCCAAACACAAATTTAAGTTTCTTCTTTTCAAACTGTTCTTTGGTTAATAATCCAGATTCTACATCTTTCAAAAGCTTATCATTATGCTTTTGCACCAATTCGTATGGAACGTAATAATTTCCTTGATAACCATGTTCTACGCTTGATATTACATTTTGCCCTAATTCTACTGCTCTTTGTATATATTCCTCATATGATGCAGCACAATCAGTAACTAAAACATTGCTATAAGATGTGTGTTTATGATAATTTTGCATAATATCTCCTACTCATATGTGTCCGTTTCTGGGTTATATTGTCTATTATCTTCTTGTTGTTTTTTACCAGTAGGCTTTGGTTTATATTCACAAGCATGATTACGTTGACCACACAAATAATGGCAATAATAATAATCTGGATTTGGATTCCATTCATTTTCTTTTTCAATGAGACTAAGTGTATCTTTCGCCCATTGGATAGCTTCGTCATATTCTTCCTTAGACCAAGGAATCTCTATCCATTTTTGATCTTTGAACATATTCCATTTCAGTTTTGATACTGAACCATATTTTTTTATCACTGGGATTGAATATAAATAGAGTTGTCGTTTAAATTCTAAGAAATGTTGTTGATCAGATTTGCTAATTTTACCGTTTTTTAAAATTTTTAAACTTGCCGATTTATGATCTATAATAATAATCTCATTCGTTTTTTTATCTTTAACAAGTAAATCTATATATCCTATAAAATCCTTGCCATTAATAGTAAATTCAACTTTTTCTTCGACACCAAGAATCTCATAATTCTCCAAATCTAAATCAATATTATCAAAATAATCAATACCTTTATCATAATAAGACTGCCTAATGTCTACGAATTTATTTGGTGGAGCATTATGAGGAACGTCTTGATTAAAATGTTCCTCATAATATTCATTTAATTCAAATAATGAAAGTTCCCCTTTTTCATACTTTTCAAGGATTTTATGAACAAGTGAACCGTATTCACCAAAAAATCCATTTTCAGATTTATTACATTCGAGATAATGTAATTTCCATTCGTATGGGCAATTATAATATGAGTTTAATCTTGAAAATGACCATTGCATTGTTCCAAGCAAAAAATCCAGTTCTTCATCCATCATAATAATCAGTCTCCTTATTGGTCTGGAAATGTATTATCTACAGACCTATCTATATATGGTAATTTATCTGTATATATGTCACTATCCCAAGCAAATTGAGCATCATATTCTTCATAGTCCGTATAAAACCTTCGAGAAGTTAAGTCATACCATAAACCCATTTGGAAATCCGCTTTTCCTAATAATCTATCTTTAATTACCGTAAGCACTACATCAAAGTTATGCCATTTTGATTTTGCGTCAGCTTTTTCTTTTTTGGAAACTCGTCTTAGACCTATGGATCTCATAGCAAGATTAATAATATTAGAAGTCCCAGATATGTCATACATTTCAATGTCAGAATTGGTATCTTGTGTTTTTCTTGGGTGAGCAATCAAAACTACTGCTACATTAAATTTTGCAGCAAACTTAATCAAAGAATTAATTAAATTTGTTTGAGCCGTATTTTTATCACTCTCTGCACAATTCAGGTCAATCATCATAAGGTTATCAAGCACAATCAATTTACATCCAAACTTTCTTACACATTCTTCTGCTGATTTCAAAACTGAATCAACATCATTAGGTTCATCATCTCTATAGATAAACAATTTTTTGTTGTAATACGTTTGCATCTTTTTTTGAATAGATTGAGGTACTATGTAATATTTTCGATTGTCTCTACTTGTTTTTTCAACCATATTTCTTCTACCTGCTATAATTGTATTGAACCAATTAGCAGACATTCTTTCAGGCATTTCTTTTGAAAACAAAAATACAGGGTTGCCATCATCTATTGTTCTTGCAATTGTCTGATCTATAATTGAAGTTTTCCCACTACCAGGTCTTCCAGATAGAACAGTTAATGTTCCATAGAAGATTTTCAATAATTCTTCATCCAATGGTTTGATTCCTGTCTTAACCCCATCCATTTGGGAAATATCAAGTTCCTCAATTTCAGAATAATCAACAACACTTTTTACTGGAACATCTTTTGCATCTGAAATGAGATTCATCACAAAATTTTTACCACCTATTTGTAAGCAATCATTAATATCTTTTATTGGAACTTTTTTACCGTTCTCTTTTTCAAAATATTCTGGTGCTGTTATATATTTTGTTCTCCATGTTCCTAAACGGTAAATGCACTCTTTCCTCATTTTAATACCTGCTTCATCATTATCAGACCAGATAATAATTGAATCAAAATTGTTTAACCAATCCCAGTTTTCTTCAATCCAATGAAGATTTCCTGCACCAAGAGGAACACTTACAGTGTTAATATATCCTGCCTCAATAGCACTTGCACAATCCGTTTCCCCTTCTGTAATCAACAATGGTTTTGATGTATTAACTCTATTCATGTTGAATAATAAAGCCGATGTATCAGAGTCTTTTTGACACCATGTTTTCGGTTGTCCTGAATGTTTTTCTATTGTTCTTGCAGGTCTATATTTGACCATTGTTAGAACATCATTTGTGTCATAGAAATTAAATACTCCATTTCCATGTAAGTCTTCTCTGATGTCAAGATAATCAATTACATTCTTTGAAATTCCTCGTTTGCCCCAATATTCAAGGACATTTGTTTTACCGTTTAACGGTTCTTCGTGTGGATATCTATAGTTTCTTCTAGTTTTTACATCTTTTTCTCCAAAGCTATATTCAACATTTGCTTTATCAAATAAATATTTTGCCGCTTCTAAAAATGTATTTCCTTTTTCCATTAAAACATCAATGATATCAACTGTTTTATTACACCCGAAACAATGAAAAGTATAATTCTTTTTATTGTAAATAAAGCTTGCAGTATCTTCATTATGATATGGACAACATGCCTTTAAATTTTTTTCATCAAAATTATCCAGTTCAAGCAAATCTGCTATTAAAAAAGCGTTTTTGTCACCTAGCTTTTCTTTCGCTTTTTCAATGTCTTTTTTATCAATTAGCATCTACTCACCACCTATACTTTAAATTCTTGCTCATAAAATAACTTTCTGATGCCATACAAAACTTGCACTGGTTTTTGAGAATAATACAATTTTGACGACTCAATATTTTTCCTAATGTATTCTATAGGGACTCTATTTTTAAAAACCATTGTGTTTATTGCTCTATAAGCAATAGGATATTTTGTCTTATCTTCTATATAGCTCATGTATGTATTGACACAATCAGTAATCTCTTGTTTCATACCTGCACAATCCCAATGATAATGTTTCCTATTAATAACCACGGATTCAGAGTCTTTAACTCTGTCCCCGTGGTGTAAACAATATTTATATGCGCAGATATATTCTTTTTCTTTTTTACCTGCCATATCTACCTCTTTTAGTTAAATGGAAGTTCTTCCTCAATACCATCTGGAATACTCATGAATTTATCACTTCCAGGAGCAGGTGTTTTATTGATATTACTTGTAGAGTTTTCAGAAGAATTTTTGCTTTCTGCAAATTCTACCTGTTCTACAATGACATCAGTTGTATAAACTTTAATTCCATCTTTGTTTGTATAACTTCCAGTTTGAATACGTCCTTCTACAACAAACTTCGTACCCTGATGTCCATATTTTTCAATAAATTCTGCGGTTTTCCCAAAAGCCACACAGCTAATGAAATCGGCAGTCTGTTCATCACCCTGTCTTTTGAATCTTCGATCTACAGCCAGAGTAAATCTCGCAACTGCGGATGAATTTTCTCCCTGTGTGTATCTTACTTCTGCATCTCTTGTCATTCTTCCCATTAAAATTACCTTATTCATTATATTTTCCTCCTATAATTACGCCTGTACTGGTTTGATTTCTTTTACTTTTGATAAACATTCTTTTGCTGCTTCTAAATCTTTAATTGCATTTGGGTTGCCACTTGGAACATATTCTTTCAGAACATTCATTAATTCTGTATTTTTTGTACCACCAAGTTTTGTGCAAAAAGAGATAATTTCTTTTTTGATGGAAATAATATCATCTTCTACGTTTTGAGCCGTAGATGCTGTAAATTTAGGTCTTGTCGGTTCAATATCCGATGTATTAGCCCACTTGATAATTTTCTGTCCGTGAGATTCTGTAAGTAATGTTGCATTATCATTCTCAAAAATATGAGTATTATCTTTCTGAGGTTCAGCCATATGAGTTTTCTGATCTACTGTAAATGTACAAGTAAATTCGTATTCAAACCCATCTCTCTGTTTTGCTCCTACTCCAAGTTTTTTAACACTTGTTTTACCTCTATCATCTTTTTCAATTTCATACTGATCTTTTCCTCTCATAGTTGCGATTAAATGGATTGGGCTTGTAGCAAGCTTATTGATAAATGCATCATGTCTTGGGGTTACTTTCGCCCATGCCTGATATGTCCCACCAGCTTTTTGCTGCAATTCAAGACAACCACCTTTACCATCCCATTCAGGTGATGTACTGTCCATAATTAAGATGTCATATTTTTCTTCGACTGCAAAATCAATTACATCAGAAAACTGTTCTGGGTTAAAAGGTTCTACAAGATCAACAATGTCATAATCAAATTCATTTGCATAGTATCTACCTCTTGCACCCTCTGTATTAGCAAGTAAAATTCTGCAAGGTTTTCCAGTGATTTTTTCGAGTTCTTCACGCATTCCAGTGGCTAATCTTAATGCAGAATATGTTTTTCCACCGCCTGACGGTGCCATGAGTGCTACCTTTGTATAAATTTTTTCTCTTACTGCTTTTTGTACTTTAAAAGCCATAGTTTTAAATCCTCCTGTGATTTTTATTTTTTGTTTTTGACATATAATAACATTTATGTGAACACACTCATATTTGAGCGTAGGAACATGGAATTAAATCTATAAGATAAATTCTATGTCAACAGTGATTTATGGGGTGCAAAATCCCAAGGGTATGCTGCTAACCACCCATTTTTTATTTCTCTATTCAGTTTCAATTTATTTGGAAAATTCGATTCGATTGAATCTATAAGATTTATTTCTCTTTATTTTTAACTGGTAAAATTGAAATAATGTATCGTCCTGGAAGTATTAATAACTCACCATCTTCTGTTTGAAAATGGAACTGTTCAAACAATCCCATAATATTTATTAATTTTACATTTCTATATCTTTTATAAAACATTATGTCTCTTGTTGAATTAATAAAATTATGATTAAACTTAACATCATCTCGACATCCAGTGCATTCTACATTATAATTCCTGTCAATCATTTGACAAATCGTTTCATTCCATTTTTTATAATTGTCATTCATATTTTATATTCTCCGATGAAATTTGGATTTCCTGTTATCTATCTCTTTCAGATAATGTAATTGTATCAATGTTGACTCCAAGCAATCTCTGTAATACCATTGGTGCTTCATCAATTAAAACTTTTTTACTTGTGAGTAATGATTCATTTTGAAATAATTCTTGCACTGTCATTGGTTCAGGAATAGATACCCCAATTCTTTTCGCAATATCTTTAACGACACCTACTCCTGTATAATCTGCACATACAACTGGATATTGTGTAACATGACTTCTATGTACTAAATACGTTGTCTTACCTTTTCCTCTTTCTAAATTACAAATTTCCATATTTAATTTCCTCCATTTATATATTTTTATTATCTTTATTCACAATTTAATTCTTGTCTACCGTATAAATCAAAACCAGTACATATTTCATTTAATTCAAATGTATGTTCTGAAAGATAATCCATAATATTTTTTATGATATCTATATCACCAATACCAATTATGCTTGTTAATTTTTCTTTTGGTATGTAGATTTCATATTCGTTACTATCGAATTTAATTGGAATCTTGCCATCGTAGTCTTTACAAGATAAATTTACTATTACATTTGACGGTGATATATTAATTTCCACATCATGCAAATTATCATCCTTTAGGATTTTTGTAATATCTTCTACTACGTTAATCATTTATTCTCCTTTTCATCATCCTTATTCACAATTTTGTCAATCTGATCTGTAATGTAATCAACTACATCTTTGCCAGTTTTGCCAACCGCTTGAATATTGTCCGATGTAATTTCATTTGCTACCATCATTGTATAAACGGTTTCAGTAGTTGGGGTAAGAACTGTTAGAATCATAGAAATAATCCCAATTGAAATAAATAGTTTAAATCCATTCTTTGTTAAATCATCAAATCCTATAAAACATATCGCAAATGCAACTATTGTAACAATTAGAAATAAAGTTCCCACTGTATCTGCTCTACTAGCAAAATAAATCAACCAAGGACTAATAATCGGTTTCATAATTTTCATCTCCTATCTATATATTCTCCATTTGAAACGAAAGTTTCATTTATAAATTCTCTAACTTTTTTAATTCTTTCTGAGCATTTTCAATAGTTTCTTTAAGATTTCTAATCTTACATTCTCTTTCTGCTAGAAGCTTCTTTTCATTTTCTTCTTTATCATCTGCATAAAACTTATCTTCAAAGTCCCAATAATCATGTTCATCACCACTCCATGAGTGATTCGATACAAGAAAACTTTTTCTTACTTCGACGCTTGGAGCTTCCCAATCACATCCATGACCACAACAATGTTTATCTTCTCTATAATCTGGATCACCAGGACTACATTGACAATATCCCCAATTGCGTTCATCATAACTGAATGTAATTTCATATCTGAAATCCGCTTCTTCTACACATTCCCAATTATTATTTTCAGATTTATTGTAAAGGAATACATTTACCTTACGGATACAATAATTGTCATCTTCAATTACGATATCGTAACTATCGCAATCTCTTAAATCAGAACAAAATTCATCATAACATTCATAGTTATCTATTAAATCCTGCCATAGCGCAGATACTAAAAATGGAACATCTAGCTTTTCACCATTTGGTTCTCTGTATGTATTCTCATATTTCAATGCATCAACCAACTGTTCTATAAATTTTTGGATTGTAATATTGTTGCTATATTTCATATGTATATATTCTCCTTTCAATATCCTTTTATCTCAAATAGTTCTTCTTCATATGAGATACACTCATATCTTTTACAATTGTCCACTGTACATTGAAATTCTCCGCACCAAGGACTTCCATCTCCCATATGATCATATGGACAATGATAATCTTTTCTGCAATATTCACAGTTTGTATATTTCTCACATGCCATTTTATTTATTCTCCACTTTATTACATAACATAACTGAGTTATCATTACTTGCAAATCCTCTATATGTTATTTCTTTGTTGTTTAATTTTGCTTTCTGACAAGCGAATTGAGCATTTAAAATTTCATTTTTAGATAAATATTCACTATTAATCTTAGAAATAATTTCCTCAACTTCTTTTCTATGCTTACATACGTCAGATTTAACACATGAAAAACATGGAATGTCGTATGACACACTTTCCATATGTAAATATCCTGTAGTTATTGTATTTTTCATTATTCTAATTTCTCCTTTATGATAATTTATTTGTAAGAACATTTAATGCTTTTACAAATTCCAGCTTTAACTCTCTGATTACATCTAATGGATTAATCTCAACAGGTTTTTCAATTTTACCAGTTACTTTAATGTTCATTTATTTATTCTCCATCTACCAAGAAATTATCAATGTCTCACTCTTCTCTGATGTGTCAAAACATGAGACATGATAATTTTTGTCAATACATAAAATTCCAATTAAATCATTTAATAAAGGAATTAGATGAAAGTTTTCACACACAGTATAATTAATTGAATTTTTGCCATTTGTTGAAGCTTCGATGATTTCTTTATTTATATTATTAAGATGTTTTTTTAATGTGTCTTCATACCTTACGGCGTTTTTCACTAATTCTCCATCTGTTTCTGCATTAATCATAAATCTTATTCTCCTAATATTTTCTTCACATCTAACACATCAATCTTCTGGTAATGATATTCATTTGGTGATTCGATATAATTTTTATTCAATTTATCATTTACATCATTTACACAAAATACTGTGCATCTACTACCATGACCATCACTATTGAAATGAATTTCTGCGTTATCGCAAGTTTCTTTACCTGTTTCAAACCAATCTTTTCGACACTCAAAGCACTTCATAGATAATTTATATTTTTCATTCATTTTATCAACAAAATATTTTGCTGATTCTTCATCATATGTAATTCCATCTATTACTTCTCCATAAGAATGAGTAATTAGATAAACACTATCTTTTTCATTTTTAATCATACGCATTCTCCCATAATCGCTTTCGCTAATTTATTCCAATCAGATTCATAATCTTCTTTTGATAATTCTGTCAATACTTCATCCATTAGTAAATGTGATATACCGGATTCTCTCGCAGCTTCGATTGCTGTTTTACCTTTAATGATTAATTCTACAAATCTTGCAATTTTAATATCTTTCATAACTTATCGCCATCCTTTACAAATTCAAATTCTCCATTTGTATATGAATGTAGCTTCCACCCTTTTACAGTTTCAAATCTATGAACATAATTTGGATGTCCATGTTTCTTTAGCATCTTTTTATTAATTCTCTTCTTTTTATGCCATTTACATGGAATGAGTTTTGAAACTTTAATATCATATTCATCAGGAATCTTAAATTTATCAATACCAAAAGCTTTATATATCTTTTGATAATCAGTAGGTTCAGATACATTAATGCAAAATGAATCATCATATTTATCTAATCGTGATGTATATTTTGTATTATATTCATACCTCAAATCACCATCTTGAATATTATTAATTTGCATAATCGGTTTATCACCATTCATTAAATACATTTCATTAATTTCTTTATTCAATTTTATTTCTCCTATGAAATTCAGAATTTATTTACTCTTATCTTTTAATTCTCCTTATGATATTCTTTATCTAACCAATGAATACAATTCTCAATCGCAGCATCTTTATTACTAAACGTATATCCACTAGGACTACACCAAACTTCTGATTTATTGATCATAGTTCTATAAACTAAATATGGTGCAAGTTCTTCAAGTGACATTGCTCTAAATCTATCTATATTTCTCATAATCCACCTCACATATTAGTTTCTATACCATGCCATTTCTTATGTTTGTTCCAATTTCGAAATTCGAGATTTCCGAAATGGATTCTTACTTCTATATTCTCTATATCATCTTGTGATAATATCCAATCACGATACTGTTTTACTTCACTATCAGTTAAATCGCAAATGTTCTTATAATAACCTAATATCTTATCAATCTGCTCAACAGACCAATCGTAATCAGATAAAGCAGCTTGACGTTTATATTCCGCAATATGTTCATCTACTTCTTTCTGTGCTTCATCATATGTGCGATATACTTTTGAGCAAGTTATAGTTGTATAATTTGGAGTCCTATTGATTCCCCAATCTTGCGGATACCCTTTATGTATTCTCCAACCATCATTAGTAATCTCTGAACGAATTTCTCCATGAAAGATTTTCGCACGTTTTACTAAGAATCCTTTATTATATGCTTCTTTTAATGTTTCTGGTTTGTTAATGTCCAATTTAAAATTAATCTCTTCATCTGTTAATGGATCTTGTTTAATCTCAAATAGCTTTGTATCATAACTCCAATTCTTAGGAAGCTTGTGAAATCTCTGCTCAGTGTCAAATTCATCAATCGGAACACCTTTTACATAATCAGAATAGATTCTTCTACGTTCTCTTGGTGAGAGATAGTCAATATAAACATCAAATTTATATTGTTCATCTACCATTCCATAATGAACTGAATATTCATGTCCACGCTGATGACACCAAAATACAATTTCACCACTTTCAAATCTCTTATCCTTTGGTGGTGTATTTGCCATAATTATTCCCCCTTTCATAATTATTTGAATGTGTAAGTAGGGAATTGAACCCTACCACTCTATATTTCTACATATAGAATCACACCATGTCTACACTATTTATTTCTCTGTTGCATCCACTACGGTTGTACCTGCACCTTGTACAGTAACCCAACCATTTTTATAATGTGCTTCTGCTTCTTTCATTCTAATAAGTTCATCCGTAATAGAAGAACTTAGTTCTTTATTTGCCTTTGCTTGTGCTTCCGCTGCGATTCTAGTCTTTTCAGCATCGGCTTCTGCTTTAATTTTTGTTTTCTCTGCATCTGCTTGCGCTTTTGTAATCTCAATATTTGCATCCGCTTCGGCTTGTAATTGTTCGGTCTGTTTCTGTACTTTTACTTTCTCCTGTTCAGCTTGAGCCTGTTGCTTTTCCTGTAATGTGGTAACACGATTATCAATTGCCTTTTTTAATTTTTTATCAGGATGAACATCAATAATAGACGCATCAAGGACTTCAATACCATATTTCTTAGAAAATTCTTTATTTAGATACTCAGTAAGAACTTCATTGAGTTGCGCACGATTACCAGAATAAATATCCATCATAGAATAATCTGTTGTAACCTCAGAAATTTTAGATTTAAGAACGGTTTTTACACGATTCTCTACAATATCTTCTCCGTCCATACCTTTAAATTTCTTATATGTATCAATTACTTGATCTTCAATATATCGGTATGTCATTTGGAAACTAATTGGAATACTAGCATCGTCAGAAGTCGCAACTTTAAATGAATCATCATCTTTACTACCATCTCGCTTATCTTTTGACAATACAAGAATTTCGTTACTTGTTGAAAATTCCTTAACTTTGTTCATTGGTGGAATAAAATGTGCGCCTGGTTTAAGAAGTTCATCTTTTACGCCATCCTTGTAGTTGTATGTGATCCCGACTTTACCAGTTGGAATTAAATCTACATGTGTTACTGTAAATCCTCCACCAATGATTGCTACCGTTACTACTAAACCTACTACTAAATTTTTCATATTATTTATCACCTTTCTTCATTTGATTTTTAATCTCTTTATAAACTTCTTTTTCAATATCAAAACTTTCATCTTGACGATTGATGTGCATTTCAATCTTATGAATTACTAACCAACCAATTGAAAATATGATAAGTGCGCCAATTGCAAATCCAATAGCACTTAACAAAAATATAACCCACATATATTTATCACCACCTTTCTAACATGTACATCACTTATTCATTGTCAAAATCTTCTCAAAAATATTATGAGTTGCTACAAATTTCGATGCTAATACATCTGGTGATTCTATTGATTCCGTTCTCTTCAATGTATTCTTCATTCTATACGCAAGTTCTTTCATGTTATCTAACAAGCGTTCCATTTCAGTAATATCTTTTGTGGCTAATGCTCCAATAAAAGCATCTTGTAATAGCATCATATCTTCATTTAATACATTAAATTTATCATTTGTAAGTAGCTCACAATTATCTAATTTTTTCGCAAGAATTTTAAAATCTTCATTTATACTCATAATGTTCTCACTTTCTCTATGAAATCGAATTTGTACATATGTACCATACTATTACCAGAACCCATAAAATAATAATATGCTTCTGGGTTTCCTCTAAAATATTCAATTCCTTGTTGAATCCATTTATTAATTTCTTCATCTGAAATTTCAATAGCTCTAAAATCTTTACTTGATACAGTAAAATGCGTAGGATATTTTACATTTGATGCACAAATATCAATTGCATCATCGTCAAATTCTTCAACGTCCATCTCATAATTACAGCATGGACAGGTTATATATGGCAATCCTAAGTATCCTATATGAGTATCTTCTCTTGATACTTCAAGAACTGATCCACAATTTTCACATTTTATTTTTACTTTTTCTACTCTTAGTTTAGGTCTAATTGCTTCTGGTGTCTGATGTCTATTTTGGGGTTGATTTTTATAATTATTTTGAATTACTTTCATTCTCTGTTCCTCCATTTACTCCGTAATCTAAAATAAAACAATCATTAATTAATCTCTCACTAATGTATTTTCCATAAGACAATCGAAATAATTGATCCCCATATGGCTCTTTAACAGGATATGTTTCATGTTCCCATCCATTAATCTTATTTCTTATAATAATATCTGGATAATCCTGTAAATACATTCGTCCAATCCATTCTGGTAAACAACTGCCCCAAGGGTAAATTGTCACAAATTTAATTTTTGCTTCATTAAGCCATTGTCTGATTCTAATGTCACTATCTATAAAAATAACATCTACTTTACCTATATTCTCTTTTATATATTGAATAAAATTGTCTGGAAAATTTGGATTATCGACACTTATAATTTGTTGCTTGAAGTGATTTAGATGTGCTTCTGTAGACATAAGATGTAGACTTGATTCCCACCATTGACGTTCTTTTTCAATTTCTTCTTCGTTTGGTAATCGCTTGATGGTCTTAAATTTACGAATATCAACATCCAAAATGTCATAATTTTTCATATGCTCACTTGCGTATGTCTTACCACAGCATGTATAAGCACTGATAATTAACGTATTTTTCATATTATATTCCTTCCCATGAAATGAAAATTTCAGACTAATCCATGCTCTCTTGATTCTGTCCATTTCTTAAAATCATCAATTGTAAACTCTTCTGATTTAATATCATCACGCAATAATACAGTATAATGAGGTACATCTTCGTTTAAATTCTGGTCAAGGAAATCATTAATTACAGCAAATGAATTATAAATGCCTAATTTATATGCTTTCTTCTCAGATTCAGTCATACCAGTACAAACATTTACCTCTGTATCTTCTAATACTTTCTTATATGTATTAATACTTAGTTGGCTTCGTAGTCTCTGCGACACCATAACCAGTTGTTACATTATCATAACTTATATGCACACATTCTGGTTCAATATCAAATCTTTCAGCTACAACACTTGCAATATCTTTTTCGTTTAATTCATAAATTGTTTTCATATCTCATCTTCTCCTTTTTGTTAAATTGAATAATCATATCGCCAGGCTACAATATCTATATCGCTGCGCCACCCATCGCAGCCATCAGCGTATAGCACATAAGCATAATAACAATATCCTGTCCATTGATGGTATTTAAATTCTCTACCATCTTTGTCTTTTACAATAATCCATTTATTCTCTTCTGGGTAATCTTCTCGATCATGCCAAGCTTCATCCGAAGCTCTTAACCCTTTAATCTGATTATTATTATACTCAATATTTTCAATTTCAAATTCTCCTTCACTTGTAAAAACTATAGCATTTGTACTTTCAAGGATAATCGTAGGTAATTTATCCAATGCTTTCCATAACTCTAATAACGTCATTTGCTCACCTATAATTTCTTCCATAGTCCTTTTGATCTAGTATCTTCTTTTAAACAATCATATTTTGCCATTCCAATAGATTCATGTTCCAAAACTCTCCAAATGGCTTTAAAGATGTTTCTTTCACAAGAAGTAATATTTCCTGCTCCAATTGAGAATCTTAATCCTTCTTTAAAATCGAACCACATAATGGCTTCAATTTTTGTTCTTGCCTTACGATCACCTCTCCACGCAAGAGGAGAATCCGCTTCTTTGTAAAATAATACCTTTTTGTATGTTTTCATAAACTATAATCCTCCAATGCTTTAATTACTCTTTGTGTTTGTTTCTCTAATTCAACTTCTGCTTTTGCCTTGATATATTCTTCTACGGAATCAACATTTACTTCAATATCAATCACATCATTTTCATACGGATCACCAGTTAATTCTTCTCCATATGTAATTTCTTCAAATGGGATAACATAATACTCACCTGTTTCACCATCTGTGCAACTAAATGTCAATTCAGTGTTCTCGTCATAACCGATTTCTTGTAATTTTCTTATAAGTTCTGCAACTCTCATTCACCAATTCCTCTCTCTTTACATAATTTTCTTAATGATTCTTCTGTGTATAATCTCCCTGTATCTTGTAACCATGTTACAAATTCATTCTTATCTTGAAAACAATGAGAACATCCATAATATTCATAGTAATGTTCCCAAAAATCATCCAAATAACTACAGCTATATATTGGTTCTCTTACAAATTCTTTCTTACATTTTTCACATTTGTGCCAGACCAATAAAGGTTTTACTCTTTTTACACTAATAGAATCCATATGTATTTTTATAAATCTTTCTTTTGGATCACGTTTCATTATTATCACCATCTTTCTTAACTCCGATATTTGCCAACCAATACATAAATTTTGTAAATGGTCTATGATTGTATATACAAATACCAATAAAAATAAATGTAGTAATATATCCCAGTAATATCGAGCCAAGATAAAATATTATATTTTCCAAAGAGAAATAATCTTCATCAAATTCTTCCCCTCGCATATCCAACAATATCATTATAGTTCCTGTTATTAACCCGATTAAAAACCAAGATATAATAATAATAATTTCCTCTATTGACATTTATTCACCTACCTTGAATCGTTTATTTCATGTATTTACATATTCTCCAAACTATCTAAAAATTGTTTCATCCATAAATTCTTTTCTTCTACTCTCTTTAATTCTTCTTGATATTTTTTATATGCTCTTTTCAATTTTTCATCTGCATTATCTCTTAAAATATCAATATATTTCTTAATTGTATCATCAGAAGTATCTAATTCCTTATTTATATCTTTTTCATACCATTCATATAAAGTTCTATTCAATGACATATCAATTTGTTCTAAACAAAATTTCTTTAGATTTTCATGTTCTGGTGTTGGTGGAGTCCATTTTTCAACTTCTTCTCGTACTTTTAGGTACTTTTTATCTTCATCTTTATATTCTTCAAGTATTTTTTCTGCCCTGCCCTTATTATCATTATACTTAGATATTATATCTTCTTTTACTTCTTCAAGAGTCTTGTTATACGCTTTTTCTCTTGACACTAAAGAATCTTTATATGCTTTTTCATAATAAGGATGTGGCTCAAAATGATTTGGTGTTGGAACATCTAAAGATTCTTCTTTTAAATCAATCGCAATTCCAAATGCTCTTGTACACAGTTTTAGAAACTCTTTACCAGATGTTATTTTTCCATCCTTAATATAAGCTGTATATCCTGTTGGCATTATTTATCCTCACTTTCCAATTCTTTAATGCTAAACCAATCAATATTAAAATAGCCTTGCACTCTATACATATAAACCACTACTGGATATTCATTCTCTTCTGGTTTATTTTTAATTTCGTATTCATCAGTCAACGGATTATCAATCTCATGTTCATAAGAATACTTATCATTAGGATCTTCTAATACATATGGAACTCCAAACGTGTCCATCCAAGAACTCACACTATCAAATAATGAATCTTCTGTTTGGAATTGCTCACCTCCAAATATGACATCCTCACTTTTCCATTTGTACATTTCTTTTGCGAAATTAAGATAATCTTCATAGTTCTTGCATAAACTCCACCATGTATTAGTAAACCTTTTTGATTTGCGTACTATTACTATCACCTCTATTCAGTTGCATTTTATGGAATATTGAGCAGAAATGCTCTTAGAAAAATTACATATTATCTAAAGCTTCGACAAATTCGCTACCACAATCACAAAATGTATAAATCATAGATTTCATAAGTCCCCAAGACATTCCTGAGTGACCTTGATTTTTCATTACTTTAATACCTGCGACAATAGAATTATCCTTAACAGTTTTAATAATATCTAAACATTGACCTAACTCCATTCCCTTGTACAGATCACCTAATCTAATAGGTACACATCTATCCCATTCGTCCCATTTGTCTTGTGATAAAACTTTATGTCCTTCTTTAATCCAATATTTTGTTAGTTCTGGAATTTTCTTTTTTTATGTTCTTCTTCTCTTCTGATGAAATCTTGTCTCATTTTTTCTCGTTCATCTTTAAATTCTTTAAATGTTTTACCAATACATTTAATATATGCTTCATCTACTGTCATATCAGAACTTAAAATATTACCATTAAAAGTTCCACAATAATCCTTACCAGTTTCATATGATAACTGGCGCAAGTATTTAACAGCTTCTTCAATTGTCATTCCATAATTAAAATCCACATCAATATACTTTTTCATATAAATTCCTCCATTTTATGAGTCGAAAGTTTAATTTCAATCATTCATTAATGTATTTTAATATCTCCTCTGTTGCATGGTATCTCTCAATTAAATCAATATTACATTGAGTTTCACTATTTGCATCATTCAAAAGACCTCTACAATGTGGAGTAAGAAGTTTACTCAACGCAAGTATAATAATTTTTTGATTTTCAAAAAGTTCTTTTCCATAATTCATTTCTTATTTCTCCCTGTAATTTCATCCAAACACCAATTCCAACCGCATTTAAAACTTGGAAGTCTATCTTCCCATTTGTACGTTTCTGTAATTTCTTTGCGATCTGGTAACTTCCTTAACGGACATATTCAGGAATCGTTGAATGTTCTTTCTTTTTTAGAGAATTAATATATTTATCCAATGATTGACAATAATATCCCAACATTTCTATGTATTCTGAAAACGGACATTCATCACATGAATTAGGTTCTTCTATAAGCAACATAACTTTACTCATTATTACTTCCTCCTATGATTTCTCTCAAACAATCATTCCAACCTTTAACATTTCCATTATATATTTCTCCCCATTTTTTCTTACTAGGCAATTCTTTCAATGGACACCAATCAGGTTTAGATTGACGATATCCGTATATGCAGTCAATTAGTTTCATGTCATTTTCGCTATCCCCATTTGTTACATAGCAATATGCATATTCTCTACTTTTTGTACGGTATTCTTGACAAAATATACAATCTACACAAATTTCTGGTGTATCAATCAATAATACTGATTTACTCATTGACTCCACCACCTTTCACTATTTTAATGGCGTAATCTATAGCTCTGTTCCATTCCAAGTCCTCATCATTGTAAACAACACGAAATCTGTTCATAAGTGATTCCACGACTTTATCCACATCGAAAGCAGTTTTACTTTCTTCTACTGATAAAATCCATGCACATTTATCCATGTGATCAACGCATCTGTTCTTACCACAGTTTTCTTCACAAAATCGTTCTTTTAACTCACCAGTATCTATTAACCTCATCTTTTATTTCTCCCAATTAATACGCATCCACTAAGTAACACCATAAATAACAATTCTACAATTACTGTAAATTTATCCATTTATCCCACCTCGTTTCTAAATGAAAGACGCAATTCATTACTAAATCATAAAGAATAATTTCCATATTAATGGATGTTTCTTAATTCTCTTAATCAATCCATATGCACATACATAATTTACATTTTCCCAATTCCCTGTATCAATGACATAATCTCCATCTGGAATTAATAAATCTTGCATAATAAGTGAGAAATCATATCCATCAATATACCCAAATAAGTCATCTTTACCAAACTTCTTTTCTATTTCTTTCAATCGTTGTTCTGCTTTATGTAATTCAATCAATTTAACGTTCCTCACTTACTTGTCCAGTTCTAGTTAGTTTTCCAACACTAATTTCAGCTAATCTGAATGCCTTGTTAAAATTCTCTTCTGTAGAACAAGTAATATCTTCATACTGAGAACTTCCATCTGCATATATAATCGTATATCCATTGCATCCAGCTTGAATTGTTACTTTATAATTATTTTCAACAATAAATGTTTCTTCTTTATCAATTTCATTACGTGGCATCATTCCAAAAAATCTGTTCATTTTAATTCCTCTATTTTATATATTATTTATTTTATTAAATTGAGTACACATTTTATCGTGTAATAACCTTAAACATATCATCTACAGAATCAAGTAAATCATATCTTTTATCAAACGGAGCAGTTGAACTCTGAGCAAATTTACGCTCTACCATATCGACATAATATGTAACTTTTCCATCATCACCCATATAAAACTCATCCCATTCTTCCTGAGTTAATAATCTTTTTACATCTAATTGCTCAATTGCAAGATTATCAAAACTTACAACTTTAAATTTCTGGATAATATCTTCAAGATTTTCATATAACCATTGCTGCTTAACTTCAATATCCTTCTGTTCTTCTTCAAAATACTCATTACCTCTACGCAAATGTTTATATCCAAGAATTAACATCTTTAAATTATTATTCTCTAATGCTTTTATATCAGATGGCTTCAATACACCATTAATTACATGAATAACTGCATTTGAATATTGTTTTATAAGTTCGATAAAATGTTTTGTGGGATTTACTAGCGAAACGCCAAGACCATAGATTAATTTCTCGTCAACTAACTTTTTGATTAATTCTTGTTTCTTTTCAAAATGGATCTGATTAACAGTCATATTTGTAATAACTTTTCGTTCTTTTAGTTTTTGTAAGAATGGAATTAAATCAGGATGACTGGTTGCATCACCACCGCCAATTGCAATTTCTTGATATGGATGTAAAGTATCAATAAATTTTTCATTTAAAATATTACCAAACTTGCCATTTATTGTGCTACCCTCATGACAAAATTTACATCCCATATCACAATAGTTACAAATTTTTACATCCATGTTTTCAGCAAAACTAGGAATAAATTCATCATCTTTTGTTTCCCTAATTTTTGTCCCATCACTCAAAATAGTTGTCACAAAGTTCCCATTTTTATATCTTCCTAATAATTCCATTCTTACTTCATCCAAATTTATGTATTAATCAGCCATATTCTATAATTAGTCATATCCAAATTTTCCAAACGCAACAACTTCTTCTCCATTTGAAGTATGATATGTCTCTTCAAATGTTTCTAAATATTCATCGTCAAAAAATTCGTCACTGGTTTGAATTTCTTCACTATCAAAAATATCAGCAACTACTGAATCATCATCCCAATTGACATCTGGATACATTAAAGAATTATCCCAACGAGTAAGTTCTTTTAATTCTTCAATAATATCTTCTTTTGTCCCGAATTTCTTTTTACCTACCCAAAATAATAAATTTCCAGAACACCATTTATCATATTCTTCTCCACTACACATAGTAATTGAATGTGTGCTGCTACTATTAGTTTCAAATACACCTCGTCTAATTTGTCTCTTCATAATTTAATTTCCTTTCTCATAAATTTCATAATCATTAAATTCAGGTTTTAAATCTCCGTAAATCGGATAGTATCCATAATCTGTTTCTTCTTCACCTTCATAGATACACATTCTATCCCTGTAACTATCATCATTATCATTACCAGTAATAATAAAAGAATCTCCGAATAAATATCTAAATAGTTTTTCTGAATCTGATAAAACCGCATCTATAAAGTCTTTCGTTTCTCCTACGTGGTCAATATAATTAAAACCAAGATCATAATAGAAATGCTCTCTCCCTCTCCATGTAGATGATTCAACTTTTGGTTCTGGAATTGATCGTGCAAGGTTTTCATCTGTTTCACTTTTACTAAAACTAAAAATTGAGGTAATTAAATATGATGCTTTATTATGTGTATCACTATATTCGTCATATCCCCACCCAAACTCACCAAATTCAAAATCAATATGATCTGGAAGTTTATAATTATCTTTCTTTTTAGTAATGCAAATAGCGTGTGTACTTGACGAATTTGTTTCAAAAACTGATTTTCTTATCTGTCTTTTCATCTTAACCTCCTTGAAAACAACATTTTATCTATTAATAAGTAATTCTTTTGGACAATAAATAATTCTCTTTCCTGCTTTTTGAGCTTTACGAATGGTAGACCAAACACCGCCAGATTTATTGCCGTCCCAAATTGCTAGTAATACATCACACTTATCAACTATGTATTGATCTCTTACGTTATCACAGCCTTTATAAAATTTATCTGATAATTCAACCCATTCAGTTGCTTTTAGTTTTAAAAATTTATAATATTTATGTGATGAGTTATAATTTTTACAAGGAAGAATACAGTGTAATTTAATGCTATTTATGTAATGCATTGACACTCCTGCAATCGCAAATGCAATATCGCTCCCAGAAGCCATTCCTGTATATAAATCAAGTGGTTCATTATTATCTGCACAAGTCTTTATAAATTTACTCAATTCATCTATAATCCAAAACTGAATTGGAGTCCATTTTTCATCTGTTTCATCTTCTGGTAAACCTAATCTTTGATTTCTGTGTCCTGTTATTCCAACTTTCATTTTATACACCTCTATATCTATCTACGATTTCTCTTATAATCTTGTACTAAATTACCACAACATAATGGCAATTCCGCTTTTGCAGCTACATCAACAATGACTTTAAGTCCACATCCTTCAACTTTTTCTTTAATTTTATTCATATTTTCCCAATTCCACTGAATCGCATCTTCAAGACCATGTTCTTTTGTAGCAGTTGTTGTATTAAGCGGAGTGATTTTTACGCAAAATACATTTGGATCAAGACCATATAATTTATCTGGATTAAGTTCCCAACCTGTTCCACAAATAAAATTAAGAGTGATAAGTCTATTATTGTTTGGCATATTATTAAATTCTTTCTTCATTTCTTCAATTGTGACCACATCTGCTCCACCAAATAGATATTTTCTCTCATCTTCATTTGTGCTATTTGTAGAAATTTGAATATGCATAAATCCGTCTAAATATTCTTTTACAGACATTACTTCGTCCTTTAATACATCTATAGGTGATTTCCCATACACTTTAACTTTTGGAAGAATTGTATTATAACAAGGTAAAAATCTATATTCTTTTTTATATGTTTTCATATCTCTCATAACTTGTAGAATATTCTTCCAGTTATATTGTGGCTCTCCCATACGTGCAAATCCAACTTTAATTTTATCGCTTTTAATGACTTGTGGGTGTTGATCAAATACAAATTCAAGTTGTTCCCACATTTCTTCCGTAGAAAGATTTCCGTGAAACCCTAATTCTGGAACTAAGCAAAACTGACAATGTTGTGGACATCCATACTGTGTACTGATTGCAGTAAGCCATTTCTCTTCAAATGGAACTAGGTTTTTCTTAATCAGTTCTACATCATCAGTCATAATAACTTCCTGTGATTTACCTTTTGTGTTTACGTCTTGCATAGATGTTGTTTCAATATAAAAATTCTTTTCTTTATTATAAAGTACATAAACACTTCCACTTGGATAGTCATACTCTTTCACTAATTCAAAATGCTTCATTTAATTATTCTCCTTTACCCACAATATTGCTCAATTTCTTCATACTTCTTCATCCACATCTTTCTATCATTCTCTGTATATCCAAAGAAATACGGATAAAGTTTGTTATTTGTTGTGAAATAATAATGATGATATTCTCCATCTGGTAAAAACATAACACCTGGAATATCAATAGAATCTTTGATTTTTAAGAAATTTTGATATGCTTTTTTATTCCCAAACATTTGTCTAAATGTAATTTGTTTAACTCCAATACTACGCATTTTATTTATGTATTGCAAACAATCTTCTTTAGTCATTCTATCATTAAGAACGTTAATAACTCGTACTTTTGTAGTCTTTTCTATTTCAGGTAATCTTGCTTTTAGGTTCTCTATAGCATGAGAATCGTTTGATTCAATGCTCAATGCAATTTTTCTAAATTTCTTAATTAAATTCATATCATCTGGTAAAATTCTTGTATGTATGTCTAGTTTCTTATTATATTTTTTTGCAAGTTCATACACCTTATCATAAAAATCAAGATTATTCTGCCAATTATAAAATGGATCTCCACCACCAGATAAATTAATTGTGGGAGCATTTGATTCAGAAACACATCTTTCCAAATATTCCCAGTCAATTTTACTTTTATCTGTAATTGCATTTTGCAAAATTGGATGATGCTTTGTAATGCAATATTTGCAATGACAATCACACCCAAAATTGGTAATTATCGTAAATCCTCTATTAGTTTCTGTATACATATCTTCTCCAATTCTTTCCATGAAACTGCCGTTTTAACTTTAATGTCCAATCATTTCTTTAGTAATCTCTTTATATTTTGCTTTATAACCATATTCCCATTTTGAATTTAAAATTGTAAGAACAGAATTTTCTACATTATTAGAAAATCCAATTAAACAGTTTGCGTATCCATACCCCTTATCTTTATCGAAATCATAAGGATTTGAAATCTTTACTGTTTTAATTTCTTTTAGTTTTTTAACACATGCATTATGATAATATGGTAATTCCACTAAATAATATTTTCTATTTCTTCTATCCATTCTTCTTCATCTCCTCCAACTTCTTCTCAGCTTCTTCACGGGTGAGGAATACTGTTTTACCAAACTCTGCCACTGGCAAATATTCATACGGACTATTCCAATCAGTGATACACTTAATTGTAATTTCATAACTATCAATTATAAATTCCGTTACTACAACTTCCATTATGATTTCGTCTGATGTTGCATCTGCAAAATTATCTTCAAGATCTATTCCATAAAAATGATATAGTTTATTTTTAAGTTTACACGGCAATCTCACAAGCAAGCCCTTGTTCTTCTAAGTCTTTGTAAGACTTTAATTCTTCAAGCCACTCCGCAAGTTGCTCATGTTCTTCTGCACATTTTATGCAATTAGCTTTTATATCATCATCTATAGAATCAATTGACTCAAACTCTACACCTCTATAATTCTTTTCTGCTATTTCTTTTGCATGAGCAATAGATTCTTCAATTGTCAATCTCGCCATCTACTTTACCTCTTAAAACTGTATATCGTCTAAAGTTATATAAATCGCATGAGGAATAAAACAAATAATCATCACAATACATTTCAACAACACTAAGGGCAATGTTGCCATCATACAAAGTACACACCAACTACACGCCCATTTATTTTTCTTCCACCAATCAACAGGATTATGTGATAAATTTCCATTTTTATCTTTTAGTGTTTCATATACCAATTTGCTAATTGCAATCATCTATTTCACCTCTTAAATTCGCTTGCAAGAATTTCAAATTCTACGCTATCATGTAATTTACCATCCATTAATTTTGCTACTTGTCTACGATATCCACATTCTTTACCACCATGTTTTTCGACAAAATGCTTATATCCTCGCATAGCAGGATTCCCAACTATGCAACCCCATCCAAGTCGATTCATATGGTATTTTTCAAAAATATCACATATAACTTGGTATAAGTCGCTGGCAAAAACAGGATTTCCTTTATCAAAACTAATTGCCCCAAAGTTTTCTGCGTTCATAGTCCCACAATTAACAGAATATGTAATATACCCTATAACTTTGTCATTATGAATAGAAACAAAGTGATGAGATTCATAATTATCATCTGGTATGTTTAAATTACCATTTCCAAACCATCCAGAATAATACATATATTCAGGATTATACCAAGTTTCTATATATTTTTTAGTTACTTCTTCTCTATATAACTGAGCTGGTTTTATCAACTGCTTCACCTCTAAAATTCAATCTTCTTACCAATGTATTTCTCTATAATCGCATCCAATTCATCAGAATATGTTTTCACAACATAATTACGATCAATCTTTATATTGACAATTACATTACGACCGTCTACCCAAATTCCACCAACTGTACCACCAGGAACACGAATTGGGAAATTATGAAATCCATTGACATTTCGATAATCGAGTAAATAATGCTCATAATACTTATAAGCTTTTTTATCAAATCCTGCGCAATGGTCTAAGTCTTCTGTGAGTTTGCAATAATATGATTTATTATTATATTTATCTTTTAGAACCATGTTTTTCTCCTACAAATTTTGAAAACCGTGTTTAAACTAACTATATTTTTCTTCTATACCATCGGCTTCTTTAATAGTAAGATTTCTTACTGCATTAAACTGATCTTTATATGATAAATCATCAAATTCATATACTGTCATATCTTTTAATTCTTCTAAAGAATACAATTTACTTTCAATCATATTTTCATCACTGATAATACAAGCAAGACTAATCCCATCTTCATCTTTATAGAATTTGTCATCTATAAATCCTGTTGCATTATTGTTTACACTATCGTATAATCTTTGTCTGAACTCAGAAATTTGACACATATATTCTGCTAAAATGCTATATGATTTTACTGATCCAATTGATGTGTCACCGTAACTCTCTTTAAAAATCGCATCGTCTTTTAAAATATCTGAAACATAAATATATTTCCCATTCCTTCTCTCTAACACTTCTTCTGTTTCTTTGTCTGAAATATATCCTTTACCAAGCATCCAGAACAATAATGGTGTCCCGTTTACAATACGTTCATTGTAATCAATATAATCTTCGCCAGCTTCTTCCATAAATCTATGGAATACACAATAACATAAGAATGGATCTTTTAGTTCGTCTGGTGATTTAATAATATAACTCATAAATTATTCCTCCTGTGAAACTCGTGTTTCATCTAATACCTTTATACAATATGCACAAAAATTCATCTGAAATTCAACGAGAAATCAATATATTTCAACTTTTGTTTTGTGCATATTGTACACTTTATATCTAATATTGTTTTATCAATCTTTTAATAACTGTGTTTCCCACTTTTCTGCTAATTCTTCCAATAATTCATATGAAGTTTTCACACAAGTTCCTTTATCTGTTTCTTTTGTTAGTGAAATCCCAAGTCTTTTTAATGTTTCTTTTACTGAATCTTTCATAGTGTTGTTCTCCTTTAAATTGTATTTATCCATTATATATAAATAGTTTCTCTGTCGCTTTCTCTGCTGCAACTCTATCTGATTTCTGTTGAACATTGCGTTCTCTTTGCCAAATACATTTGAAATCATTTGGCATATTATATTCACTTACTAATACAATATTGTTTTTGGAAAGTTGTCGAAGAAAATCATAGAACTCATCATAATTGATATTTTGTATAGAATATTGCTTTGTGCCTTTATATGGTGGATCAAAATAAAATAAACAATCTTTACAATCTGCAAACTTCTTATAATCACAACACATAAAAGTTATATCTTTTAAGTGCAATGCTTGAGATTTTAAATTCTTTAAATTATTTCTATATTTGATTGTTGAACTATTTCTATCATCTGTTCTGCTATTTCTTGCAAATCCACCATCAAAATATCTACCACCATAACTAGCACAATATCCAATTAATGCCGTATATTTCATAGAATATTTATTTGTATGTAGTCTTCTATTCTCTCTTACGTCAGCATAATGTTCAAACGTACACATTTCTGGGGCAATAGATATTTCATTATCTGTTTGTATGTATTGTAATAAAGCAATTAATTCTGAATTAATGTCCCCACCTACTTTATTCTCACAAACAATTTTGTCAATAATATTTGCTCCACCAACCATAGGCTCTATATAGGTTTTGATATTATTATCATCAATATATTTCTGAATGATTGGTACTAAAAATTTAGAAATCCTATTTTTACTTCCTTGATATACCATTTAATTCTCTACCTTTAATCCCATTTCCATATATAATTCATCTACCGCATTACCTTTTCGCTGCAAACAGTTATATATTTTCTCGTCAATAGTATCTTTACCTTGTAAAATAATATATGTACATTTATTCTCTTGACCAATTCTATGAATGCGATCTTGGCTCTGCTTAAATTCTTCATAACTAAAACTCATAGAGTAATAGATGTTATATGTACAATTTACAAATGTAAGTCCAAGTCCTAATAGCTTCGGATGTGTAAATAACCTTTTAATTCTATTATTCTTGAAATCTCTGATAACGTCATCACGATTCTTTGTTTTAGAAGTAAGTCCCACACCATTGTATTTCTCTGCTAACTGTTCAATCTCATGTTGAAATTGACACCAAACGATTACAGGTTTATCACCAACTTCTTCAAAGCAATCCTCTAATACTTTGTTTTTACTTGTATCAAAATCTGTGATAGTTCCATCTTTATTGATTACGAATCCACTTACTATTTCTCTAAGTTTCATCAACTTTGCCGTAAATTCAAACTTCGACCATTCATTTATATTATCTTTGATATTCTGTAACATATCTTGATAATACTTATTCTGTTCTTTTCCTAATGAAAATCGTTTAACTTCAAATACTTTTGGTGGTAAATCAACGCAATCTTCTTTCTTTAAAAATACTGACTTATCTCTCAAACGGTTGTAATATGCTTGCTTGTTCTCATCCGTTTGATACCAATAATGCGGATCAGATAAATCTTGGGTAAAATAATGAGCCTGAAATCCAAAATAATTATTACCAAATACTTCTGCGTCAACAAATTTCATTTGTGGAAATATTTCAAGATTTGAGTTTGGTGTGGGAGTACCACTAAGAACAAAACGATGTGGAATTACCGTGATTAGTTGTAATAGATAGTTTGTGATTTGAGAAGTCATATTCTTCATTACTTGACTTTCATCAACAATCACGCATTGGAAATCCATAGACAATACTTCTTTTTTCAAAATCTTAAAGCTATCATAATTCATAACATAAATATCTGAATCCGTTTTTAATGCTTCAAGTCTTTCTTTTCTTGTATTTCCATGGCAATTAATTATTTTTAAATCTGGATAGAACTGTTTACAATCGTCCATCCACGCAGTTTCTATAACAGATAATGGACATAGCACCAATGTTTTACCATAATGTTTTGCAATTTCTAGTGAAATAGCAGTCTTTCCTGTACCTGTATCTGCAAAAATACCATAACAACCAGCGTTTAATGCGGTATTTACAATCTCTTTCTGATACTTTCTTAGGTATGGAGATAGCTCATATTGAACTATCTCCTTTTTTGCGACCTTAATATCAGAAGAAACTAACCCATATTGCTGTAATTTTGGTAATGCAGAATCTGGAAATTCCCATTTACCTGCTTTAAACTTTCGTCCCTCAATAGTTCTAACATAAGGGATTTTCTCTACTGGAATTTCTAGTGAAATCATATTACATCTCCAATTTTCATTTCTTCTGTTGCATAACACCATTTAAAACCTTTAACAGATAATACAGGACGCTTATATTTATCTGGATGATCTTGGAACCCACAACAAGCTGAAATATTAGCATAGTTTTTTAATCCAATGGTTTTAGATGCTTCTTCTACAGAATTAAAAATATTTAAAACAATGTTTGTGTTCATATCTATTTGTGCAACTTTCTTTTTTATCCCATAACAACCATGTACCGTATGTAATCCTTTAACATAAGCATGTTTATTATTGTAAGATCTATCACACCATTCTAAGTTATCAGAGTTATTGTTGGTCTTATTGCCATCAATGTGATTGACTTCTTTATATTTTAACGGATTATGATTTTTACAAAATTCAGTTGCTACTAACCTGTGAATATATCTATCATAATGTTTATTATTAACTGAAAGCATAACTCTTAAATATCCACTAGAATGTAATCTAGGCTTTAATATAACTTCTGATTTCCAACTACTATTTTGATTTGAATAATCTCCAATTCGTTTCACGTTACCTAAATTACTTACTTGATAAAACCCTTTAAATTCAGATACATCTTTCCAAATTTCTTCCAATTATTCAGATACCTCATCTTTTACAGATTCTTTTAACTTCTTAATCTCTGACTTCTTCATACCTAAGGCATTTAACTGTTCTTCAAGTAATTTAATTTCTGCACGAAGTTCTTTCTTTCTATCTCTCATTTGCTTCTGTTCTTCCTTTTCAGCTTTACCTTTCTCTTTATTGAGTTCTCCAATAGCAAGCTGTTCTTTAAAACGATCAATCATCTTATCATGGTTATCATCACATTCAAAAACAGAATCATCCCATTTATCAAAAATCTCTTGTGCCGCATTGTAGAATTTTTCATTTAATTCAATTCCAATAGCGTTTCTGCCATTTTCAATCGCAGCTCTATTTGTTGTTCCACTACCTGCAAATGGATCAAGTACAACATCACCAGGAACAGAATATAATTTAATAAGACGTTTACATAATTCATATGGATAAGGTGTCATGTGATTTGCACCGCCAACAGATGTATTAGGAATCTTCCAAACACCAGAAGCATATGAAGCCCATTCTTCAAGAGTAATATCAGAACCACTTTCCTTTTCCATTTCTCCTGTTATACTCTTCTTGTATACATATACATAACCAAAGTTTGCAGCGATAATTGCATCTCTTACTTTAAGATTTCTATACCATAATGAACCATCTGAAATCATAGCTCTCTGTGGTGTATATTTCTCCCAACAAATTTCGCTCCAAAGAACAAATCCGTTATCAGTGAACATTTTATTGATTTCACCAGTAAGGGATTCTTTTCCTCTTCGATTATCTCTACCAATAGTGTAATTATAATCTTCAAACTGCATTACAAATTTACCGCCTGGTTTCAAAACTCTTTCACACTCTGCGATTACAAGCCCTAACAAGTAATAGTATTCTTCATAGCTTTCACAGTTACTTAAATCGCTAGGATCATTGCTATATACTCGAAGATTATGGTAAGGTGGTGAGGTAATCACTAAGTCCACGCTTTCAGCTTCCATCTTTTTCAGTTCCTTTAAGCAGTCTCCGTTAATCCAATTATTGAATAATCTCATATGTATTCAATCTCCTTTTCATTATTTATTATCGTTTATATTTCTTTATAAAATCTAATTCCCCATTAGACTTTAATTTCTTGTATCTAATAAACCAGTGTTCATATTGATTAAAAGTTTCTATTGTTTCCCATAATGTATAATCAAATGGTTGATGTGTTTCAGTTTGAATTATTGTCGTGCATTGAGCTTTTAATATATCTAAATTATTCCAAGCTGAAAGTCTTATATCGTGTATGTAATCTTTACATATATAATTGTACATATATGGTGTATCAAAATTTAATATATCTTCATATAGTTTAGCTTTTACTTCGTAATAACAACGCACTTTATAGTAGATACTCTCTATATCTTTTCTTGATAATTCTTTTTCATTCAATTTTTATACCTTTCTATAAAATCTAATTCTCCATTAGACTTTAATCTTTCATATTCTTTCATCCACTGACGAACAGTATATCTATTGTTATTTATATTCTTCCATAAGTTTTCATCAAACGGCTTATCACATTCACAAATAAGTACGTGTTGACAAAACAGAAATATCTGACGGGAATATTCGGCAGAATAGCCACGAAATTTAGAGTTTGTAATATATGCTGAATCATATAGATAACTGTCAGCTAAAAAAGAATCATACATTTCAGTCTTTGCATTCCAATAACAGCAAACTTTATAATATATGTCGTTAATTTTATCTGGTGGATGTAAGTATATCTGACTTTTCCATTCATAAGATTCTAACATATATCAATTCTCCTTGCATTTAATCATCTGGATCAAATTTCAATCCTTCATATAGTTCATCATTCGCAGCCAATTTTAAAGCAAGATCACTAAACTTATCTCTACATGAAGAACACAATAAAACTTCTTTTGAAAGATATTTTGAAAAATATGTACAACCAGACGTTCCATATATTTTGATTGGTATACAATAAGATTTATTATTTGTTTCTTTTCCACATATATCACAATAGTATTTAACCATGTATTATTTCTCCTTAAAATATTTTAAATATAATCTTGTATTGTTCTTCTCAATTCAGAAATTTTATATTCAAATATTCTAATTTGCTTCTGAATCTTATCTATTCTATCGTTTTCATATTGTACTTTATCTTCCATAATACCTTCCGCAAATCCTCGTTTAGTCAATTTATAAGCGAAAAAATCTTTATCAATTTGATTATAAACAATAGTTTTGTTGCTTTTACTTTTAATATAATCTCTTGATACATATTCAGTTCCATAGCAAGCATTTTTATACTCTAAATCATATTTTCCATTTTGATTTAGATTTCTCTCGTACAATTCTTGTCGATCAGGTTCTCCACTTTCGCCAGTTCCATGCAATAAATAATGTTTTCCATCATAATCAAAAAGAATAGACCAATCTCTCACTTTCGTTATCTTTAATAATGAAACATCTTGAATATTAATCATCAAATCACCTTCTAAAATGAAATAAATTTTTCAACTCTTATGTACAACTAATAAAATATTACTCAGATATAAAGCATATAAAATCAAGTATGTACCACTTACTAAATATAATATTTTTATAAAAACATTAATCCAATTTTTCTTAGACCAGACGATTCCCATGATTGACATAAAAATTCCTATAAGTAATAAATGGACATTTAATATATTCATTGTTTCTCCTTCACAATCTTCACAGGATAACCAAGAGCTTTTTCAATATCTTCTAATGTCATTTCTTTTGGTTTTTGTTCATGCTCTATAATATTATTAAATAGCCATAAATCATTTTTGAATAATCCCGAAATTGTACATTCACCAGTTAAACTGTCTTGTTCAATATTTACTTTATCTATTACATCATCCATATCACCAATTACAATGTTTGTAGCATAAATATATGAATCTCCAACATCTAATTTGATATCTAATAGAAACAGTTTATCTGATTTTTTAAGTTTCATATCTACAATTTTAACTAATCTCATTCCAAATTCCTCTTTTAAAATTTTTGTGTTTGTCATAATGTCTCCTTATATAAAAGCATCCGTAATAACATCTGAAAGATTTTTTAAAAGTTTATCAACTCTATTTTCATTCTTCTTTCTTACACGTTTTCTCTTATGATACATTGATAAACTACTACATTTAACAAATTGCTTACTCAATTTCGGTTCTTTACTCATATATTTCCTTTCAACCAAATGTAATTACTCCACCTGGATATTCTCTAAAAAATTGTGATACTCGTTCTAATTGTTTATCCGTCAATTTAAAATATCTTTTTCGTAAAAATCTTCTCAAATCTCTACGACTTCTAATAATTCTTCGTGGATAATTAGAAATCCTAAATGTGTCATGGTATTCAAGAACATCAGTATATAATTTTGAGCATTTTCCAATTTCTTTATATGTCTTATCTATGCCTGAACCATATCCTAATTGCCACCAATAAAATCCATATACACAAGGAATATTTTCATTATATGATTTCATAAGAAGATCATATAAATTCTTATCATATAATCCAATTTCAATATTCTTTTTAGAATCACCTGTTAAATAATATATTTCCTTTGGTGCGTTTTCTTTCATTTTCTCAAATTCTTTGTCTGTAATTGGTCTACTAAACCAAGTATGACATCCCATATTTAATTCCTCTCTTAATCATGATTTTCTTTACTCAACTCTTGTTTATATCTTCTGTTTCTCCTTTTATTTTCAATACTTTGTTGTTCTTTTAAAAGTTTACATCCATTGCAATTATTTCTATTTTTACAGAACCAACAATTATCAGTTTCTAAGAACCACCAGTAAGGTGGAGACGGACGATGTTTTCTTTTTGCTTTGCCTATTGAGAATCACCACCTTTGATACAATGAAAGATTTCTTTCATCATTCATCACAATAACCTTCATATCCTGTATAATAATTTTCTTTACATTCTTTGCACGTATATCCTAGATGTTCTTTTATATATTCGCATCCTTGACAAGCACAAGCTTCACACGTCATTAGTTTTATTTCTTTTGTCAATAACAGATCATGTTCTTTTAAAAATTGTAATATATAGTAAATAGAACTACTATTAAATGAATTTGAATATACCCAATCTGAAATGAATGTTAAATGAGTAATTATATTATAAGAATGATTGTATCCATCTAATCCTTTAACTAATTCCTCTAATTCAACATAATATTTGGGACAACGTTCTTTATATAAAGATTTCCATTTTGCATTCAATATTTTTCTCTGTTTCTTTTTACAATCTGCTATAATATCGTTTAATTTATCAAAATCATTTATATCATAAATAAAAGAATACATTTTGAAATCAACCTTTCATTACTATATATAGCAACTGCAATATGTGTCAGTTACTATATATAGTGTATATTTTTTACAATTACAAAATATAGTAGTTTTTACTCTCCCAATTCTGCAAGTGCCTTATCCAGTTCTTCATCTGACATATTTTCAAGTGCTGCGTTCTGTCTCTTAGCTTTGATTTCAAGTAGTCTCTGTTTCATTTCTGCATTCTTTTTAGCATCTTCTCTTGCTTTCTTTTCTGCAAGTTTTACGCTAACAATATACTTAATAATCCAAATCTTATTAGAAATCTCTTCGTCTTCCTTTGACTTTGCATTCAGTAGACTCTCTTCTTCATGTTTCTTTGCTTCTGCATTAAGTGCTTTAAACACCGAATCAAGATTTGTAAGAGATAAATCCCATAAATCAATTACGTTAATCATTCCTCTAAATGGGAACTGATAGTTTGCTCTAGTTGCTACCTCAAATAAATTAATATCACTCATATTAATCTTCTCCTTTTCTAATTAAAACTTAATCTTCATCACACGTTCTGTTGCGCCTTTTACTTTTACAACTAAATCCGATCTCTTTGTCATAGAGAATCCAATTCCTGAAAGCTGATCATCTGTGTCTTTTACATAACACTTAGCACCTAAAGCTTCAAATACTCTCTTATGTTTTCCGAGGTCACTCTTTAAGAACTCATTATAATAACCATTTGGTTCTTCACTATTGATACAATCCTTTAAAAAGAAGAATAAATGTCTGTGACCAATTCCATCCTGTTTATCAAAATAGTTAGGACTATAACTAATTACCGATACAGGAACAAACTGATTGGTATTTACGCCCCAAATCTCACGACTTGAAATAGTAGAGTTTCCAGACAACTTTTCTTTGATTAAGAAATTATCATTCTTATCAAGTGTCACTTCTGCAACTTGAACATTTTCGCCAGTCCTCATAGGATTACTATAATCAAATGAATAAATCTCTCCGTTAAATTCAACTTCTGCTCTGAATCCATGTCTCACTGCACCTGAATACTGATGTACAAAGAATCTATATGTTCCTGGCTTCATCTTTGATAAATCATTCCATGTAATATTCTCTACTGCAATATTACCGCATGGGTTGATTACATCAACATCTAATTGTCCACCCATAGATGTAATTCTAGGTGCTTTGTAACTACCATAATAAATTTCTGTTCCATCTGGTTCAACGCAATGTGCATCTAAGTCATAATTATCATGTCCATCTTCATTCCACTGAATAGAAAATCTTAGAATACCATCAACGTTACCACCAGCATTTTTTACATTCTGTTTCATATCTGAATCCGTAATATTACCTGAATAAGCCCAAGATAATCCATTGTTCCATTTAAACATTGTCTTAGCATCTGGATTAACGGGTGCAATCATAGAAACAAAATTCTTCTCATGTTTGTTTTCTACAAATGCTTCGATTTCTTTAGCTGTTGGAAGTACCTTGTCGATAAAATCCTGTGCTGAAATTTCTTCAATTTTTGAGAATTTCTTAGGACTTACAACTACATCTTTTTCCATCTGACTAAAAAGATCATCCGAATCAATCATTTTTCTAGCAACGCTTTTATTTGCGAACAGCACATTATTAACACTAATATCATTCAGATTAGCAAATCTTCTCTGTAATGAATCCATATAACCAAGTTCTGTAATAGTCTTTTTTGCGTCTTCAAGCATCTTTTTTGTAAAAATAGCCTTTGGACGCTTGTAGTTTGACGGAGCAACAATTTGTTCATACTTCTTAACCGCTGTATCGAGATTCATATCCTCACTTACATTAATGAGAAGTGTCCCGATAGAATGATTTCTAATTCTACCAATAGCTATACCCGCTGTAACTGACTTTTCCCATGCGTACAAATCCTTTTCGGAATCAGATGTCAACTTGTCATATTCTTTCTTGTATTTCTTAAACTCTGTGAGTACACCTTTCCACTCTTCACCTTTATAAAGTGTATTAGAATTAATAAGCTCAAGAATTGTATCAAGTGCTTCCATTGTAATTTCATCAAGAGAACGCTTAAATACATTTCTTGTATCTCTAAATTGTCCCTTAATTTCTTCGTCTGAACGACTTGTTTTGTTCACAAATTTATTCGGAAGTTCTAAATAAAAGTGATCCCACCGATGAGATTTTCCATTGATTTCCTCAAAGTTATAATCTGTTCCAATTTTAGGAAACTTTGTTATATAAATATCTGTAACTGTATGAGATTTTATAAACGTATCAAGTGCATCACATACTGGTTGATAAATTGTATCGCCAAGATTAAGCTCCCAAATTGTATGTATCTGATTATCTTTGATTATAACGGCTGAACCGATATTCTTGATAAACTGTCTACAACAACTACAATCATGCTCTCTACGTTCTCTAAAAATGTCGTTTGTACCAGTAGGAAAACTATCAAGATATACATTCCATAATTCGTCCTTATCAACATTTACTTCAAATAAATGTGTTGATTCTTTCTGCATATCATCAAAGTGATTTCGTAAAGCCTTCTTAAATTTCATAAATTCGTCCATGCTATTACCCTCTCTCTTTATATTATTTGTTTTTATCATTGTATTCTTTTTGCTTACCATCAGTTTCTCCACTCATACTCCAAAATCGTAAGAAATTATACTGAAAACATTCAGCGGAGAAGTTTGAATAACTCTGCAATTTATCTGGTTTGGCTTGCACCCTGTAGCAATGACTACGTTTAGGGCAGTCACTACTACGGCACATCGTAATGTCAGGCATTTTTCTTATCTTCTTTCTTCTTACGTTTCACAGAATCAGCTTTAATTTTAAGCTGTTCATTTTCGATTTTTCTCATCATTCCTCTAAATTTTCCTGTCTGTTTGCTTGTAATTCCCATAGTATTTTTCTCCTTTTCTTATTATGGATAAATTAGTTGTACAACTCCCTACAAAATAAGGGAATTGAGTCATTTAGTTGAAAATAATATTTCTTTATTCTTGGAAATAATTGGGTGATCACCCATAGAAATTTACTTGATATGTATTAACCATCCCACGAATTAGGATTCATAGGACATTCAGGACATCTACAGACTAATTCTCCATCTTTGTCCATGTAATAATCATCACCATAACCACCACATTCATAGCAATAGTCATATGGATCTTCTTCGTAATCGTCTAAATCATTCATCTTTCATCTCTTGCATTTACATTCTTTGATTAAGCAATTTCTGTGTACTCTCAATTTTTTCAAGTAATTCCTTGTTATAATCATCAGGGGGTATGTCCTTTTAATAATCCTAATACACAAAATTTAATATCTCCTAATTCTTCCATAATTGTCATCTGGTTTTCTAAAATTTGTCTAAATGCTGAGTTCATAAAATAATCCTTTCTATAAATTTAATATTAATTTTTAATTGTTACCTTTGGAAATCTCGACTTGAATAAGTCATAGAAACATGATATGATTTTCTACATAGATCACTGGTCTTGATCTATTCCAATAACTCTACTGATTGTCCACAACGTCAGTGGAGTTTTCTTTATGTACAGCAAAGCTATTTATATATTCTCTAAATTCTTCAAAATCTTCTTTAGAAAATATAGCCGATGCGTAGTAATAATCTTGATTGAATAAGATTGCAAAGATTTTTCGGAACTTTCTTCCTAATGTCCTAAAGAATCCGTTATCTTGATCACGATAAAAGCTACCATTCGTATATGTCATATACATATAATCTTCAAAATCTTTATCAATCTTAAAGTGGATTCCATCATCACATCCACATCTACAAGTTAAAATCAACTCTTTACCATCTTCTGTTCTTAATACCGCCACCGCTATATCCTCCTAAATCTTCAATATTTAATTTTTGTCCTGTTAAAACTTTCCAAACATAATTCTGAATACGTTTTTCAATATGTTCTTTTAATTCTTTCTCTTTATCCATCAATAATCTCCCAAATATCCTGTGATAACTTCTATCATCCACAATAATTCATACCATACAATAGGTGCAAAAAAGCATTTTAAAAGCGAAATTGCTAATAATTTGACCGAAAATGCCCCTGCTGCAATGGAAAATAATAGATGAAAGACGGGTTTCATGAACAAAAATCCCCATGAAATTATCACATTTGCTACCATCCCACCCAGAAAAACAACCCAACCTAACTTCCTACGAAATTTATGTATCTTTTCTTTATTCATTATTCGCCAATCAGCTCCTTGTATGCTTTTAATTTCTCAGCTAACTCAGGATTATCACTTGCATACATCTCATAACACTTTGCCTGATCCATTTCCGCAATCATTTTATCCATCTGTTTCTTAATCTTATCAGCTTCTTTCTTGCGTTCAACTTTCTCTTTACGTTCTTCTACACGTTTATCATATGCTGATGTATCAACTTTACAGATAACTTCTGCCGTAATATTCTTATCACATTCTTCTGGCGTAAGAATTGCTTCGATTGTAAGAATACCCTTGTTTGCACCACTTACTACAATTTTGTCACCTGCTACATATACTTTTCCATCATCATAAACAGCATAAAAATATTTCTTTTCGTAGCATCCTTCTTTTGTTACTGCAACCGCCTTATATCCTTCTAATTTTGCCATGTTATTATCCTCACTTTCATTTAACTTTATAAGATTTAATTTTCTTAATCTATATATTTCACCAGTATCAAATCTAACCCTCACCATTTTTATGTCGTAGTCATCAATAATTATTCCTTTTTGATTTTTTATATAACAATTTCCACCAATATATTTAACTCTAGTGCCTACACAACTCAATTATTTACACCTTCTTTCAATCGCAACAATAATTTTACGTGGGTATTGTCGTGAATATCGACATCGAAATCTTGTTTGATTTTACTAGATGTGAATGGTAAGATATAATCTTCAAAATATATAATTTCATATTTATATGTAGGAATTTTACTAAGTAATTGTTCAAGAGTAATTGGAAAATAGTTTTCTCTCACTTCTCTATCCCAATTCTCTTTATATCTATATTTCATGAGATAATGAATCAAATTCCTGTTATCTCGTAAACTTCCCCATATTGATTCATAATCCATTATCTGTAATTCGTCTGCTCCCATGATTACTTTTGTATAATCATTAATATCGCTCTGCCTATTGACTGATCTACTTACACAAAAATCTCTGATAGCTATGTATCCATAATCATATCCAAAAACATTATTCCAAAACTTATCAATTCCATTAATATTTGAATAAGAATATACTTCATGAATCACGCTTGATAAATTTAATAATGTTTTATTTGGGTTATTTTCTTTCAAAGCTTCTTTTAAATCACTTACATATTGAATGTTTTCTAGTTCATGAGGTGTCCTTATTCCCGCAAGAGAAATCATATCCTTGCTATTATCATATCCTATATATTGTAAATCTGGCATTTCACTATTCATTTCTCTAATTAATGTGCCATCAGCACATCCAAAATCAACAACAGTGTTAATCTTCTCAATTTTACTCATCCAAAATAGTTTATCTGCACTTGATTTCCCCATTCCTGATGTATAAGAATCATAATTCTTAATAGTTTCTTCCACTATTTACACCTCTTTTCTTCTGCTAATTTAAGCCATCTCAACAATTTCTCTTCTTCATGTAACATATCAGAGTACAATTTTCTCACTTGATCCTGTTCCTTATAGAACTGCCTCACATATCGAGGAAAATCATATCCAAATAGCCATAGAATTATCTTTCTCTTAATCCATTTCATATACATCACCCATTATAATTTTCTCCATAGATTGCGATTTCTGGTTTACCATTTTCATCTAACACATAATATGGTGTAATGCCACTATAACAACTCGTATCTTGTAATACATATACAATTTTAGTAGTTTTATCATATATAAAATATTGACTGAACGTATATCCACTCAAATGAATGTCCGTTCTATTAATTTCAATAAATTGTCCAAATAATTGAACTTTTTCACCTTTATCATTTATAATTGTATCACCGCCACATCCAGTAAAAGAAAGTGCTAATCCTGCCATCAATAATCCAATAATCAAATTTTTAATTTTCATTTAACTTCTCGCTTCCTCAAGTAATTCTTTTGAATTTTCATCCATATATTTGCTTACTTTAATATATCCATTCTCTGTACTTTTCATGTCAAATCCACGATATTTTACTCTTGCAGGATATACGTTAATAATTTTCCCACGTTTAGAAATTTCAAATACAATTGCCCATCCAAATGTATGTAAAATCATGTTGATCCACCAAAGAAGTCCACTATCTTTAAATTCTTGCCATGTTTTCTTATCTACCATGTCATCCATATTTATTTCCCTTTCTACGATAAATCTCACATTTCATTACAAATCATCAAACAGTAATTCCATCCACTAAATCATTCCATGATTCTTTAAAAAATCCAATATTTTGAATTACTATTTCTTGAGCTAATTTTTGTTTATTATGTTGAATATTCCCTTTTATCACAGATCCATCAATTAAACTACAAACTACCTCTTTATTTTGATACTGAATATGTACATGAGGTGTATTATGACCATTTTCTTTCGGGTGAATAATTATCCTGATTCCAAATTTTGAATAAAGTAAATTAAAATATTTATCATCTTCAAATACATAAATAAAGAACTTTAACCAATAGTAATCCATAATCTCTCCTTTATATTGAATATTAAAATTACTATGAAACCACGCTTTTATATTATTCTTTCAGTTTAACAATATTAATAATCCTTATATTGGCACGAAGACCATTGTGAAATTCTGCAATGCTTTTTATGATAGTATCAATAAAATCTTCTGTGTATTTTTTTCCAACATCATTTGCTTCAACGATAATATTTTCGATATAATCCTTTTCTTTACAATTAGTTTCTTTATTCGCAATGTCTGCTACATATACTACAAAATATTTTCTGTTCTTCATATCTTAACTAACCTCCTCAAATATATTTCCAATCTGATGTCCAATCATCTTCCTGTCCTTTATCTTCTTACATTTCGTGCATCGACATTTACCAATGACAACTTCCAATCCGCTGTAATCATACTTTAAATGTCGTGGTTTCTCTAGTAGTACCCAATTGTGATCACACATTATTTGTTCCATCCTTAGTATCATATTTTAGTAATTCTCCATCTCTATAAATCTTTCGTGAACATACCTTTTTGATACATAAATCGGTGTCAAAGTTAGATTTTAATTCCACTTTTGTTACAACAACAGGGGCAACACCAAATCTTGTACCACAATAGATTACATCACCTTTTTGTAACATAAGACTCATATATCCCCATGTTTGCGGTAATCTCCAAACGTATTCTTTATCGTCTTTACTATTAGGATGTTTCCCATATACATAAGCTGTTGTCTTTTCTTTGTATGTAATGACATGTTTAGGCGAAGTTAAACGTCCATACTTTTTGCGTTGTTTATCAGTATAAGTATGTTTTCTTAATGTGATACGTTTTGAATCACCAAATTCTACGCCATTATTTTTAAGTACTAAATACATTATGTAACCATCTACTAAAACATTCTTTTCATCTACTACTATGTACCTATCCTGGTTTCCTGTTTTGTTATAGTAATTCTCACATTTATTATATTTATATGTATTTGGAATACTGCTTTCAAAATCCGCAGAAATTTTAATTTCTGAAAGTCTCATGTTCATATATATTCTCCCTTCTTATGCAACTGCTTTCTTATTAAATGCAATCAAGTCATTTCTCATATTGAGATAGTTCTTTTTCTGATCAACGTCATATGTATTATTTCTATTGAAATAGTCCTTGAACCAATCGTCACAATCTACATCGTTCTGATAGGCATATGCAATAACTCCAATGATGGAATCATGGTTAGCGGCATCGAGAAGTTTTGATGAATTGTCAACGTCTAAAGTAATCGTATCTAAATATTCTTCATAGTCCTGTACATCAAGTTCTGAAACTGCCTCATCAACACAATCCTGCACAAACTTTAATGCAGATTTCATATCAGTATGAATTGTGTTATCAATTACTTCTCCGCTCACATGTTCAATTTCAGTGTTTCCAATCGCTGAATACTCTGTTACTTCTGCGATAGCAGGTTTCTCAGGTGATTCTTCGACCGTTTCTGTATCAAATAAATCATCTTCAACGGTTTCTGGTTCATGTTCTTCTGTGATTTCCTCAACAGAATCTTCGATATGTAAATATTCTTTCATCAGAGTAAACAAATGATTGAATCTTTTTGTTACGGAAGAACGATCCTTTGTTCCTTTCTGCCCATTTAAGCAATCGTATGTAATACCATCAATTTCTTTATTATGTAATGTCTCTTTAAATTCCTGAATAAATCCATTAAATTTATCATCTTCAATGTTATATTCTAAGAATTTATCAAATAAAGCAAACCATAAAAATGAATTTTTGTTATTAAAAATATCCGATGTATCACCTCTTAACACATTAGATAACTTCTCCAATGTCAAATAAAAATCAATAAATATTGATTCATTTGCATTTTCAGTTAAGTAAGCACACATTTTACCAAAGTCTTTATCAAAATGGCTAAGATATTTAGATGTCATTATTGCTTCAATAATAATTCTTCTAAGTGATCCATTCTTAATATTCGTATTTGAATAACTTGACTTATCACAATCAACATTAAAGAAGTCCATCTTTAAAATCTTATCTACATATTCAGCATAGGATTCTTCTAATCCTAGCCATCCTGACTGAGAAACGTTCATTGGTCTACATCTGTTGAATCGTGCAATATCATAAGCAATATCTTTCTTTGTACAATTCAAATTGAGCATTACAGGAACTTGATAATCTCTAAATTTGTCTTGTAATTCTTCTGGCAACTGAGAAAATTTCTTTCCACGAATATCAAACGTTTTACTTTCAGGTATTGGAAATCCATCTTCATTCAAAATTACATTGCCATATTCATCTGTTTTGTCGCTCTGATATTCAATCATATATCTCTGTACATTTTTGGAAATTGCAAATCCATCTTCCAGATAATCTTTTAAATTTGTAGAACGCTGTTTACCATCAATTAACCAGTGCATTATAATTCCAGCTTTGATTTCCTCTGAAATTACAATCTGTAAAAGTGAATTACCTTGTAAAATATCAGAAATTAATTCACTTTTTGTAAGTAAACTCCATTGTCCAGAAGTTCTTTGTAATGGATGATTGTCTCTTAATCTGTGCTGTCTTAACTGTTTACTAAGAGATTCTATTGAATAACTGGTAGACTTTGTTCTTTCTGATGTTGTTGTTTTTGTTTCCATTGGTAATTCCTCCTCAATATTTGCATTCTCACATTCTTCCGTCTTTAGAAGTTGTCTTTTTTCATACTCTTTCATATCAGAAAGATATGTATTATATTCTTTGTCCGAAAGCTTTAATATGCTTTTGATCTCCGTAGAATTACATCCTTGCATTATTAAATCTGCAATTTTGCGCTCTATACACCCAAGAGAAGCAATATATTTGACTACATTTTCTCCAAGATTTAATAGTTCTCCTGCATCAATACTGCTTTCTATATCAAAATCAGAAGGAATTATATCAATCATCTTTGTTTTTCCATCGTCAGACATGAGATTATCTAATGATGTTGGATAAATATATTCCTTAATTTCCTTTCCATCTTCTATCTTTGTTACGATTTTACAACGCTTTTGTCTGTTTTTTCTTGTAATATGCATCTTAACTTTTCTGGAAATTGCAAAATATATAAATCCATTGAATTTATCTTCATCAAAATCTTCAATTCCTTTATCTAATTGACTTTTGATATATTTTGTAATCTCTAAATTTGCTATAGAATAACATTCATCCCTGTCAATATCGGTGATACCACCAAACTGTTTTAGAATTTTATCTACAACATTATGTAATTTCTTTGCTGATTCTTCTGGTTTATCCTCATTTACTTTATAATAAGATTCCAGAATGTCTTTGTAGTGCATTCGTATCACCGATCCTCTCTGTTGATATGCTGTAATTATGTAATAATTATTTTTTCTCTTTCGTTACGCCTTTCGCATAATCTTCGAGATATTCTTTAGACAAACGTCTGTATTTATATTTAGAATTTGCAATCTTATCAATCACTTTCATGTATTTCCTGTTTTTAAATCTCTCTACATGGTATTGGAAAAGTTTTGCACAATTCCTATTTCTTTTACATATAGCACGTTGACGTTCATAATATTGCAATAAGTAACTAATTCTACTCATTGGCACTGTTCCCAATTTTGTTTCTTCATCTCGGATAAAATGTCTTACGTCAAGAATTTTCAGATCATATTCTTTAATAAGATATTCCATATTCTCAATGTATTTCTCTCTATCAGAAATACAATCAATTACCATCTTAAAGAAATTGCCGATTCCTATATCATTCATAGAAAGTTCTTTCTCTAAAGCAGTTTCTCCATGATATGTATAAGGATTATCATACTTTGGATTTCGCTGATAATCTTCATAGTAATCGTCAAGTTCCGCTAAGATACCGTTAATATCTTCTGGTAGTTTTTCTTCTTCAATTGGTTTAGGTTGAGCAGCGATTTCAGAGACTAGCTGAACATTAAAGTGAAATTTTCTCAATGGTTTAGGAAGATTCTTGATAATGTTTTTTGCTTTATCTTCTGAAAATCTTTCTGCAAGTACCTGACCGCATGTTTGAGGACTACCATTTGAATCTAAACGGATATATTGCTTGCCGTTTGTAATTAAGCAATCCAATTTACATCGCCCCTTTCATTTTTATAAACGTTATTTCTCCGTTTTGAATGGAAATTGTGGGACTTGAACCCACGCCCTATAGTTTATGAGACTATTTCTCTGACCAACTGAGATAAATTTCCATAAAATACTTAAAAATGAGTACAAAAACTACGATGAAAGCCGACTTTCATTTGTGATATTTCTCCATATTTAGTTGTAATTAATTGGAACAATCGCAGAATTGCTAGACTTTTATCTTGACTTTTAAACTAAAAAGACTTAAACTAAAAATGTATAGCAAGAGGTTGTACCAATCTCTGTTATATGTGTTGTTTGTAAGGTTCTTATCTCATATGGTGTTCCCGCACCGAGATAAGATCCTTACTTTTTTATTATCTTGTGAAGATGTTCATATCATATACCAAACATTTGTTTGTGTCAATACTTTCCAGAACATTTGTTTGTATTTTTTCGATTTTATATTTTCATATGTCCCTTCTCAGCAAATAATATTGTTTTCTCTTTATTTTTATCTTGCGTTTTTAACGTAGACATTATAAAGTTTTTATTATATGTTATCGGAAGTCCTGTTGTAATAGCTTTAATCCCACAACTAATACTAATTGGAATAGCTTTACAATCAGGTGATCTTGTGTCTAAATCAAATGAGGAAAACAACACATTTTCGCCACCGTTTTTCTTATATTCAGTTAACAACTTTATAGCTTCATCTACGGACACAATTCTTCCACTCATGCTAATTCCTCCACTCTGATTTTCTTTTTACCATATAAGTTTGCAAGGAAACATTTTTCTACTAAAAGTCTATCCTCTTCATTGTCAATATTTCCCCATTTTTCAACTACATCACGCTTATCAATAGTAAAAATTTGTTCCCCTAAAACCATTGAGTCACATTTTAAACCATTAGATTTACTAGCTTTAATTACTTCGTGAGTGGGCTGCTCAACCTTTTTGATTTTACTGGTTAAGCACATGACAATCAAAGTAGGAGCAAACTTATTTCCAGAATCATTCTGAATTATAACAACAGGTCTTTCGATCTGCTGAACGTGTGATTTAGCTGATGTATTAACATTTGTTTTGACATAAATAATATCAAATATATTAAACTCCATCATATCGTGTGTGCAGCTCCTTTCTTTATCTTATGTACCCATAATACCACTCTTTAGATTAGATGTCAAGATATAATCTAAAGATTTAATCTAAAAATCAATTTATTTATCTCAAGTTCTATGCTATAATACAATTCATAGATGGGGGGATGTATTATGATGAAACTTGAGGTTAAAAAATATGTAGATGATCATTATAAAAATGTTAATCAATTTGCTGTTGCTCTTGGGATAGGATACCAGGCAGCTTGTAAAATTTATAATGGTGAAACTACAAAAATTGCATTTGATACTCTTGAAAAAATGTGTGAGTTATTTAATTGCACCCCAAATGATTTATTAATTTCAACTAATCAACCAAAAAAGAATATAATTAGGATTTATCATTCACAAAATCAGAAAAATAATAAAAATAATTCTGATGCTTATGTATCTGAAACTAATGATGAACTAAAAGAAGCAATAGATAAAGCAATTCCAAATATAAGTCAAGCACTCTATAATATAGCGTTAGAAGTGTTTAACTCGAATAAAAAGGACGATGACAAATAGTCATCGCCTACATAAATATTGTTTAAAAGCAACCTTTCATCCAGTTATTCCAAATCATTAATAAGTTTCTTAACCCTATCAATTTCTTCTGTTGTATGTGGTGTTCCACCAGCGTTCATATCAATATACCATTGCAATACTTCTCTTTCTGTTTTTAAATCATTCACATTCAATTTAATAGTATGGGTATTTAACATTGCTAAATCCGTATATTCACTGAAATATGATCCAAACACTTTTATTTCGTTATTAATAAATCTACAAATGGCGGTCAATCTCTGCAATCCATCAACACATACAAACTCATTGTATGCTCCATCTGGAACTGACCAATGCCACGATGGACAATTAAAGTATATAATATTTCCGCTTTTACCACCTTTAAGAAAGAACTCCAACCATGCGATCTGCTGTTCCTCTGTCCATACATGTCCTCGCTGGAAATCTGGGTTAAGCTGCAAGTTCATATCTTCTTCCATGTCTTTTATCCATCTAGGAACTCTACTGATATTTACATCACATTGATAGTTACCATCTCTTGTAAACTGTGGTATATCACCAAACTTTGTATACTTCATAATGTTTTCCTTTCTTTGAAAGCTGGATTTCATAACCAACCTAAGTACTTATCATTTCCTATAATAAACTCAATCTGTAATTCTTTAGTTTTCCTTACAACATCTTCAAATGATTTACCTCTTATAATTTCATGTCCAAACTTATCTACAGATAAATAGTATTTATTTGTAGGACATTTAATAACATCAAAAAAATCAAATTTTATACGTTTGGTCTTTCTCATTATCTCAAGATTACTTTGTCTCACTATTCAACACCTCACTCAATTCTAATGTCTGTTACACTACCATGCATTTCGTCATATAACTGAGAAGCAATAGTTTCTAAGTCATCAAAATAATAATCCCATAAGTCACACTGGAAGCCATCTGGTGTATCATTAATATAATATGTAGTGTCTAAATCTGTATCAATTGCCACAATAATGCTATCGAATCCACGTTTCTCCGCATCTACATACGCAGAAGTAACTTGCTCTAAAAACTCATCCTGATCCATACGTCCAGATTCTATATCCACACGCTTTGCTTTAATTTTTTCCATATTAATCTCCCACACCTTCTAATTTTGCTCCGCAATTGGGACAATACTTTTCAACATCTTTAATTAAAACCTGCTCTTTACAACCTGAACATTCCATAAAACTATAAATATCATCATTAACAAACATCCATCTTCCACCATGATTTTCTATAATCATTCTATACCCTGTGTCTTTTACTTTTGCCATTTGTAACACCATCTTTCTCACAAAATGAAAGTCGAAATTCATTTATTTTCTTCGTACCATAAATCAGCAATTGCATGAGTTAATTCAATTTGTAACATCCATGTTGTATTTGATCCAAAGTCTTCATTATAAGCCTTTCTAATATTGTCTAAATCTGTATCTAAATCAAAGAATCCCGTTTCCTCTACTTTAAGAAATTCTCCATACAATTTTACCAGTTCTTCTTTTGACTTAGTTTCAAAAATATTAACATGTCCCATATGTAATACCTCCATAAAATCAGTCTTTCATCTAATCATAATCGTATTCATTATAATCACAGTCTACACAAAAAGTACAACTTATTCCATCACCATAATTTGTAACTAAAATACCGCCACACTCAGGGCATTTTCCTGCTTCTAAATTACTATATAAATCTTCTGTGAATGCTTCGCATCTTCCTAACTTGATTTCACTTTTCTTTTTATGTTTCATAAATTAACTCCATTTGCTGTTTTATTTTATATTATTACACTATCTCTTCCAATAACTCATCTCTTATACCTTGTAAATACTCTAATACATCCAATCTCCCACCGTATATACAATGAATTTGAGTTAATTTTCCTTGATCATACAACCATCTAGCAGCCGCATATCTATGCCATCCATCTATAATTACAGCTTGCGGAAGAATTTCATTATTGACACATTCATTGTCAATTTCAATATCTCTTATTTCTTCTGGATGATTGATAAAATAAATGATTCTTCCGATATGCCAGTCTCTTGATCTGTGTTCTAATACAAGATGATCTAATGTATCTCCATATGGTTGAGAGATTTCAGCAATGCTCTCATGTATTCCAATTGATATATCATCTAAATCAATCTTTCCACAGAAATCCCATTCCCAATATTCAGATGGTGCAAAATCAATAAGCCTATCAATTCTTATAATATCCCCTGTATATTCTTCCATAAATTATTACCTATTCTTTCTTCTTCAAAATTTTCGTCACTTCTGAAACGCTTATACAGAATCTTTTAGCAACATCTTTCTTATCACCACTTCTATTATAAACATTCACAACATCTTCGTATGTAAATTCTTTTTCAACTGGCACATTCATAAAGCTATCCATAATCTATATTCCTCCAAAATCTTTCTATAATATACTTCTCTGTTAATCTCATTCATTACTCCTATTCTATCATGATACACGTATAGATTCCACCTTAGATAATAAGTCTTTTAATGTATCGGCATCCGTTTCTGCATTACTTTCTCTACCAGATTTAATTGCTTCTAATAGAATATCCCTTAAATCATTAGTTTTCATAGCAATTACAGGAGCATTGTCAATAGCAGATTTTACACCATTGTCTATATCTTCAATTCTCTGTGCAACACTATTAAAACATCTTCTTGCTTTCTCTCGCATAACGCCAATATATCGTTTTGTAGTTTCAGTGTCTGTATGTCCATATACAGTCTGTAAAATACCCAAACAATCAGGATCATATTTATTAATCTCATGTGCGATATAACCAAAACTCTTTCTTAAAGAATGAGTACTTACATTCTCAATGCCGAGAGAATCCGCTGCTTTTTTAAACTGGTGTCGGTATGAAGCTGCTTGTTTCTTTACTTCCTTATCGTATTCTTCTTTATTTTTTGCATAAGTCTTTGATTCTCTAGGGAAAATATCTTCATTCAAATGTTCTAATGGATTAATATTCTCCATAGAACAATACTCATCAATATATTTCCATGTTACATTAGATACAGAAATGTCAATTGTCTTATCTGTTTTCTGCTCAATCAGAGTATTTAACACTTCTTTCCTCCTACCATTCTCATAGTAGAAGTCACTCCATTTTAATGATAAAATATCTCCGATACGTCTTGCTAACAGAAATCCAAACATCGTGATTAAAAATTCCTGGTGATAATGATTGTTCCTAAAGTAGTCAATCATATTCTTAATATCTTCTTCTCTATAGAATGGATCAACTTCTGTTTTCCCACGCTTCTTAGTTTTCATTGTAATTTCTGATACAAGATATTCGCCATCATCAGACATATATTTAATCCATATCTGTGATTTATTATTAGAATATTTCAATGTATCAATATCATCTTCATCTGTTTCAATCGGAAGATATTTGTTTTCTTCTAATACAGAATCAATTTCTTCTAATGATAAAACATGATCCAGAAGTCTTTCTCTAATATCATCAATCATCTTTGCCATGGCTAGTACACCTCACTCTTCCTTATCTTCTCTAATTTCTCTTTCTTCTTGTTAAGATGTCGCACTATTGCCCTTGGTTTGTAATTGTTACATTTCTGACAATAATGCCAATGATTTGCATCTCTACCTTTCTTGCATTCACCCATACAGATATAGTATAAGCAAGGTGTTTCTCTGTCTTTTGCCATATTGGTTTCCTCCATATTTAGTTTTATTTATCATTGGGAAGTTACGACTTGAAATAGTCCAGAAAATAAGTTATAATATGTTCTGGATGTGTGTCATTTGCGCATTATCCCTATCTTTAGTAGTGTAGGTTGTCGCTTTGGTCGGTTGAGAACCTACACTATTTTTATTTCTTCCAATATCCATATAAGCAGCAATCACCAGAGTCCCATGTATCATAGAAAAATCCATTAACACAACATACATAATGATTTGCAACTACTAAGACATATGTGCCGTCATTATTCATTTTTGTGAAATGTTCTACGGTAGGACGTTTACTTCCTTTTTTATTACTAATTCCAGTGTATTCATATCCATTCGATCTCAAGATATGTTCAAATCCTGCTTTACAATTCATTGGACATTGTACTTCTCTTGAAAGTTTATACATCATATCATAAGCATCCAACCATGAAAGATTTTCTGCTTTACATATTGATCTTACTGCACAATCTCCAAATTCATCTTTTGAATCTCTTTCATTGGGTTGAAAGTATTTATAATGTTTACTTGTCATTTGATTTTACTCCTTTCTCTTAACTTAACTTGTTGTGCTAGATAAAATAAAATATAAAGAAACTTCAACAAAATATGCTATCCTTTTTGTAGGGAATACAACGAAAGGAGGCATCATTATGTTGAAGTTCCAAGATAATAATACCACTGTTATTGCAACTTTTGAAGACTTTATTTTAACTGCTTACGTTATTATTGACGAATTGTATCATCAGTTTGCACCTCCAGAAGTTACCAGACGACGGCATATCCTGAATGCAAAATTATCTGACTCAGAAATCATTACTATCAGTCTCTGCGGAGAATTGGCAGGCGTTGATTCTGAGAATGCATGGTTTTCTTTTGTGAAACGAAACTACAGGCATCTTTTTCCGCAGCTTTGCAGCAGAAGTCGTTTTAACAGAACGAGACGCGCCCTGATGCAGACAACAGAATTGTTACGACAAAAAATGATTTCCGTATTCCCAATTCCAGTCAGTTCCTATTACATCGTCGATAGTTTTCCACTTGCAGTCTGTAAATTTGGACGTGCACGATATTGTAAAGCATTTCGTGGCCATGGTGCTGATTATGGAAAATGTCCTTCCAAAAAAGAAACCTATTATGGATATAAAGTACATGCATTAATTACATTAGAAGGATACATTGCATCATTTGAGATCACACCGGCATCTACAGATGATCGTGAAGGATTACGTGATCTGGCAGACCATTGGTCTAATGTTACAATTTTAGCGGATAAAGGCTATGTTGGAAAAAACATGAAACAGGAAATGCAGGAAAAAAATATCTGTCTTTTTGCTCTGAAACGTTCCAACAGTAAGGAAAATTGGCCGAAATCCGTACGTCAGTTAATATTCAAACTGAGAAGGCGGGTAGAAACCGTATTCTCTCAATTGAGTGGTCAGTTAAATGCAGAAAGAGTACTTGCCAAAAGCTTTCAGGGCTTATGCACCCGTTTGGTTAATAAAGTATTGGCATACAACCTCTGCATTGCATTAAACAGTATTTTCGGTGAAACCTGCGAACTTGGAAAAATCAAAGAACTGATATTCTAAAAAATTTGTTTATCAAAAAAACAGGGATTCTTTGCGGTTTTTACAAGTTTTTAAACGTTTTATTTGAAATAGCACAATAGGTTAAATTAAATGCGGTTGTACTATGTGACAACTTGACTAATTTTCACTCGAAAAACTCTGCCAATCCGGAAAAAACAATAAAAGCATTAGATGGGAATACGATAAAGGACTATATGCCCGATATTATTA